TACGAAGTACCATACAACGATTTGAATATGGAGCAGATGCTAGAGATACTCGAAAATCTTCTAAAATGTACGGGGTACTGCTTCACTGGTAACCTTCAGATAGTGGACGATAGTGTGGAGTTTAGCCATCTTTCGCCAGAGTACAAAGATGGGTATGATGAATTCGGAGTGAAACACGAAATGATAACTAAACAACAAGAACAATGAAAGAAGAACAATTAACAGCAGTAGAGTACATTAAAGAGAAATTAATGTGCGATGAGTATTGGTATGAAAAGATGACCTTTGACCAAATCTTTGAAAAAGCAAGGTCAATGGAGAAAAAGCAAATGGTAGATATGTACCAAAAGGGAATTGAAAACTATGGTTATATACCTAAACAACAAGGATAATGAAAACAGCAGTAGAATGGTTAATAAAAGAGTTAGATAATTACGGAAAAGGTATTAGTGAATATTTTAGTGAAGTTTCAATTTATAACCACGCAAGAAGAATGGAGAAGCAATCACACAAAGAAACTTGGGATATAGCACATCAAGCGGGTAGATTTGAAGGCAAAGGTATTGCAGAAGAAAATTGGCAAACATTTGAAGAGTATTGGGATGAAACCTTTTAAACAACAAGAACAATGATAAAAGAATTTGTACCTTATGAGTTGGCGGTTAAACTCAAAGCAATTGGATTTAATGAAGAATGTTTTGGTGCATACCATAATGAAAACTATTTAGACCTAGAGTCAGAGGAATATGATTATTCTTATGCCGTAAAAGCACCAATATTTTCACAAGCATTTAGATGGTTTAGGGAGAAAGGGTTTTTTGTCAGTTTTTCCACCCATAATTATAATAATCATGATTTCTATATTAAATGGTCAATGCCAGATAGCACCACTCTTTCAGAATCAATTCTTTCAGATGCTTATGATACTTATGAAGAAACAGAACTTGCTTGTCTTGAGAAAATAATTGAGATTGTAGAAACTAAACAACAAGAACAATGAAGAAACAAACTTGGATTGACACTTATCTCGGTAGATTTAAGTGGTATAGAAAATTAAGAAAAGGAACTTGGTATAAACGTTCGTTTAATGATAATGCTTACCAATTAAGGTTGATATCTTACTCTGATTACTGGACAAGATATGGTGGGAGAAGTAGTTATTGTGAAGTAATAGAAATTGAAACCTTTAAACAACAAGAACAATGATAAAAGAATCAAAGTACAAGTATCCTGTAGGAGACTTTTTAAGTGGATTTTCAGACGATGACACAAATCCATGTGACTATGAACTTGAATGCCAACGTATGGTAATCAAAGGAGTTGAATATTTTGATGATAATCAAGAAATGTTTAACATTATTAATGGTGGTGGCAAAAATGCATTTGATCCAGAACTTGAACCTCTTGTAAATCATATGATTGCAGGTGGTGATGGGCAAACTGGAGGTATGGTTGGTCATACTGTTAAGCATGCTTTTTATGCTAAGAAATTAGGATGGGATACTTACATCTCAGAACTTACTAAAAAAGATTAGTAATGGAACAAGTAATTAGAAAATCAATGCTCATACGTGAGAGTGGCAGAAGTACAGACTTTATATCACCAAGCTTTGGGCATGGTTGTCTATTTAACTGTACTTATTGTTACATGAAACGTCATAAACCTGAAGGATTAGACATTGCCAAGAATACCAGTGAGATTCTTACAGAAATTAATAATCATAGCTGGTTTTCTACTGTAGATAAACCTAATCAAACTCATGAGAAGTTTGTTACTTATGACATTTCATGTAATGAAGACTTCGCATTGCATCTTAAGTACCACAAATGGCAGTATATTTTTGACTTTTTTAAGCAAAGTGAAATTGCCATGGGTTCTTTTGCAACAAAGTATGTTAATGAAGAACTTTGTACGTACAATCCTGAAGGAAAGATACGTATAAGATTTTCATTGATGCCTCAAAAGTATGCAGATTTGCTAGAGCCAAACACCAGTAAAATCATTGATAGAATTAAAGCTATTAATGACTTTATTGAAGCAGGTTATGATGTTCATATCAATTTTTCACCTGTTATTGTAAAAGATGATTGGTTAGAACAATATAGAATGCTTTTTGAAGGTGTGGATGCTCTTGTAGATAGAAAGTACAAAGAACAAGTCAAAGCTGAGGTTATATTCTTAACACATAATCGTGATAAACACTTTTATAATTTAAAGAATAACTTGACAGGTGAAGACTTGCTATGGAATCCTTCTATTCAAGAAGATAAAGTATCTCAATATGGAGGATTGAATCTACGCTACAAGCATGGTTTGAAATCACAGTACATAGAAGAGTTCACAAACCTTCATGATGAAATTATTCCTTGGAATAAAATTAGATACATTTTTTAAAGATCTCATATGGAAAATTATCCTCAATGGCTAAATAATCTTATATACTTCTTTGCAGGTATTGGATTTGCTGGCGTAATGTTAATGTTTTTATGATTAGTGAATCAGAAAAAAAAATACAAGAATTTTTATTTGACAGGATGCTAGAAAGTAATCATGAGTATGGCATACGTTATATAAATAGTGATGTTTGTGTAACTTTTAAAAAAGTAGGCAATAAACTTACAACAAACTCTGATTGCTATGAAAAAATCAAAAAAATAGTATCAGAAGAATATTTTAACAAAACTTTTATTCCATTAGAAAATGCAAGATAAACAATTAGTTTACAACTCTGTGACATGTCAAGAGTGTAATGAAACTATTGTAAGTTATCACAGACATGATTACAAAACATGTTCTTGTCCTAACAACGCAATGGTAGATGGTGGCACTTCTTATTTAAGATATGGTGCAAAAGATATGACAAAAATAAAAATCTATGCTGTTTATGCAGATGATGATTTTGAACTTGTACGCAAGTATGCTACGCGTGGAGGAAGAGGCGTTGATGGTAAACAACCATTATCGTGGATTGCAATATGCGATATGAATGATAACTGGTTAGAAGCTGTATTAGATTATGGTGGACCAGACTGGCATTTAGATCTTATTAGAAAAGAAATTCAATACAGAAAAGAACATGGCATCAGCATTAAAGAAAATTAAACCACAAGAGTTCAGAGTAGCTCTTGGATTAGTAGACATAGGTGTAAATGAAAATACAGCAAGTATTATTCTTGACACAGTCTTGGCAATTGACAGAATGGGTTTACAATTTGATGTAAAATCTGCTGTTGAAATTCTTGTAAAACATCAAGAAGCAGCAAAAGAAAAATCAAAAAGAGAACAAGAACTCAAAATTCGTTACAGAACGCTTAGTGAACTTCATGAACCAAAGAGTCAGCACAAATTACACAAACAAATTGGTGTTGAAATGGAATCTATTATTAAAGAACTTGAAAATTTAAAGTAATGGAACCACATGATGAAGCTGAGTACATGTATATGATGCAAGCTGAAGCATATAAGCACGCTTTATGGCATGCTGAATCTGAAAAAGGATATGCAGAAGCTGAGCATTCAAGTTCTTACAACAACCAAATGGTTGAAGAACTTGTCAATTTAGAAGCTGGAATGGAATCTGTTAAAAGAAACATTGACTATTATCAAAACATCTATGATCAGATCCAAAATCAGCATCATCAATTAAAAGCTATGACAGCTCCAAACTATGGATTTAAAAAGGTTAAAGTACCTGTAGGTTATGAAACTTATATGTCAGACCTTACAACTCCATATGTATTACTAGAAAAAGCTATTGTAGAAGCATATCGCAAAGGTGGACATTATTCTGCTGAAGAATTTATCATTATGTGTAATCCTGATACTTTTAAAGAAATTGCTCAAGAAGTAATGAGTAACAGTTTTAGCAGTACAATGATTAATATTGATGCTGAAGCTAAGATATTTTATAAAGGCATGAGAGTTTTTAGAACTTACGAACTTCCACCAAATCAATTTATTGTAAGATAATTATGAAAAAAGTATTAATTGGACATGTTGGAGTTGATTCAGGTCAACTATTAATGTGTGATCCCTGCTACATTGATTCTCAATGGAAAAAAGAAGATTTTGAAGATATCAGAATCTATGAACATGTGACAACTAAAGAAAGACTACAATACAGAGTAGACTTTCCTCATTACGCCATTGAAATACCTAAATATGGTAAGACAATGAATGAATTAAATGAAACTGGTGAATGGAAAAAAGTTGATGTAAGCGATTCAACAGAACATTCTTTCAGTTACAATTCTTGCTGTCATGCTACATTGTCAAATGATGGACATGGTCAACTAAACTATGATCTTGGACATCCTGGTGTTGGAGTTGCATTTGCAACAGCATTTGGTGATGGCTATTATCCTGTATACGCAAAGTATGGCAGTGATGGAATATTAAAATCAGTAACAGTTGAATTTTAAGAACATGAAAGATTTAAAAATAGAAAAGAAACCATTCAGCGAAACAAAACATTATTCTGGTACTTACACTTGTGACTGTTCTCAGTGGGAAGATGAATATCAAGAAGAAGTTTATGAGTTTACTGTAGTAGTAACTCATGACAATGACAATCAATCTTATCATTTAGAAGAAATCATTTGGTTAGATAGACAACCACGTGATATAGATGCAGTTGATGATTACATTAATGAAAACTTTTTTGAACTAATTAACTAATGGAAGCAACTCTAAATCGCAGAAATCTTAGTGGAGTTTATATATTCCACAAGTTTGACAATGAAGAAAAGCGTGAACCAACATGCTTTGAAGATTGCCCAGAATCTAGACAAGATGAATGGTTAAATTCACTTGATCCTGAAGCAGTTAAAAATTTGGCTAAACACCTTGCCAACACTCTTAGAAAAATAGGTGATCATTTTGATATAATAACTCAAGAAGATGAGCATGAATAATTTACCAATTGATGAGTTTCTAGAAAAAATAGATTCTCCAGTACAACAATCTTTAGTAGAACAAAAATACCAATTCTCTCATTCTTATGAAGATGAAAAAGGTATTAAGAAACATGCAGCTGTTTATTTAGAAATGGATGTTTTACGTAAAACTTTTAAAGTTGTTCCAGGTGACGGCAGAACTGAATTTGGTTTTGTTACTGGTTCTCACAAATATAATATGTGGCGTGCAACAACACGTTGTATATCAGCAGCTATTGAATTTGCAGTTGAAACTTTAGAACTTGAAAACAATGAGTCATCCTTTACATCATAGTATTTCAAGCCAGAAAAAATGGGGTGGGCATGTAGATGACTACTTGCCCATTCACAACTGGTTTGACGAAACTAAAATGCACTACCCTGACATGCGTCATAGGGCATTAAGACATCACTCAGAAGGTATCTTCTTTTGTGAGCATGAATTTGGCACATATATCACTAACTCTGAAGGACGCATGGTTCCTGTAAGAGCAATTGGTGAACAACATTGTATGGAAGACCTTGGTTGGATTCCAACAATTAAAGATTACCTTGACCACATGGTTGTACAAGGCTGGATGTTTAAACCAGGTGATGGAAGAAAAATGTTAAAAGAAATGTCAAAAGACAAATCAGATTTTGTTAAACAAGAAAAACCACAATTGTTATGAGTGAAGAAAAAGATATTACAATCAAACAAATCCTTGATTGGTGTTTAAAAAAAACAGAAGAAGGATCTGAAGTTATCCTACAATGGGATGGTGGAGGAGATTCAGGATGGGTTCATCTTGAAGTAGATGGTGAAGACAGTAATGATCCTGAAGCAGAAAGACTAATAGACATGATGTATGATCAACTTGATTATGGTTCATGGGCTGGTGAGTTCTCTGCATCTGGTGAAGCTCCATTTGATCCTGAAACACAAATGTTTCAAGGTACTGACTATTATACAGAAACTGATACTGAAAGTGTAAAAACTAAAATTGAAATCAGAATTCCAAAACATATTCATTTTGATGATATTGATATCAATACTCAAGACGAAGAGTGTAATGTTGACGTAACTTTTGGTATTAGAAATGGTTTTGATCATCCTGAAACAGAAAGTGTAGCAAAACAATTATCAGAAATGATACAAGAAAAGATTGTAGAAGCTGCTAAACTGGACGTTGATGATGAAGATGAGATTGATGGATATTGGGGTAACTACCAAATATTTAGAACTGATTTTACTGAAGAAGGAAATGAAATTGTTTACATCTTAGAAGATGTTGAATACTCAAGACGTTCTACTACAGAAAATTATGTAGAAATTGATCTTAAACAACTTTTAGAAGACGAAACTGAATAATCATGAATTATCAAGACTTAAAGTACACAGTAGAGAACCAGCATGGTGTCTCTTATAAAAATGCGTTGATTCTTTGGAAAACAATGTACAAAGACTTCAATGCTTTTTTGACAAATGTAATCAGATATGATTCTATGAAAGATTTTGGTGATCATTGTGCTTCAGTCTGGAAAGACATTGAAGTTGCAACTGCCCAAGATGCTTTTGGACAAGAAAATCTAGAAATGCGTAGACTATTCTTCAAAGCTATTGGAATTGAAAAAATGTTTCAAGAACTTGAACCTTCTCTTGTAGCAGAAGAAACTATTGTGTTTAATAATGCTGTTTGGAATGAATCAGACAACAGTATGGATGTAAAAATCATTCATGACAAGTATGAATTATACTTGATCAAAGGTGATAAATTGTTTCCAGAAGAAAAATCTGATTGGCGTAGAGCTAATGCTGATATTTATGCTGTACGTTGTTGGTGTACAACAACAGGGCGTGAGTATTGGATTTATGTTCCAAGACATGTTGGTGAAAAGAAAGATGCAATTGAAGCAATTGCCTGGACTTTTCAATTAAACATTTCTGAACCTGAAGCATTGTATCGCCAAGGTGATATCATTATTGCAAAAGCAGGTGTAAATTCAAGAGAGTTGTCTCGTCCTTATCACATTGAAAAGGACATGTATCTTAAACTTTTAAAATCACAATCATGAGTTTATCAAAAACAAATTGTCACAACTGTGTTCACTCAAGAAGCAATTCTTTTGTGAACTCAGCTCATGTGCATTGCAAACTATACTGGTCATATTACAAAAAGAACAAATCTGCTCATCCAAAAGGTAGCGAACATGCTATAAAAAATGGATGGTGGGAGTTTCCTTATGATTATGATCCAGTATGGATGACAGAAGATTGTAAAGAGTATAAAGAAAAAGAACAATTACCTGAATCAAAATTGTAACATGGAAACAAAATCAGCAAAACGCGTGGTGTTAGCCACAGGAGAAGGAGCAAATACACATGCTCTAAACAGTAAAGTACCTGTTGAATATAGTGACATGGGAAATCAGACAATCAAAATGCATGTTAAAGAACAAGCTTTGATTACTCATGAAGAACATGGTACAATTGTGTTGAAACCAGGCACTTATTACAAAACAAATCAAGTGGAGTTTAATCCATTTAACAACACAGTTTCTTACGTTTTTGACTAGGAAATTGTGAAAAAATCACAAAAACAAGGGTTTAAGGTTGCAATTTGTGACCTTAAGCTCTGTTTTGTGTATTAAAATATTTTTTGTATTATTGCAATTAAAACTGACTATTATGAAAATAGAAATTTCTATGACAGAACTACTACTTATAGTAGATATGATCAAGAATGGCGTTGAACCAAAAACTGAACCATCAGATGAAGATTTAACTCTTCACTTTGTAACAGAAGATGATGAACCTGAAGAAATAGTTTTAAAAAGAAAACACAAGAAGAAAAAATAATGTCTTACAGAACACCTTCACCAATGATTATCACAGTAAAGCACTATGATAAAACATTAACAGCAGAACTTCCATGGGATTCTCCATTAGAAGAAATCTTTCAAGCAATACAAGGACTCCTTGTAGCAGATGGATTTCACAATGATGGTATTGAAAACTTTATAAAAGAACAAGCTGAAGAACTAAAAGATTTAGAAAAATACAAAAATAGCGATGATGAAAGTTAAAATCAAACGTTTACACAAAGATGCTGTAGTTCCTGTATATGCAAAACCAGGAGACGCTGGTTTAGATTTAGTAGCTACACACATCATTAGTTATGACAAAGAACAAGTTGTATATGGAACTGGACTTGCAGTAGAAATTCCAGAAGGATATGTAGGACTTGTATTCCCGCGCAGCTCAATACGCAAATATGAACAATACCTCAGCAATTCAGTTGGTGTTATTGATTCAGGTTATCGTGGAGAGATTCAAGCAACTTTTAACTCACGTTTTTACGCAGATGTAAAATACAAAGTAGGTGAAAAGATTGCACAATTAATCATCATGCCTTATCCTCACATTGACTTTGAAGAAGTTGATAAATTATCTGAAACTGAAAGAGGTGATGGAGGTCATGGCTCAACAGGTAATTAAATGATTTTTAAATTATTTTTAGAATTTAACTCAAGAAAATTTGGATTTGCTTTACTGCATGAAAAACAGTATGCTTCTTCTGAATTTAAACACAAGTTGTTTATACATTTCTTGTGGTTTGAAGTTGGAGTTAAATTTCTACAGTAAAACTTTTATTTATGAATATAAATAAAAACAGTGGTCAAGTTCAAATAATTGGACTATATGGCAGCGTATATTTATATACACATGATACAGCAAACACACTTGTAAGTGATGTCTATGATGCATTAAAAGTAGGTAAAAGATGGGATGACCCTGATTACTTATCTAAAATGATTTTCTGTAGAATGTTACCATTAGAATGTTGGTTGGAAGATAAAGGTTTTGGAATTGGTACTCAATTGTACAATGATGTAAATTTACTTATAACAGTCAATACTGTTCAGCAAACAATAACAATACATTCAATGGAAGATAAGTATGACAAAATCATGCTTACTTTTGAAGACTTTATTGAATCATATGCTAATAAAGCAAGTTTCTAAAAAAATCATAGCAATATAGTACTATTTTAATTTTAAATATTTATCTTTACATATTCAATGTTCTGAGAAAAATTGTATTTTAGTGGCAGATAATAAACACTGACACTCAAATGCTATATCAATTGCCAAATGGTAAATGTATAGAAATCTCAATTGAGCAATATTTGAGGATGACAGATGATGAATTAAACATGTATGTTGCCTTTAACTATGGTGAAGAAGTTAATGATCCTTTTGCTTTAAGCGTTTTAAAATATGGAAACGCATCTGAAAAAGAAGAAATTATTGATGAAGACTCAATTATAGAAGAGGAAGAATACGTAGAAGATTTAACAGATGTACTTCCTGAAGAAAAGCTTTATGATGATGAATACATTGACTACGACAACTTAGAACAGTAACCTTATTTAATAAGAATGCTGCAACCAAAATTAAAAACATGCTCAGCTTGTGGTGAAGACAAAGTAATATGGAAGAATCATGAGGGTGAAAAGTTCTGCAAAGATTGCTGGAACAGACAATCCCCAGTGAAATATCCAAAGAAGACAGGAATATTAAAACTGACTTCTGACAAAAAGAAACCTTTGGACTTACTTTATAGCAAGATGAGAAAGGAATTCTTGTCTAAACCTGAAAACTCCACATGTTTTGCAAAGCTCCCTGGATGTCTCAATTCCATGGCAGAAAATCTCACAATACATCATACAAAAGGACGTGGAAGATACTATCTTGATAGTACTACATGGATTCCTTTGTGCATGACATGTCATCAATGGGTAGAAGAGCACCCTGCGCAAGCAAAAGAACTCAATTTGTCACAATCTAGATTATAAAAAAAGAAGAAAATGAAAAAATTCATTGGTTATTACATCATTGGTGCAAACACACAAGAAGACGCACAAAATGAAAAAGGTTTAATGCTTTGGTCTCCAAACAAACCAAACGCACTTAAACGTTGGTTAAATGAAACATTGTTAGGTATCTACTGGGTAGACAAAGACAGAATTGTTGGTGGTCAAGACAAAGGTAAAACTATGCAAGCACAAGATCAACCTGTAGAACTTGCAAAAGTTAAAGATGATAAATCTGTTGTTGCAGAAGTAGAAAAACCTAAGTTACAAGAAGCTCCAAGAAAGCCAAGGCAAACTCCTAGAGTAAAACCAAACAAGTAATGAGCGACACAATTGAATTAACCAAGAGAGAGTTGATTCAACAGGAAGCTTTGACCGCATCTGCCTCCCATTACAGATGTGGTCTTGGCATTTCCATGGGTGTAGGTAAAACATTAATTGGTTTACGTCACATGGAAAAAGAGTTTCCAAATTTAAAAACCAGATTTCTGGTAGTAGCTCCAAAAGTTTCAATCTTTGAAAGCTGGAAAGATGATGCTAAAAAGTTTGGACTAGAATACTTGTTGGATTATATTGACTTCACAACGTACATATCATTAAGTAAAAGAACAAGAGATTATGATGTCATCTATTTAGATGAATGTCACAGTCTTCTTTTTACTCATGATTACTATTTGGCTACATATACAGGTAAGATTCTTGGTTTAAGTGGTACTCCACCACGTTACAAGAACTCTGAAAAAGGTGAGATGGTTAACAGATACTGTCCCATTGTTTACACTTACATTACAGATGACGCTGTAGATGATAAAATTCTTAATGATTACAAAATCTTAGTACACAGGATTCCATTATCCAATGCAAAGACACACAGAGTAGAAACCAAAAAAGGTGGATTCTTTATGACGTCTGAGTCTCAGAACTATGATTACTGGTGTGGAAGACTTGCTTCTGCTACTAATCCTGCACAGACTAAAATCTTTAGGATTATGAGAATGCAAGCTCTAATGCAATTTAGATCTAAAGAAAAATACGCCAGAGAATTGTTAAATATGATGCATGAAAAATGCCTAGTATTCTGTAATACTACTGATCAAGCTGATAGAATATCTGTAAATAGATACCATAGCAAAAACTCTATGAGTGAAGATGCTTTGTTAGCTTTTAAAGAAGGGAAAATAGATGAACTTACATGTGTTCAACAATTGAATGAGGGTATCAACATTCCTGATCTAAAGTATGGTATTATACTTCATGCATATTCTAATGAAAGAAAAGCTAGTCAAAGAATAGGACGTTTATTGCGTTTGAATCCTGATGATAAAGCTGTAATTCATATTCTTATGTATGGTAACACTGTAGATGAAGATTGGGTACAAGATGCATTAAGAGATCTAGACCCTGAAAAAATAGTTTACACAGATCCTATTAATTAATTATGCACAATACAATAGTTAAATTCATCAAGAAAGATGGACAACTTGTTCCCGCGTCTGAATCTGATGCGGGCAAGTTGAAACTTTTTGCAATGTCTTTGAAAGAAGGGACAAACATAGAAGTTTACATGTCCATGACAAACAACGTTGACAAAACTGCTGGGCAACTTGCAAAAGCTCATGCATTAATTAGAGAACTTGCTGCTTTTACTGGTCACACTTTTGAAGAAATGAAAGATGTTATAAAAGAAAAAGCTGGTCTGTATGTTATTACAGGAACCAGCTCATCTGATAAACAATTAAAAAGTTTTGGTGATTGTTCTAAGGAAGAATTATCTGCTGCTATTGAAACCTGCATTGAAGTAGGTCACATGTTTGGTTGCAACTTATATTAATCTTCAGTTTCTCCAATAAGCTTTTGGGCTTCTTCTAAAGTAACTTTTTGAACAAATCCTTGTTCTTGTGCTTTAGATTCAAATTCTCTACAAAGAATTAAGATTGTCTCATAGTGACCAACCCATTCTTCTGTAATGTTTTGGTCTTTTATTTGGTTATGTGCATCCTGCATTTGTTCAGGAGTCTTACCTTTTACAAAAAAACCAACAATTGCTTGAATCTTTTGATAGTATCCTGTACTCATCTTAATTTCAACAATTGCACTTGGCATAATAACCTCAACCATTGACGGTAGGTTTTCAGCACTTTCATTAGTTTGATTTACTTCAGACATGTTGTGTAGTTTAATTTCAACAAAAATAAACAAATAATTCAAAGTATCAAAAAAATGGCAGAAAAAATTGTTATTGATCCAAAAGATATCAGTTTTAAGCTGGCAGAATCATTAAAATTATCAGGTTGGCATAATGTCCTAAAAGGATTTTTGCTGTCTGAAGATTTTGAAAAGGTCATCTTGGCTTTAAAAGATCAGGTAGAAAATGATAAACGTTTTACACCTCCTTTAAAACAAGTATTTAGATCTTTTCAGGAATGTCCTGCTAATGACTTAAAAGTGGTATTTATAGGGCAAGATCCCTATCCACAATTAAATGTGGCAGATGGTATTTCTTTTTCTTGTGGTAACACAATGAAAAAAGAAGCATCTCTACGTTATATCCATAACGCAATTGCAAAAACTGTTTATCAAGACAAAGTACAAGCAAAAGATTTATCTGCAGATTTAACTCCATGGGCTAATCAAGGTATTCTAATGCTAAATACTTCTCTTACAACAGAAATTGGCAAGATTGGCAAACATTTTAGTATATGGGAACCCTTTACTAATTATGTACTTGACATGATAAACTCTATGGATAAGTCAGTCATTTTTGTTTTCTTAGGAAAGAAAGCGCAAGAGTATGAAGAACTAATTTCTGACAAACATGTTAAACTATATGCAACTCATCCTGCATCTGCTGCATATCAAAAGCAACAAGAGTGGGATTGTAATGATATATTTAACAAAATCAATGAAGAAATTACTAAAATGGATGGTAAAAATATCATTTGGTGATTTGCAAATTGAGAATGTTTTTGTATATTTGTAACTCAATCGCAAACGCTTAACGCAACGTACATGTTTAATTCAAAGTCAGGATTATCTGCAGAAAGATCTGTGGCTGATCAAGGTGCTGGTGACGCACCTAAAACAACTTCACCACCTGTCTCTTATAGCAATCCTGCTACAAAACCAGCCAATCACCCACCTCATAGTAAAATATGGAAACGTTATGGTGATCTTATGGCAGAAGGCGTTAACTATTTAGAACAACGCAAGTCAGGACGCGCTACATCACTCAAAACTCAATGGAGTGGTTTTAACAAAATTGGTCTTAATGGATTAGAATGGCAATCACTTTATGTAGTTGGTGCTAGACCTGGTGTTGGTAAAACACTTTTTGCATCTTCTATTACAAGAGATTTGCAAAGATTAAATCCAGAACAAGATTTCTCTGTATTACATTTTCAATTTGAGATGCTTGGTAGAAACATGGCAATTAGAGAATTATCAAATGCCTCTAATCTAAATGTTAGATACATTCAGTCTGCTCAAGATGATGGATTACCACCATTATCAGAAACTGATTTCAAAAAACTTGCAGAATATGCAGGTAAGCAATCAGATAGGCAAGAGTATGTAGTTGATACTGCTACTAATGTTGCTCAAATGCAAGAGATAATTGAGAAGTTTTATCATGAGACTAAAAAACCATTTATTGTTACATTGGATCATACCCTTTTAATAAAGCAAGGTGCTTCTGAAACAAGCAAGCAACAAACTTTAGAGAAGTTGGCTACTATGATGACAATGATAAAAAATAGGTATCCTGTTATTTTTATTGTATTGACACAGTTAAATCGTGACATTGACAATGCTGAACGTCAAATTCCTGGAAAGTTATCTAACTATCCTACAGAAGCTGATGTATTTGGCAGTGACTCTTTGTTACAATGTGCTGATGTAATGATTGCAATGAATAGACCTGCTAAATATAACATTAGTTTGTATGGTCCTAATCAGTATATTATTGAACCATCTATGGAAAATCACCTTGCTCTTCATGTATTGAAGAATCGTTTTGGTGATGTTAGTGTGCAATGGTATTACGCAAACTATAAAGTAATGGGATTGGAAGAAGTTCCAGCACCTAGAATGAAACCAAAAAGAACAACTTAATAATTTAAAACGCAAACGCAAATGAGTAACGCAACAGACAAACCTAAAAAGCATATCTCTGAGATCACTGCTGATTACAAGCCTTTCTGGCAACCACTATTTAAGGATTTGGCAATTGACAATCCTACTTTTGGAGCTAAACTTTGCTACATGGGCAAAGAATTTAGTAATGATGGCACACGCGAAGCATGTGTTAGATTTTTTCCTAGTGAACTTAATAGTGGAAATGACTATTACACTGAACTATTTGACTGGGATCAGTATTATTTTACCCCAAATCATAGAACTTTGTACAAACTTCCTCACAATCCTCATTGGAAAAGTGAACCTGAGAAGTATGTAGAAATTCCATCTGACAAACTACCTACATCAACATATGCTGTTAGGTTGAGCGATCTTGAGATTGTAAACAAAAGTGATGTTACAGCTATTATTCCAACAGTTCATAAAGAATCTGCTCCTGGAATGTTTAAGTCTTCTAACAGCAGTTTGTTTGACAATTTAGAAGATCCATTTAATGAACAGTCTTTTGACGAGGCTTTTGCAGAAAAAGAAGACAACCACTATACATCATTGACAATAAGAGATATTTATTGTATGATACAAAATGTGCCAATGTCTAACAAAAAATGGTTAAATCAATTAATTTCTAAAAACAAGTAAACAAAATGGCAGAATCAACTGAGTTTGTCCTTCCTACTAAAATTGTGAAGGCAACAACAAAAAGTCCAAAGAACATGATTATCTTCAGTAAGCCTAAAGTTGGAAAAACAACTTTGCTGGCCCAACTTGATAACTGTTTGATTATTGACTTGGAAAATGGTACTGACTATGTAGATGCTCTTAAGGTCAAAGCAAACAGCGTTGCTGATATTGCCAAGATTGGTAAAGCAATTACAGATGCAGGAAAACCTTACAAGTTTATTGCTGTAGACACAATCACAGCATTGGAAGAAATGTGTATTCCATATGCAGAAGAGCTTTATTCTAAAAGTGCAATGGGTAAATCATGGTTTACCAAAGGCAAAGCAGAATATGGTTCTATTTTAAACATGGCAAATGGTGCTGGTTATCCTTGGTTACGTCAAGCATTTGAGAAAATTGTTGACTACATCAAGACACTTGCTCCACATGTTATTCTTGTAGGGCACATTAAAGATACACTTCTTGAAAAGAATGGTGCAGAATTTAATTCTCTTGACCTTGACTTGACAGGTAAGTTGAAACGTATCACAACTTCTAACTCAGATGCTATTGGATATTTATATCGCAAAGGAAATCAGAACATCTTAAGTTTTAAAACTGCAGATGAGATTGCTTGTGGCGCACGTCCAGAACATTTGAGAAACGCAGAGATTGTAGTTTCTGAAGTAAACGCTGATGGTTCTGTCACTACCTCATGGGACAAAATATTCATTGACTAATTAATAACAAGTAAACAATTAAAATCAAATAAATATGTTTAAATCTAGTAATTTCAACCCAAACGCAGGTGCAAATGCACCAAAAATCCTAACTCCAGGTACACATGTATGTCGTATTGTAGACATTAAGCTTGACGCACCAGCTTACAAAAAAGATGCGTATTTTGTAGTTGTAACTTTAGAAGGTCCTGAGCGTCCTGATTTTGTTGGACTACCTATTGACAAAATGAATCCTGCACTAGGAAACTACAAAGGACAGATTGGTAATGTACGCAATGGACGTTACCCTTTTAGTGACTACACTTACAATGGTACAGAAATCAAACGTGATGAGCAAATCTTCCGTTGGATTAACAACTTGGCTAAACAACTTAATGTGTTTAACGCAATGAATGCTGGTGACGGTATCTCTGCTGCAACAATTGAAGAGTATGTAGAAGCAGTACGTAGCTTTATTTTGAAGAATGGTCCATTTGCTAGTTTTACTATTGGTGGTCAAGAATACTTTACTGAAGGTTATGACAAAGCTAACTACCGTTTATTCTTCCCTAAACAAGAAGGTAAAGACTTCCCTTACTCTGTATTGGAAGATGCTGAAGGTAACATGATAAACTTTATTCAGTATGATGCTGCTAAACACATCATTGTAAAAACTGAAGAAGTTGCTGCTCCAGTAACTGAGTTTGGTGGACAATCTGCAAATGACATGTTTTCTGTAACAGGTACAAGTACTACATCAACTCTTAACGGGTTTCCTGGAACTACTGTGACAAACACAGCAGCATTTCCAGAAATGGAAGTTACATCTAGCGTCCCTGAAGGATTGAATTTGTAATATCTGAGTTGTTCTATACATAATTAAGGGGAGGACTTTGGTTCTCCCTTTTTTTTTATACTTTTGTAAACTATGTTTTCATCCAAACACTACATAACAGATATCAATACAATACCATCTGCTTGGATATTTGAAAACTATCTTGGTCTACCACAAAAATTAACAGGTCAAAGTGTAAGAATTAATAGTCTTTTTAATCTGAATGACAAAACACCTTCCATGTACATATACTACAATGCTGATAATAAGGTATATAAGTATAAATGTTTTTCCACTGGAAAAGGTGGAGGTGCAATAGATTTAATGATGCACATGTGGAATCTCAGTTTTGCTGATGCTTCTCACAGAGTGATTAAAGACTATGTTGACTACGTAAAAACTGGTAAGATATGTGAAACAAACATAACTCAACATTCTAAATGGAAAGTTGATAAATGGAGAACCAGAGGTTGGAATGAAAATGACGCTAAGTTTTGGTCTGCATATAATATATCAAGTAAAATTCTAAATAATTACAATGTAATTCCTTTGGATAGATATACAATGCAAAAAGTATTGAATGACAATGAAATAGAAGATGAATTCACAGTGGTAAGTAAGTATGTATATGGTTATTTTACAAGTGATGGCGTCCTCTATAAAATCTACCAACCAATGAATAGAGAACGCAAGTTTATTAAAATTTGTGATTATATTCAAGGTTATGATCAGTTAGAAAAGAAACCAATTATTGTGATTGCTTCTTCACTAAAAGATTGTATGGCAATTAAAAGTATGGGCTTAAACATTGATGTTATAGCACCAGACAGTGAGAACAGCATGCTACATCCAGATGTTATCTTTGAACTTAAAGAAGAATATCAATCTGTTGTTACTATTTTTGACAGCGATGATGCTGGAATTAAAGCAATGAAAGCTTATGAAGAAAAGTATAAGCTACCATTTTGCTATTTACCATTAGAAAAAGACATTGCTGACATTGTCAAACAACATGGTATTAAAAAAGCAATATATGAGTTTGTTCCAAAGCTTGATAATGCTTGTGACAAATATGCAAAATTGCATTCAGATGATGATTAATTTCATTATTTTTGTAGAACTTAACACTTTATTTTATGACAAACTGGTATTATCCTTCTCTTAAGAAGAAGGTATTAAAAGTTGAAGACATCCCAAATCATGAGGAAGTCATTGGTTTTATATACAGAATAACCAACTTAAAAACTGGTAAGTTTTACATTGGCCAAAAGAGTCTTTACCATAAGCGTAAGACTAGGATCTCCAAAAGAGAAAAAACACAAACAGGTACTAGAAAAATATTCAAGCAAACAGTCAAAGAATCTGATTGGATGACCTACTATGGTTCATCTGTAGATTTAAAAGAAGATGTAACTAGAATGGGACCTGAAAATTTCAAAAGAGAAATCTTGGAAGTATGTTGTACTAAAAAGTATTTAAACTATTGTGAACTTTCACATCAAGTAAAAAATGATGTGCTTAAAGCAAACACATACAATGGTAATATTTTAGGTAGATACTTTACAAGAGATATGGAAAATTGTAAATGTTAAAAAAATGGCAGTAGCTAGATTTACCACAGATGTTGCATTCGCAGAACGTATGCAAAAAGAAGAAGCGTTTTTTTCAAAGCCCTTCTTATTATCCTATTCAGGACTTAACAAATTATTGTTTAGCCCTGCTTTATTTTACAGTCACTATGTTTTAGGTCAAAGAGAAGACACTGAAGACAAGAACATGGTGGAAGGTAAACTTATTCATTGTCTATTACTCAAACCTGAATCGTTTGATGAAGAGTTTGTTCTAAGTGCAGTAAACACACCAAGTGATAACCCTAAAAAGTTATTGCAAACTTTATTTGCACATTATAAAGAACTAAAAAGTTCTGGAGATACAAGAGAAGAATTGCATGAATTTAATCCTGCAATCCTTGACATTCTAACAGACATGAACCTTTACCAATCTTTAAAGACTGATGCACAACGCCTTGATAAAATTATTACTGAGGACCACGTTGCTTATTGGGAATACATGAAGAAAGCTGAAGGACGTACTGTTATTGATCATGACACACATACTTTTGCGACTTCTGTAGTTGACAAAATTAAAAGTAAACCTAACGTCATGGATGTTATGGGATTCTTTGGTGATAGCTTTAATGGTATTACCAAACAAAATGAAATTGAACTTGCAATGTTTGATGAAAACTTCTTATTTGGTTTCAGAGGATTTATTGACAATCTAGTATTTGATAGTAATGCTAAAGAAATTAGAGTTAATGACTTGAAGAAAACTTCTAAAGACATTGGTTCTTTTACAGACAGCATTGAGTATTATCGTTACTGGATGCAAGCAGCAATGTACTATAAGATGGTTGAGCATGTTTATTTAAGCAAAGCTGAATATGCAGACTACAAAATATCTTTTAGATTTGTTGTTGTTGATCCTTATATGCAAATTGCACCAATCAGAGTATCAGATGATACAATGAAAGAGTGGTTAGTTAAAACAGATGAGATGCTTAACAGAGCTAATTTTCATTTTGAAAATAAATCTTTTGAGCTTCCTTATGAATTTTTAGTCAACGGTGAAATAGTACTATGATATCACAGATATACAACAAGTATTTCCAAAAGTCTATGACTTTCTTGTATCCATTATTAGGATTCAAAAAAGACAAACATCAGCGTCCTCTCCAGACATATTTGTCTTGGAGTGGGACAGCTTATGATGCCTCTTCCAGAAAACTAATTTGTGTGTATGAGATAAAAAATACTGAAGACTGGAAAGTATTTGAAAGAGAATACTTAATCACACACAAAATGTTAGACATGTGTGTGCCTCTTGACAATAACAAGATTGTATATATCTTTGATTTTAACTCTATGGCAAGTGACTATGATGCTTTTCTTTCAGGAAAGTATTCAGAGCTATCTCCTTTTGTAAAGAAAGCTCTCACTGACTATTATGGAGTACACACCCCTGAGTGGGTTTACATTGAATCATTCTTGTTCCCTACCAAATACTTTAAACAATACGCTCAGATACTAGATGTAGAAGAAGAGTTTATTAAAAGTGTTGGTGAACTTTGTGATCATTATGATAAGCAAAAAGAATGCTTTATGGAAGAATGCCCTGATGGGTTAGAATGGATTAATTAAAACTTTAAATACTAATAAAAACCAAATGCAAAAAGAAACCAAATGTATGTTTGTGTATAGCACAGACTGGTATGGACGCAAAAGCTTCCGTATGATGCCAATGTCACATGAATGCCCATTTAATGAGGTAATTTATGATCCTAACACAAGAGTTCTTGCTGTTATCAGTAAGGATAAAAAAGACAAACCTCAAATGTTACCTAAGTTATCAGACAAAGGTCAAGTAATTCAATTAAGAGGCGCTGAAGGTCAACAAATTGTTGAAGAACGCAGAATCATGGAGACTTATTATGAGTACTACATTGATAACAAAACAGATATTGAAAAATTTATCTTGACTTTTGCAGTAAACAGTGATCATGAAGCATTGAATATTATCAATGAACCTATTGACCTAACAACAGAAACACCCATGTAATGAATAGACAGCGTAAATTTTGGATAATGGACTATGAAACCATTGTCAATTGTTTTATTGCTGTTTTTCGCTCTTATGATTCTGATGAACAACACATATTTGTTATTGGTAAACACCGTAATGATATTCACTTGTACATCAAGTTTTTATTAGAGAATCAACAGAATAAAGATTGGCATTTTGGTTACAACAATCTTGCGTTTGACGCGCAAATTACTGAGCATATACTTGAAAACTTAGAATTCTATTCTTCCAGAGATGGTGAAGAGATTGCTGGTAGAATATATGCTTATGTAAAAACTATTATTGACAAATCAAATAAAGGTGAATTTCTTGATTATCCAGAATTTAGACTGACTATTCCATGCCTTGACATTTTTAAGTTAAATCACTGGGACAGTAATGCAAAACGTACTTCTCTTAAATGGGTTCAGTTCTCTATGGACTGGCACAATGTAGAAGAAATGCCTCACCCTCACGGGGAGAGAGTTGAAGACCAAGCTACTTTAGATATGGTAATCAACTATTGTATTAATGACGTGTTATCTACCAAACAGATTTTTACACTTAGAAATCCTAAAGGTGAACAGATAATGGCTAGTCAGATAAACTTAAGAGCTGAGTTAAGTTCTGAGTATGAACTATCCTTACACAGTGCTAGTGAGCCAAGAATTAGCAAAGAGATGTTTTTGCACTTCTTAAGCGAAAAGCTGAGTAAGAATAAGAAGGAAATCAAAGTGATGAAAACAGAAAGGGAAACTGTAACTGTTAGAGATATCATATTACCTTCTGTAAAGTTTCATACACCTGAGTTTAATGCTGTACACAACTGGTTTAAAAGCCTTGTTGTAGATACTGCAATTGATTCTGAAAAGGAAGAATCTGGTCCTAAGTATAGGATGAATTACAAAAACACACCTACTGATTATGGTTTAGGTGGTTTGCATGGCTGTACCAAGTCTGGTATTTATGAAGCAGGTAATGGAAAGAAGATATTAAGTGCAGATGTTACTTCATTCTATCCTAACCTAGCTATTAAAAATGGATGGTCTCCAGCTCACATACCTAAACATGATTTCTGTGAACTGTATGAATGGTTCTTTGAAGAACGCAAGAAGTACCCAAAATCTTCTCCACTAAACTATCTGTTCAAGATTATTCTAAACTCAACTTATGGTTTAAGTAAGAATAAATATTCTTTTCTTTATGATCCAGAGTTTACTTTTAGAATTACAATCAATGGTCAGTTGTTGTTAAGTATGCTTTATGAAATGATTGCTACTAGAATTCCTACAGCAATTCCTCTGATGCAGAATACAGATGGTTTAGAATTTCTTGTAGATGATGAGCATGAAGCCAGATTTTATGAGATTTGTAAAGAATGGGAAGAACTTACACAGCTTCAACTTGAAACTGTAGAGTATCAGAAAATGATCATTGGTGATGTAAACAACTATATAGCAGTTTACAAAGATGGCAAGACTAAATGCAAAGGACGTTTTGAATTTGAGGAGTTACCTCTTCATAAGAACAAGTCTTTGTTGATTATCTCCAAAGCTTGGTACGCATATTTTGTACATGGAAAAGACCCTGTTGAATTCTTGAAAGAGAACCGCAACATCTTTGACTATTGTGCTGGTGCAAAACTAAGAGGAAACTGGTACTTTGAAGAAAGAGGTATTAAGAACAATGAATATGTAGCAACAAAGCTGCAGAAGCTTGTGCGTTACTATATCTCTGAGAAAGGTATTAAGATAATCAAATGTAACCCAGATGGCAGGGAAATTCAACTGGAAAGTGGTAAAACACTCCAGACACTCTTCAATAAGTTTGAAGATAAAAAATGGGAAGACTACAATATAGATGAAAAATTCTATCTAGATAAGATCTATGAAGAAATTAAAAAGATAGAAAGCACATCGCTTGTACTTCCTTCTCACAATCAAGTTAATCAACTTACACTCTTTTAAAATGAAAAGAACAATAAACGGAATGAATGCTTATTCCAGAATGATTGGAGCAGCTTTGCCTGCAAAAACTGACACATACACGCCTATTGCTCACAGTAATGTGATTAATAGAGTGCGTTCTGAAATCACAAATGCTGGTTTCATTATTACAGGTGAAGAGTATCGTTGTTCAAACGATGCTCAGGTAGCCATAGGAACCTTCAGAATGAATTATAAAGCTGATCCAGACATTGAGTTGTCTGCCAACTTTTTAAACTCTTACAACAAGCAATACGCCTTTCGCTTTAACCTTGGTGGTTTAGTAAAAGTATGCAACAATGGTATGATGCTAAACAATAACAAGTTTGGTGCGTACAAACGCGTGCATAAAGGTGCTGCTGATTTATTAGCTGAAGGTAAAATTGCAGACTTTATTAAAGATTCTGAAGTGTACTGGGAAAATCTAGTAGAGCATAAAGATAAAATGAAGGACGTATTATTGACAAGCACAACTCAACATGATTTGTTAGGTGAATTGTTTTTCAAACGTAAAATTTTGAACACAATGCAGCTTAACCAAATACGTTCTGAGATGGAAAAGCCAACTTTTGAGTACAAGGTTGACAATGATTCTGCATGGGCACTTTATAATCACATTACATTGTCCCTAAAAGATTCACATCCTGCAACCTGGATGGACGACCAGACTGCGGTGCATGAGGTTTTTGCAAACATGCTAGGATTAGAAACTGAAGATATTGAAGACCCAACTGACATTGAAGTTGACTACACTGTGGAGTCATCTGAAGTTGAGCCTGATGTATTTTTAGTTGAAGAAGTAGAAGAACTACATCCTTTTTAATTGTTAAGATAGTTACAGGGGGACATTGAGACGTCCCTCTGTTTACTATTTACTATTAACAGTAAACTATAAACTTATGACTGATATAATTAAAGATGCCTACTTGAAAGTTAGAAACAGAAAGCCAGGCGTAAACAAAGTGTTACTTCTCAGAAGATACTTGAGAATGAAGTACCGTCTTCACATCTCTAGATCAAGCCTTATCAGCAGACTTAAAACCTGGAAAACAGAAAAAATATGAAAAATCTAATTGGAATCTCTGGCAAAATAGGATCTGGTAAAGATACTTTTGCTGAAATTATTAGACTGCTTATTGCAGCACCTTACATGACAAATCAAACTGTTGAGCATTATTTGCATAACCCTAATCCATATGTTACAAAAACTGACTGGGTTATTAAAAAGTTTGCAAACAAGCTTAAAGAAATTGCTTCTATTTTATGTGGAGTTCCTGCATATAAGTTTGAGGATCAAGAGTTTAAGAAAACTATGATGGGACCTGAATGGAATATGACATACAGAGAATTCCTTCAAAAGTTAGGTACAGACGCTATGAGAAATGGCTTGCATACTGATACTTGGGTAAACGCAACATTTGCAAATTTTAATGCATCTTCAAGATGGTTAATAACAGATGTACGTTTTCCAAATGAAGCTGCTGCTGTACTAGACAAAGGAGGTATTCTTGTACGCCTTGAAAGAAATTCTGATACAGGTGATCATCCTTCTGAAACAGCCCTTGATGATTTTGACTTTCCAATTGTTATTAAAAACACTGGAACATTGTCTGAACTTATTGATAAGGCCAGAGAGTTGTGTAATGAATTAAATTTGTTAAATGATATAGAAGAATATCCTCCACATACTGAAGGTTTCTTTTAAAAAGCTAAGTGTTATGTATAATAAAAACAAATTATATTTGGTTTTAGACCAAAAAAATGACAATGTAGAATATACAATTCATGTTCCAGAAGATGAAGACATGTATGTTCTAAGACGTTCTTCTAGTAGTACATGGTCAGAACATGTAAGAGATGAAGTAATACTTACAATTTTAGACTCAGGTAATGGCTTAAAAATCAAGTGGGAAACAAAGCCAGATAAGGTCCTAGATTACTCTCAAGTTGTTGAGCTGACTATTATGCTTAATTTTGTAAATAACGTCTCCAGAATGCCTGATAAGTACAACATTGTGGATTCTGATGACATAGTTGAAGTAATGTAAACGAAAATCCCCCTGAAAAGGGGGACTTTCTAACAGAAGAAGAAACCAACTAAACTATTAAGTATAGCTTTTTTTATATTTTATGATAAGCTTTTCAGCATTTCAATCATTTTAGGGTGGGGATAGATGTCTACCTTATCCTTTCTTACAGAATTATGAGTGTAAACTCCAGGTTCACCAGACAAAGCTCTTTTACTGATGTCCCAAATGTCTTCATTATAAGATAAGGGAATTTTGTAAGTTTCCTTCCATAAAAGTAATAATTCTTTTACACTAGCAATCTGTGCGTCTGTATAGTTATGGTAGTATTTGAATCCTTTGTAAGGTTTTTCAAGTGTACAAACCTCACTAGCAGGCACTTCTCTATTTACATAGTTGTAAAACTTACCGTCTTTTAATGTTAACTGTCCCCAGTTACAAATCTCAATACCAATTGATATCTTATCTATGCTCTGATACTTAACGCCAGCTTTTGTAAACACATCTTGTTTTAATCCCAGGTGATATGCCCAATATTTAGAGCTAAAACCCTGTACAATTTGACCATCTACACAATTCTTACCTATACCAGAAATAGAAACGCATGTTGCAATTCTTTCAGAGTTTGATGACCATCCTAAAAACACAGCTTCACCACTTGCATTACCTGCAGTGTGATGTAAATAGATTTGTTTCTTTGGATGCTCTTCCTGAAAGTATTGACTTATTGGAAAAGCTACTTGTTTAATATTCATTATATCTCTGTTTTATCTTCAGACCTTTTACCAAAAGTAAACTTGTCCAAACTTGTTAAACCTAAACAACCAAACGCTAATAAAGCTACACTTTCAATAAGTGTAGGAGATATTGTGTTATTTGTTTTTGTGAATAAACTATAAGCTAGTGTAAAACAAAGTGTAATAGAACACATTATTCCAACAACACGCTTAGAACTAACAGATCCTTTTTCATCTGAAAGCATTGACTTAAAAAATCCTAATAAGTTTTTCATTTTAATTTGATTTTCCAGTATGAAGAAACGCCAAAGTAAGGTTGCAAATTTTGTGAGATACCTGTTTGTATTCCATAAATTTGATCCTTTTTAGTTTTGTAAAGTAAACCTACTTGAAGATTAGCTAACTCAAGACTTTTGTTTATAGAAATTCCACCTCCTATATACAACTGCCTGCGTTGTTCTTGTTGTACATATCCTGTAACTGTAGGTATTTTATAATTATGCTGATAGAACCTAGACTTTAAAGCGTTGTACTGAAGTGTATCTGTTATGACAATAAATCCAAGAGTATCCACTTGTACTGAATCACGATATATATTTCTGACGCCATAGTTTTTAGCTAGATTTTCAAATTGTAATTTAAGATTGGCATAATTAGCATCTGGAATAAAAATACTATCTCCTGGTAAAGGAACAGTATCTCTTACAATAAAAGGTACTTTTTTAACCTGAGTTTTGACAACATTTTTCCAAACTGTGTCATACACTACTTTATCTTTACCTGGAACAAATACTTTTCCTGGTGAGCTACATGATCTCTGTAAAAGTATAATGCACACTAGTACAGCAATCACAATTAAATATATACGTTGGTTCATTTGGTTTGTTTTAAGTTACTACTTCTTCTTTGGTACTAGCTCGTACTCCTCATCTTTTATCATTGCTGATACTTTCTCTTCTGATTTTGCTGGAGGAACTGACTTTGAAGGTGCACTTATAGGTGTAAGTACATACGTTTTTAATAGCTTGACATCATCTTCAAGCTGTTCAATTTTCACCCTATCTGCGCTTTGCTGTGTAAGCAAAAGTTTTACGTCAGAACGCATTTCTGTTACATCTCTCCAGAGTAACATGCCTACAAGGCCAATTAGAGCAGGACTAGCCCACTCCTTAAGGATGCTAATAACCTGTTCTTTAGGGTATTCTGTTTTATTTGTGCTCATTTTATGTAAGAATATAAGTTTTCATAAGATAAATTATACCCCTACCTCTCTCATATATAATATACAGAATAATTCAGAAATCACAAAAGAATCTCAAATTAATATATCACTTTTCAAATATTTTTATCATCTTTGCACTCTATGAAATATCAAAACAAGCACAAAACTTAACACTCTTATTCTTGGTAAAGAATAGTGTTTTTTGTATCTTATATAAGTGAAGTCAGAATATGACTTTATCTATACACAACCTGGGAAGTGATAACTTTGCCAGGTTTTTTTGCCAATAAGTATTGGTAATCACTAACTAAAAATTAATAATTAACAACAAATATAAACAACTATGGGTATTTTTGACAAACGTGTGGCTTTTAAGCCCTATGAGTATCCTGAAATTATCAAGTTCAGGGATGCAATCAAACACAGTCGTTGGGATGTAGAAGAGTTCAACTTTGACTCTGATGCTTTTGACTTCAAACACAAATTAAGTCCTCATGAAAAAGAGGCAATCAAAAGAACACTTTTGGCAATCTCACAGATAGAAGTATCTGTAAAAACATTTTGGTCAAAGCTTGGTGAACATATTCCAAAACCAGAATTTAACTCAGTAGGGATTACATTTGCAGAAAATGAAGTTGTACACTCTGAAGCATATAGCAAGTTGCTAGAAGTTTTAGGATTAAACAATGAATTTGACATGCTCTTGCAGAATCCAGTTATTGGAGGACGCGTTGATTACTTGACAAAATATCTTAAAAACAGTGGAGAAAATGCTAAACAGGTCTATACTCTAAACCTTGCTCTCTTCTCTATGTTTATTGAGAACGTATCATTATTTAGCCAGTTTGCCATTGTAAAGTCTTTTATTGAAAAGAAAAACATGTTGAAAGAAGTAGACACTGTTATTGAAGCAACAATGAAAGAAGAAATTATACATGCGCAGCTTGGTATGCATGTTATCAATCTTATTAAGAAGGAATATCCTGAATGGTTTGGACAAGACTTTTATGACAAAATCTATAGAGCTTGTAAAAAAGCTTTTGAGGCAGAAGTAAAAATCATTGACTGGATATTTGAAGAAGGTGCAATTGATAGTATTTCAAAAGAAGCTGTTATTGAATTTATTAAGTCAAGATTTAATGATTCATTAGTTGCTATTGGTGGTAAAGAACTTTTTGAAATTGATCAAGAAAAACTTGCAGAACTTTATTGGATGGTTGAAGCTATCTATGGTTATGTGCGTAATGACTTTTTCAATACACAAGGAACTAACTACACTAAATTCCAAAAATCTATAACAAGTAAAGACTTATTTTAAAATGACAACAAAAATGGACTGGTACACACCCCTCAGTGAAGAATTCATGGGAAGAGGGTATTTTCACAACAATGAATCTATTGAAGATAGAATCAATTCTATTGCTAACTTAGTTGGTGAAACATTTAAAGATGAAGAGGTAAAAGACAAAGTAAAAGATTACATTGAAAAAGGTTACTATGTGCTTCCGTCACCTGTATGGAGTAATGTAGGTACTGGTCGTGGTTCTGGTATTTCTTGTTTTAACACACATGTCAGTGATAGTATTGAATCTATTGTAAAGGCCAATGCTGAAGTTGGAATGCTTTGTAAAATAGGAGGTGGAACATCTGGTTATTTTGGTGAATTACGCCCTGCAGGTAGTGCTGTTTCAACAGGTGGTGAAACCTATGGAGCTGTTCACTTTATGCAAATGTTTGACACAACAAAAAATGTAATTTCCCAAGGTAATGTTAGACGTGGTGAGTTTGCTGCGTATCTTGACATTGATCATGGTGATATTAAAGATTTCTTAAGAATCAATGGTGAGGGCCACAAACTTCAACGTTTTCCTTTTGGTGTTTGTGTTTCTGACAAATGGCTTGAAGACATGAAAGCTGGCGACATGGACAAACGTGAGCTTTGGGCCATGGTAATTGACAGTAGAAACAGAACAGGTTTTCCTTACATATTCTATACTGATAATGTAAACAATGGAACTGTTGATGTTTACAAAGACAGTAAGTCTATTATAAATTCTTCTAACATGTGTACAGAAATATTACTTCCTTCTACAGAAGAAGAATCTTTTGTATGTGACTTAGTAGGTATGAACCTAGTAAAGTTTGATGAATGGAAAAATACAGACGCTGTGCGTATTGCTGTTTACATTGCTGATGCTGTACTTACAGAATTTATAAATAAGTACAGAGACGTACCTTTTATTAGTAGAGCTATACATTTTGCAGAAAGACATAGAGCTATTGGTATTGGAGCATCTGGTTATCATTCTTACTTGCAAAGTAATATGATTCCTTTTGAATCAATGCAAGCTAAACTTGCAAATACTTTGATTTTCAAAACAATACAAGATCAATGCTGGGCAGCAAGTCGTGAAATGGCGTCACGCTTTGGTAAACCTGATGTTCTTGCTTCTGACAATTATGACAGACGTCATGCTACTCTTACTGCAATAGCTCCAAACACTTCTTCTTCTTTTATCATGGGACAACAATCCCAAAGTATAGAACCTTACACTAGTAATTACTATATTAAGAAGACTGCAAAAGTTAAGCATTCTGTTAAGAATCCTTATCTTAAAACACTCTTAGAAGAAAAAGGCCAGGATACTTTTGAAGTTTGGCAATCAATTCTGCAAAACGCAGGTAGTGTTCAACACTTATCTTTCTTATCAGAAGATGAGAAACTTGTGTTTAGAACATTCATGGAAATCTCCCAGATGGAAATTATTATTCAAGCATCTACGCGTCAGAAATTTGTTGACCAAGGACAGTCATTGAATCTTATGATCCATCCACAAACGCCAACAAGAGATATTAATACTTTGTTACTGAAAGCCCATGAGTTGGGTATCAAAACATTGTACTATCAATTGGGGCAAAACGCTGCTCAAGAATTTGCTAGAGACATTCTTTCTTGTGAGTCTTGTGCAGGATAATTAACTTTGTAAAAGTAAAACCAACAACATGAAAGATCTATATGATTACTTAGTGAAGAACAAGGTAAGCCCTAATGGATTGTTTGTATTGCATTGCACCTTTAACAATTACATGTATCCATCCTATGTGAATTTTAAGACAGAACAATACCGTCTTGAAACTACAGGACATCTTGTAAAAGAAAGTACAGGTGTAAATGATATTTACAAAATAACTCTGACAGGTGAGCACCTTTTAAAAGAATGTGAACACATCCTAAACAAAGCAAAACGTGCTAAGAAAAATCCAATTGCTCTTGCTGAATGGGATGATAAGATTGCTGAATACAATCAGTTATTTCCTGCTGGTAAGAAAGCTGGTACAAGCTTGGCGTTTCGTACAAATCCTAAAGAACTTGTTGCTGCATTTGTATGGTTCTTTAAAGAATATCCTGAATACACTTGGGATGATGTTTTTAATGCAACTAAAAAGTATGTAGAAAGCTTTGAATCTAATTCAGACTATACATACATGCAAACATCAAGATACTTTATTAAAAAAGATGACAAGAGTAAGAACACAATTTCAAATCTTGCAGGTATATGTTATAACATAGCTGAAGGAAATGATGAAGATGTTTCAGAATCTGGTTATCATTATTTTGGCCCTTAAATATAATACAGTGGTTAAAGCAATTAAAATTGACGCAAAAAATAGATGCATTGAGATTGTGGATTTAGGTCCACAACTCAGTGACATTTATGAGTTACTTGAATGTAACATTATGACTGTTGCATATCCGCAAACAGTAGAACCTACATCAGAAGTTATCTATGTAGATGATGAAGGTTTAATGAAACCTCTTGACAAAATTCCAGGTGCTTTCTTTATTGATATCTATCCTGCACAACCATTGTTTGGTCATGCTCTTATAGTAGGTACAGATGATGAAGGAGGTAACGCTGATACTACATTCACAGTTGAACAAGTTTCTGATATGATACAATTTCTTGATGAAGAAGAAATAAAACTGTATCAGGAACATCTAACAAAACCCCCACAAATATTTTCATTCTAATGGATAACAAAGTAGAATTATTAGGATACTATGGAACAGATCTGGTTCATGCACAATCAGCATGGACCAGTACTTCCAGAGATTTGTCAGAAGACAAACTAGAAAGAGTTGGCAAACTATTAGCAATGCTTGCTTCTGAAGGACATCATACTCCTTTTGAAAAATCATCATTGCATTTTCTTGTGACTGTAGATCAAGCTACACACATACATTTATTAAAGCATCGCGTTGGTGTAAGTATCAACGGTGAGTCTGCCAGATACAAAGAACTTAAGGAAGATAAGTTTTATATTCCAGAAGATTGGAAAGGCTTAAAAACATCTGAAGAATTGTTTATTCATGACGAAGACTCAAATGGAAATGAAGAAGGAGGAGAATTGTCTTGGAAAAAAGGAACTGATTGGGCTTCTTTACTGCAAGACTACACAGAAATTGGCAACTACCTTTACCATAACGCCTTAACAGATCTAACGCCATTGATAGGACGTAAACGTGCAAAAGAGTCTGCAAGATTCTTTAAGACTTTTAATTCACAAATTACTATGGATATAATGTTTAACTGGAGAAGTTTTGCTCACTTTTTAAAACTACGTAATTCAGAACACGCTCAAAAAGAAGTTAGAGAATTAGCGCAGCAGATGTTGCAGATTGTAAAAGATATTCCAGGTAATCCTTTTGAGAAAACTATTAAAGCATTTGAATTATGACACTGTTAGAGCTAAGAGAAGAGATGATTAAAAAAGCTCTTATAAAGCATAACAATAGTAAAACAAAAGCTGCAAAAGAACTAGGAGTTACATCAAAAACAATTCACAACTATCTCAATAAGTTTAAAGCTGAAGAAAGTAAATAAAAAAAGGGCCTTGCAAAACAGGGCCCTTTTAAATTACTACAAACAAATCTACTATTATAATCCAAGCAACTTAAAAAATGCAGGGAAGTTTCCTTCAGTTTCTAATTCACTAAAGTCTTCAATTTTAAAACTTGGTTGATCAAGTTCTTTTTCTTGAACAAACAACTCTTCAAGCTGTTCTCTAAATTTAATGTAGTTAGGGTGTAACTGAACTTTGTCTGCTTCACCATTTTCACCTTTGATAGTTTCAATTTCTGGAATAGAAATCTGACCATCTTTTTCTACACCTAGTTCTTTAATAAGATCAAGACGCATTTTTTCAAATGTTTCTTTTTCTTCACCAGTAATTTTAGCAATTTTAGTAAGTTGATACTTTATTGCCAGTCCCATTTTTTGGGATAACAATCCCTGAAACTTCTCAGTTCCATTAAGTTCCGCATCCAATGTTAAGATCTCTGCAACATTGAATTTGATTTTAGTTGATTCTGCCATAAGTTGATTTTTTAATATTAAAAGTCTTTACAAAGATAGTCAAATGTTTGATAAATGCAAATTTATCTACCTTGACCTCTGTAAGGCTTTACATAATTTTTTGAGTTTTTGCCAACAGAATGTTTATTTTTAGAATGAACACCTGGTCTTTTTATTTTGGGCTTAACTTTGTGTACCACAGAGTTAACTGCACCACCTTTTTTAGCTGCCATATGTTAGCAATCAATAACGTTTCCTTCTCCAAAAGCAGCTTCTAATTTTTCTTTTAATTTACCATAAGCAAATGTAAAGATATCAACTTCTGCTAAAGAAGACAAATCAGGTACTACTACTACTCTTTCTTCTTGAACATCTGTCAATACAGATTGAATAACAGTTTTTGTAATAGTTTCAATAGTTGACTCAGAACTATCTACTCCAGGTACAATAACTTCTTCAGTAACCTCAACTTCTGTTGGGATACTACGTTGTACAGTGATAGTCTCAGTTACTTCTTTTGTCAAACCAATGCTAAAGTTATCTCCAATTTGAACATTTTTAGCAATGCCATTTTGAAAAGATCCTACAAGTGGAGATCCTGCTGATAAAGCAGTTGCCTCAGCTTCTGAATTAAAAATTTGTAACGCAAAGTTTGCGCTACCAGTTTTGTTGATATTGTAATTTACAATACGAACATACGCTTCACTGGTAATTCCTTGATCTGTACCAATTTCAGATGTGATTTTTAGTGCCATTTTTTATGTTTTTTAAGTTAATTTCTACATTAATAATATACAAAAAGTCTATCAAATAAGCAAATTATTGCTGTTCTTCAAGGATTGCCTTAATATTATGGTGAAACACCATTGCATTTATAGGCATAATATCAGATGCAACTGTCCTATTTGTGGTAATTCTGATTGTAAATTTACTTTCTTTTTTACTACAAAAAAAGAAAACTGTGTCTATAACACTGATTATAGATTCTATTTTTAGTTGGTCTCTACCAAATAAATATTCATCACCTATCCTATATAGGTGATTTTCAATAGTATATGAGTTTAAGTTTGTCATAATTTTATGTTTTAAAATGGCATTAGTTCACCAGGACTACAAGATTGACCTTCGTGATATAGTCCAACAGTACCTTGATCAAAATTTATACACGCTCCTGTAGGTTCTCCATAACTAAAAGAGAAACCAGAATAAATAGAACCATCGCAGTATGCCCCTCTCATACGTCCACTTCCATCAGAATACGCAAAAAAACACGCTCCTCCTCCGCCACCACATCCACAACTTGTTGAATTTGATTCTATTAAAGAAGCATATACTCCATAACATCCATCTGCATAATAATAGTTATAATCACAACCAGAACAACCAGCATACTGATATGTTCCATATGCAGGAGCACAGCAGCATCCACCACATGCAGTAGTACATCCTTGACTTACATCATACGTACCTCCAGATCCATTTGCATATCTATAGTATAATGTACACCCTGAACAATATTGTGACAAGTATGTACCATATGCAGGATAACTTCCAGAAGTGGTCATTGATATTGTGTTAGAATATCCTGAATAACCACCTGTGCTTGCGCATATTATTCTTACTCTGATTAAATACGTTGTACTAGATGCCAAACCACTTTGTGTCCAAAAAGAAGTACATCCTCCAGAGTTTGTACTCCAGCTACTTCCATAGTTTGAGCTGTACTCAAAATGCATAGAAGAACAGTTAGAATAACTTATTGAAACACCTACACTACCAGAACCTACGTTACCAGCAGATATAGAAGGAGCATTACAACACGCAAATCCATGATTATAATTTCTCCATTCACTAAAAGATGCAGGATTTGACCCACTTGGATATGATGGACTACAAGTGTTTATAGCACCATATCCTCCATTTTCTGCAGCATCAATAGATAAGTTAGAGTTAGATGATCTACCTAACTCCATATTTATACCTGTTGCAGCAACTGATCCACTTCCTATTGGCATGTTAGTTTAGTTTTGCTTTAAGTTCCTCAATCTCTTTTTGTTGTTCTTTGATTGCTTCAATCAGAACTCCAACTATATTTCCATATGATACACCAAGCATTCCGTCTTGTTGTTCATGTACTACTTGAGGTAATATTTTTTGAACCTCTTGTGCAATTACACCAATTTTTTGAGAATGATCTTCTCCATCTGTACGTACATATGTAACACCTCTCAAAGATAATACTTTTTCTAAAGCATTTTCTATAGTAGATACATCTGTTTTAACACGTGCATCAGAATATGCAATCAAGTCACCAGAAGCAGTCCATGATCCTGTCAAAGCACCACCATAACCAGTACCTGCATAACAACGTACTGACCATCCACCTTGATCATTTAATAAACCAAAGTTTGATGAAGTATCTCCATAAACATATCCTCTTAAGGTACTCTGATGATTACTTCTAAATTGTAATTGTACAATTCCACCTGAACCAGTTATTGCAAAACCTTCAGAAGAATTTGAATAAAAGTGCGTTCCTGTAGCTTGATTATAAAGACCTGTGTTAATATTATAGTTTCTTAACCAACTATCAGCATAAATATCAGAACCACGAATCACTTTACCAGCAGAATCCCATGCATAACCACTTAAAGTTCCTGCGTTAGATGCATACGCAACAGATTGTGAACCAATATTTTGATTTGATATTGCATATGCCCATGATTGAAAAGTACCAGAACCTTGATAACTTCTAAACCATAATAGATTGTCATAGTAACTCATTGCTACTTGGAATCCATGATAGTTACCTTGATTACTATGTCTTACGTTTATTGAATTATACCATGTTCCACTAGGCCAATTTGATCCACCACCATCATTTTCATAGAATCCAGAGTTTCTCCACTCATTTGCATTTGAATGGCTTGCTATTAAAGAAGCACTTGTCATCCAAGAAGGTCTACTGGAAACGTTACCCCATGCTACAGAACCTGCGCTAGACGCATAGTTTACAGATTGAGAACCTATACTAGAAGTAGTAATTAAACCTAAGTTTGATATAAAACTTGCTGGAGTTTGATAACGCATATAGTCGTCATCAGAACAGTATATTTTATTTATAGCACTTCCAAAAGAACCTGAAGTTGTGTTAATCCAACCTGCTTGAATATAACCATTAGCGTCTGTTCTGACAATTTTATTAACCTCATTGTTTCTTCCACCATGTACTGCTAACCCACCTGCTGTTGTTGCATTACCTGCAGAAGCAACAGTTTGAGATGCAATATTGTATGCTGTAATAAATTCATAAAATGTACCGTAAGATGTTGCATCATGTGCTTGAACACTAATAGCCATTCTTGGTGTACCATTTCTTAATGTATGCAATGCACACATTTGTTTTACATCAGAACCAGAATAACCATTAATCCAAAGAGTATCAGACCATACTGACCAAGCTCCTGTCATAGCAGCTTTTACTCCAATACCATTATTGAAATATACTTGAGGATTAGTCTGTTGACCTCCTGCATAAGCTGTTGGTAAGTAATTAGCATAAGTTGCACTATTAGCTGATGAAGATGAACCTGTAATATTTATACCCCAAACTCCACCGTTATTTGTTACAACTGCTGTTCCATTTTGCTGTAATGTTACAGCATTCAATGTACCTGCAAAATATCCATTACCTGTTGATAGTCCTATAAATGCTTTTAATGCACTATTTCCTCCACCAATAAATCCAATTGCATTACCTTCTAATCCTGAAACAGCAGAATCAATTTGTCTATGGTATATACCCCAGTTACTTCCTGTATCAGCACTATCTAAATATAGCCAAGAATCCCTGTCATTAGGTTGACTATATAAAAATACATTGGACGCTGGATTAACCGTTGTATAAGAATTTAATATTAAACTATTATTACCTATATATCTTTCTGCTCTTATTGAGGTTGTTGTTGTGTTTCCTCTAGCTGTTACAGTTGCCAGAGTATCTGTTTCAACAGCATTAGCTGTAATAGTCCAACTTCTGTTAGCTGATAAATCTAATGTAGTACCATTAATAGTTATTGTTCTAGTTGTAGGTACGGCATATGATGTATAATTATCAGAATGTAATGATTGTCTAATTTGCGATGACAAATCAACCTCTTTTGTACCAGATGGTTTTGCTTGCCCTGTTATAGACGTTACTTTGTTAACAGCTCTTGTTGCATATGCAGTGTATGCTTTAACATTATAACCATTCCAGTAACCTTGACTAGGAAACCAGAAACATAAATTACCACCAACATTTAACGCAACTAGTCCTGTTATGTTTCTACCATTACTTAAACCACCTACGTTTATAATAGTATTAGAATAAATATACCCTTGAACTTGTAAGTCAAGTGGTATGATATTACCATAACTATTACCTGTTATTTCTAAAATAAAAGGGTCACCATTAGTAACAGAATAGTCTATACTTGTTGTTATTAATGTTCCATTAGGAAAATCTCTATCAGAATGTATTCTTTCTGTAGCAACTATGTTAGCAGACCCATTAAAAGATGCACCATTGATTGTTCTAGCTGTTTGAAGAGTTGTTGCAGTACCTGCATTACCACCAATATTTAATGATGCTGCTGTTCCTGTCAATCCTGTACCAGCGCCTGTAAAAGTTGCTGCTGTTAAATTTCCAGTACTAGGGTTTACTTTTATTGTACCAATTGTATAAAGAAATTCAGCTGATGGTGAACCATTGTTTGCGTCTACAAAAGTTAAATAGTACTCAGCATTTGTTGTTACGTAAGTAGTATTTACTGAAGATGCGTTACCAGTTATGTTTATTCCCCATGTTCCTGAAGCGGAAGTACCATCTGCAAATGCTAATTTTTTACTCCAGCTAATAAGATCACCATTACCTCCACCTATTATTGCTCCTGCATCATTATAATTTACAGCTAAAAAACCATGAGTGTCAGAGCCAGCCCAAGCTATCATTGTGCCATAAGAGTTAATGCCTGATAAAGGTGCTGGAACAGTGTTCCATCTTGCTGTTGATATTTGATAACCACTAGTAGTAGATCCAAATAAAGTAGTTCTAAAGTTAGATGCAGTAAGTCCATCTATTACAGCAGACGCTGCAAGCCTATCCCTCAATAATCCAGTGTTAGCAGTTATACTTGAAACTGTTGCAGCATTACCTGTTGTGGACCCTGAAGTATTGGCATAATTAACTGACTGAGAAGCAATGTTTCCAGCATGTATGGCAGCATACCCACCTATTGTTGTACCAATTAATAAAGTAGCCATATTATTTAGTTTCTAATTTTTTGATTTTATCTGATAATTCTTTTACTGTCTGTAATAATAGCACTGACAATCTTGTATAGTTAAGTGATTCAGCTTGACCAGCATCATTGTAATTTACAAATTCTGGAAATAACTCACCAACCTCTTCTGCAATTAATCCAATTTCTTGTTCTGCAAATCCTATTTTGTTATATCTAACAGGTCTAAGTTTGTTTACTTTCTCAGAAATTGGTTCTAAATCTATAATGTTTTCTTTGTATCTTTTTGATGACTGTTCAGTAACAGTTCCAGTTACAATGATGTCACCTGCGTTACTTAATGAAAGTTTTCTAGCTCCATTCCATTGAACTACAAAATCAGCACCAGCAGCAGCTCCTGAACGAGTCATTCCAAGTCTCCAATGATCACTATACCATCCATATTCATGACCAGAAACTAAATCATTTGTGGTATATGATGAAGGCATGTATACAGCAACTTCTCTTCCTTCAGTACCAGTTATGGTTATTGGAGTTGAAGTTGTAGCTCCTCTACCTGTAACACTAGCAAATGTATCTGTTTCAGTGTATGAACTTATGTAACTTGATGGATTTGAACTGTTGTATGGTGTGTACCCTAAAGCTCCTGTGACATCTGCTAATGTTAATGTTATAGCTCCAGTTCTTGTATTAAACGAAGAAACTCCACCTACAGCAGAAGCTGAAATTGTTCCTCCACTAATTGTAATTCCTGTACCAGCTGTAATAACAGTTCCGTTAGCTGCAAGTATTTGAGCAGCTGTACCACCACTTTTAACAAAAGAAGAACCAGTTACTATACCAGTAGATGTAACAGAAAATATAATTGCATCACTAGTACTTCTACCTTCAATTAATGTAGTGCCAGATAAACCTAATACTTTAAGTACAGGATATGTAGTTGAGTTGTTGACAAAATAACCACCTGTTCCATTAGCAGCACCACCACTAATAGCTATTGCACCAACTGAACCATTGTAAGCATACAATGTATCAAAAGCTGATGACTGTGTAAAAGATAGCCTAGTACCATTCAACACACCTGTAAGAGTACCTCCAGTTAATGCTAAATACCCAGCTAAGTTAGGACCTGTAGAAACAGTTCCGTCTGCCATTAAGTATTGAGCGGATGTACCACCTGATTTTACAAATTTAGTTGCGGTTGCGTCTCCTGCGTCATTGATAGTAAATTTGTCAGAACCATTTTTTTGAATGCTAAAAGGCATTCCAGTTGCTGCAGTAAGATTGTTAATTATTAAACCTAAGCCAGCCCCTTCATTGGTTAATTCTATCCCTTTACCACCAAACTGATTTCTTGCTTTTAAAGCAATTCCATTAGGAGCTACGTTTTCTGCAACAATTGCATTTCCAGTACCTGAGTTCTGAGAATATAAACCTGTACCTGAACCACCGTTGGTTGTCCATACACCATATCCTGCATTAGAATTGTTAGTGTACAATGAGAAACTTGCAGCAACACCGTTATTAATAAATCTTACTCCGTTAGTTTGAGAATTCCCAGTGTTTGTAAATGTTTTAACTCCAGCAACAGTTTCATTACCAGTTAAATGGACTACAGCACTATCTAGAGCATAAATGTTGCTATCAACAGTACCATCAGCTTTCAAAAATTGAGAGGCTGTTCCACCTGTAATCTTAGAATAATTTAAATTAGTTATCCATGATGGGTTTGTGTAACTTCCTGTAAGAGATACATATGTTGTAGCAGCAATTGCAGAGGTTAAATAACCTCCACTTGTATGATTTCCCCAAGAGTATGCAGTGTTCCAAGTATCTACATCTGTTTGTGTAAAGTTTCCAGTTGTCCATACATCAACAAATCCAGAATAAGCAGTAGAAGAACCCCAAGTTTGTTGCCAAATACGCATACCAATACCAGTCTTCTTAAACATGATGAGATTATCTGACCCACCAGAAGCGTCAGTATAAGAACGCATGTGTATGAAATCTGCATAAGGAGTTGAATTATTATTATTCCAAGATGTAAAACCAAATTTCATTTGGCCAGCTGTCAACTCACTAGGAGATATTGTTCTATTATCTTCTCTATTTAAAGTTCCAGCATATCCTGAAATATTTGTAACACTTGTTAAGTATCCTTGACTTGCATGATTGCCCCAACCAAATGCTGTATTCCAATTACTTATATTTGTAGTAGTAATTGATTTTACATGAGAAGGTACAGTTGGATCTGTTTCTGTATATGATGTAATGTAACCAGGTCCATTGGCAAGCTGATTTAGATTGGTTAAATTACCAGCATGATAAGCTGTATTTCCATTAATTGTGACAGCACCACCTAACGCATTTAATCTAAGTGTAGTGCTACCTGCAATAGACGCTCCATAATATCCTTGAATATCTACATATGAAGTTGTAGTTGCACCACCAACAGTGTGCACAACAAATCCAGCATTACCACCAGAAGCAGGGTCTGAGTTTATTAAAACAAACTGAGCTACTTTACCAGAGTTCTTTACTAACAATCCACCATTAACATCTAATGAGAATTGAGTTGAATCATAGTGTGAAGTGTTATTTACTGTTAATGTATTATTGACAACAACAGCAGTTGATGTAGAATTACCACGAGATGTTACTGTTGCCAGTGTATCTATTTCAGCTGATAAATATCCTTGAGATGTAACCCATGATTGAGTTGCATATCCTGTCAATGCACTAGATGTAATATAAGCACTTGAATCTACAGAACCATCTGCCTTCAAAAACTGAGAAGATGTTCCACCTGATTTTATAATATTAGTACCAGTAATTGCAGCTGGGAAAGTTACATTCTTTAGTCTGTCATAAGACTCTGCATTTCTTCTACCTTGAGGATATCCACCAAACCATTCAATCCCATTAATATTAAAAGCATTTGTGTTAGCATTATGAGTCGTAGTAAATGTTACTCGTACTTGACTATACTGAGCAGCACTATTACTATATGGAATATTTGAATGTGGAATATAAGAGTGACCAGGCCAGTTATTTGTTGTGTGAGGACCTGTGATTACTTGCCAACCATTTGTATTATGAAACGCTTCAATAGTAACGGTTACATTATTACCATTTGTTGAGTTATAAATATATAAAGCATTTAAGAATACATATCCTGTAGAACCAACAACATTCCAAGTTAAACGGTACGCTCCATATGTACCAACTGTACCAGTAGGTATTGCATTAAAACTAGTACCTTGACCTTCACCAATCATCATATCTCCAAGTACAGATGCACTGGCTCTTGTTGATGTTACCCAAGTTGTTCCATCTGTACTTTCTTCTTGTAAAGTTGGAACTATAAATCTAAATTTATTATTAAATTGACCATGAAAAAGGGCAGCTTCGCGAACAGTTGGAGATCCAAGATTAGTTCTTAAAGTATTCAAAGGAACTTCATATTCTGCTTGAATTTCTGCAAGAGTCCATGACACGTTAGCAGAACCATTTATAGATTTTCCTGTACCACCAATTGTGATAGTTCTTGCTGTACCCCAGTTGGCTGTTGTAATATCTGCAGAACCATTAAAACTTGTACCATTAATATTTCTTGCTGTTTGAAGAACAGTTGCACTACCTGCTGTGGTAGCATAGCTTACTGATTGACTTCCAATGTTAGTTGTTGTTATAGCTGTACTAGCTAATTGATAAACACTGTTGTCATAAGATATTGTTGTACCAGATATTTTTACAAAACCTGTACCATTTAATGCTGCCTGTTTATTGTTAAAAGTAGTCCAATCTCCAGAACTTAAAGCTCCAGTTGCAGAACCACTAGCTAATCCTAAAGATAACACTTGAGTACTTAAACTAAGGCCATTTGCTGTACCAATAGTTACAGCATTATGTAATTGAGATGTAGTTGCATAAGTTGAACTATCAATACTACCATCTGCTTTTAGAAATTGAGAAGAAGTCCCTCCTACTTTAACAAAAGAATTACCTGTAATATTAAAAGCACGTAAATCAGCATATGCAAAAGATGCATGTGATGTATCTATAAAAGGAGATGCGTCTGGTTCAGGAGTATATCCTTTAAAAAATTTCCAAACATTGTCTGTAGCATCTCTAAATAAACCAGCATGTCCATAAGTACCATCGTTGTATCCACCTGCAAAACCAAGATCTGGATTTGCTGATGATTTAGCTCTAGCAGTACCACCAGAAACATAAGATCCTGTAACAGAACTTGCAATAGTAAATGAATTTGTACCTACTGCAGTTATTGCTTGGTTATTTAAATTAAATCCTGCTGGAGTTACTCCAGAAATTGTTACAACCATTCCAATAGAATAGTTGTGAACTTGTTGAGTTGTATATACTATTGTTGTGCCATTAGCTACAACATTTGTAATTGTTGTTTCAATACCATTGTTCAGATAAATCATGTTATCTGAAACTGATAAGTTTTGGGCATTTATAATTGTGTTTGTACCACCAATTGTTAAATTACCTGAAATGTTAATGTCACCACCAACATATAAATTTTTTGTTATGCCAACACCTCCACTAACAACAACTGCTCCACTTGAAACTGAAGTTGATTGGGTAGTATCAGAAAATGTTTTAACACCTGCAATGCTTTCTGCACCAGTTTTATGAACTACGTTTGCATCGTTTGCAGCAGTGTATCCTAAAAGAGTTGCAATTGATTTGGGTTTGTATAAACTTGTAGATGCTTCATATGATATTACAAAATTATCTTGTACGCCATTTTGTACATAATCATGTAATTCGCCAAACTCAAAGCCATTCTGTACTTTTATAAAGATTTCACCATTACTAGAGTTTGCTCTTGTAACAATACCAATAAATACTAAATGTGCAGGAGCGTAAGGTTTGTTTGCTAAACCATAAATTAAGTTTCCGCCAGTACCTAACCAAACAGGATCTCCAGCATTTGCACCATTTGTGTTTAAACCAGCTAAAAGACCTTCAGTTACAACTCTAGCAAAACCATTTGTAGAAACAGTTGCATCTAGTAAACCCATTGTTTTAGAAGATGTTGCTTCAGAAGAATTAGACGCTAAACCAACAATCATATTGGTTCCATCAGCACTTGTCACGTAAACTGCTTGTCCTTTATTTATTGCTACACCTGCTTTTACTTCATGACTTATTGAGTTAGAAGAAAGAAAAGTTGGAAATGAGCGGTAAGCACCAGTACCATCAATGTACTGAGAAGTTGTTCCTGTAGGATTATTGTACTTTGCATTAAGTGCTGTTTGTAAATCTAGTTGACTAGGGAGATTTCCTGTTATAGAACCCCATGTTGTAGATGTACTTATTACACTAATTGTACCATCAACAGCAATGCTTAATCCTGAACCTATTTTAACACCACCTAATACAGAAGCTGACGCAATACTTAATGCAATTGTTACATCACCTGTACCTGAATTAATTCCAGTTGAAGAAGACAACGTCAATCCTGTTCCAGCTATGACTTTTGTAATCAAAGCTGAACCTGAAGTAGTAGTGTTTATATCACTTCTTATAATGTTCAGAGGTCTTATCTGAGACTTCCTAACTAGAGTTATTGACATATCTTAAGTAATTATAATTTTTGTTATGGTATGGTTATTTTGTAATCAACAGTTAGCAAATCGTCTACTGCAGGTGGAGTAAAAAATTGAATCATGTTTGGACCAGCCTCATCATAATCATATCCTACACCAAGTGTTTGTCTAATACCATTAATGTATACTCTTGTGCTATCAGGCACATACACGTTTCTTAATTGAAAAGCTGAATTAACTCCATTTCTGACACCAATGATGTCATAATCATAATCAGTAATATCAACTATTGATGATGCATCTGCGTAAACATTACCATTTACATCAACTTTTAATACACCATTACTTAATGATGTAAAAGCAACAGCACCATTAACAGCAAGTCCACCAAGAGTTAAGCTTAAACTAGTGATGTTATCGTTAGCTAATACCTGATCAATTCCAATACTAGAAGACGCAGCACCAAGATCAGAAAGCATTTGAACAGCTGTTCTAAATTTTACTCCTTTGGTGGAAGGGTCATAAACTAAAAATTTGTCAGCCACAATCCCCAAATTAGGGAGATTGTGAACTGACAGCATTCCTCTTATTAATAAATCTGCTTCTACTCTACGACTCATGTAAGTATTGTTTTATGTCTAAGACATTATTTATTGTTATCCAATTAGATAATAACAACTTTAAATTCATTCAATGATGGTGGCAAAGCAAATATCAATTGAACAACATTTGCAGATGTAGCAATAACTTCACACTCAACTAATTCAGCAGGATATGCAGCTTCATAAACTTGTACCAAAACGTTGTCTCCTTTACTGTGAGTGATGTTAAATGTAGTTGCTGTACCATCGCCAACTAATGCACTATACTTTAATGTTGATGTACCTATTGCAGTAACGTGACCAAAAGTATCTACTGTAATATTTTGTACAACTTGACTTAAAGTATTTGATGTTGTAGCTGCAGATGATGTATCTGTATGTGATACAGTAACTTGATTACCAACAGTTGATACTGTAATACCAGCACCCGCAACAACATTAGGAGAATCCTGTGAAGTTGTGATTGTGTAAAAAGTTGTACCATCAGAAGTCAGTTCCCACTTATCAGTAGTTTCATTCCAACGTAAAGAAACATTTGCTAATGTTCCACGTTCTACTTCAATACCTGCATTTTCTGTAGGAGCTGATCCTGTATAGTTACTGTTTAATGTGATAATATTATCAGCAAGAAGTACAGTTTCTGTATTTACAGTTGTGGTAGTTCCGTTTACTACAAAGTTAGCATTGATAATAATATCACTACCATTAAACTGAATAGGTGAATTTTTTAAATTACCTGCAGCACCATCCCAGATAGGTAAAGTATTGTCACTCAAGTTAGCTGCATTTTTCAATGCTACACTTGGAGTTGAACCTTCACCACCAGAAGAAGATACAGTAATACCTGTACCAGATGCAACACCTGCTACATAATCACCTGTAGTATCAGCACCAAGAGTAACACTATTTGCTGCAATTGTTGCTGAAATTGTTAATGCTCCAGACACATAAGACGCTGAACCAGTAACATCACCTGTAAGATTGATACTGTTTAAACTTTTTTGCAATTTACCCAATGCTACTACAAGAGTATCAGCAGATGAAATTGCTGCAGCTGTTGCTGCAACAGAATAAGTTGTCAATGTTCTGTCAAGTACCAAATCAATGACTGTACCTGCACTGTCTTTCTTGGTTAACCAACCATTTAAGATGTAAGCCTTCACAAAACCTGCACCTGGATTAGCAATGGTAGCACCATTTAGTTCAGGGAGCTGTAAAGGCACTAAGAATTTTGATGCCATAATGTTTTATTTTTATATGTTAAATGTTACAAATCTGTATAAGAACAGAGATTCCTAAAGAAATGGTGTCCTCTATTATAATATAAGAAATAATCCAGAAATATCTATAAAATACTTCCATAATTTGAGAATAACTGGTCACATGTTGCAACCAGTTGCTCAATTACTGCTTGCCTTTCATCTGATCTATTCTGTAATTAGGGTTGACTAGATCTCTAAAGTTTTTAATACCTGTAAGATCCATAAGGTCTTTTCCTATTTTAGCATCACCTTTTTGGTATGCTCCATACTTACGTCCATAGAATGCATCTTTCCAGATATCTTGGTAAAGTTCGCTGTCATTATCTGGATCTGGCTCCTCACCACCATTTATTGTCATAGCCATACCATAACTAATTGCGTGTGAACCAAACTTCTTAAGAGCATTTAACTCTCTAGTATAAGATGATACAGTTGTAAAGTTTCTGATGTATTCTTCAGAACCTCCACCAACAGGGAACATTGATACAGTTTCACCTTTTACGCCCCATAGAACCCTAATGGCGTTACCTTCTAAGAAACTTAGTTCCTCATCATCATCATCTTTCTTATTAACATAACTCTTAGCCAAGATACCTAACACAGTCAATACTAACATTGCAATTGCATCTCTTCTTGCCTGGTTAACCTTTCTTGTCAAAAAGCTACCCATCTGATTCTTATTGTTTTTAGACATTCTTTTACTTCCTAGTAATAAATGTTTACCAACTTCTTGAGGACCATATGCTTTCCATGCTGTAGCTACTGCACTCCAGTATCCCATTGCTGCTTCTGAACCTTCCCAGTTTGGTCTTAAGTAACCAAATCTATTAAGTAACTGAGGCACAAGGTATTTTCTAAAGAAGAATACCATTTTACCAATCATGTTTTCTTCAAACTTTGTTTGGTCAGCTTTAGCGTAGTTACCCTGAGCACGCCTCATTTCAGAATAGATAATGTTTCTTATTCTGTTTTCATCATCTTGAGTGTACTCTACATCACTTCTTTTAACCATACGTCCTTCTGAATCTTTCATGTAGATTTCATGAACTGGTACTGTTACATCTTCACCATTAGCATCTTTCTTGTAAACAGGATTACCTTGGCTGTCAAAACTATCAATAACTCTAAATCTGTGGTGATTCATGACAGCATACATTACTGTAACTGCAATTTCAGTATCACCTTTATCTTGTAACATGTATCCTAACTCTTGGACATTCAACGCTTTACCTTTTAGTCTACGCCCTTTTGTACCTGTAATTTCAGAAACATATTTTAAAAAGTCTTTTTGTGCAGGATTAAAAAAGCGATATAACATTGTAGAATCACTAACATCACTTACTTTACCCCAATCAGCAAAATAGTTATGCAAGAATCCATTGTATCCATATACTTTAGATTTAGCCCACATGTAATCAGCTTGTGTATACTTATCACCTGCTAATCCACCTGCAGCAATAAATGCTTGCACGTTTCCAGAGATGTAGTTCTTTGCCTGGTTGGCAACATCAAAACCAATTCTGATAAAACTTGTATAAGCAAATACAGAGTTCATTCTTTTGGTAAGCTTTCTGTTTAAGTCATTACCACTTTCTGTTTGACCGTATAAGAATTTTCTGCGTTCAAACTGAAGAATGCTAATTACATTTTTAAGTTCACCTAAACGCTTAGACATATCTACTTTAACTTCCTTACCTGTTGCTTCATCTCTAAGAAACATAGGTTTATCCTGCTGAATATTTTTTTGTAATTGTTCAGCCATAAACTCTAAATGCTCAATGTACATATCTGCTTGAGGAGCAACACTTTGCATTGCAATATTGTAATGAGCTTCTGTTGTGTACTTTATAATTGATCCAATTGCATCTCTTGACTGCAAGTTTTCAGGTAATTGATCTGTAAATCTATGTCTAATCTTAGAACCAAGATCACCAAATACATTTTCAACAGCATCTTGTGAACCATATACTTTTACACTTTTGTCAACAAACTTTTGCCATTCAGCATCAATAGAACTTAACATTCCTTTACTAGAAATATTCTCAACAGTTGATGCAGCAAATCCTGGAACTTGATAACCAATCTTACGTCCTTCAGTTTTCATTTGAAGTTCAAAGAACATTTTCATTGTGTCATTATAAAAACTAAATAACTCTTGGTCTTTCATTAACTCTTTATACTTAGGATTAATGTTAGGAGAGTTCTCATAACCAGGAGTAACTATATAATTGCCATCCTTGTTTTTACTAATTGCTTTTGGCATTGGAACACCGTCAGGTGACTTCAAGAATTCAGGATTCTTAGAAGATTCTTTTAAGCGTTTGATTTTATATTTAGGATGAGGTACAGTTTCCATGTACTGATCCTTTACAGTTGCAGCAGGTAGTTTTTCAAAGTTAAAGTTTTTTGGTACTCTATTATTTCTAATGTCATACCCACTAAGAATACTTTGATATTTGTTTTCATGGTGCATGTTATACCATGTCTCAAATTCAGCCTCTTGCATTCCATATTGAGTTTCCTCAAAAATCAATGCTTCTTCTGCATCTTCAATTGCTTTCTTATCTCCTGCTGTTCTAGCAGTAGCAAGTTTATTTTCAGCATCAATGATTGATCTTTGATGTGCGTACAATGATTTTACTTTTGATTCAAAAGTATCATTATAAGATTCACTCAATTGAAGTGATGATATTCTTTTAATAGCATCTGTTATTTCTCTTGATGCTTTTTTCTCATCAGCAGTAAGCGTGCCTCCAGATTTAGAATTTTGTTCAATGATGCTTTCAATTTCTGCATCAATCTCACTTAAAGAATCAATTTCAGACTGACTTAAATACTGAGGTTTAATTCTTCCACCAATTTTGTAAGGAGAAAGTATGTCTCTACGCTTTTGCATAAGGTCAGCAATCTGTGGATCTGAACCAAATATAGCAGCTCTTGCTTCATATAAAGCACTAAGTTCTTCATACCACTCAGAAGTTGGTCTATTAACAGTATTATCTTTTTTCCATTTCTCCCATAGTTCTGGATGCTCAGATTCATATCTAGATTTTGCATTGAACTGCATTCTATCAAAGAATGCTTGGTTAGTATCAAATTCAAATAGTGAGTTAAACTCATCTATCATATCTGCATACTTTGGGTTAAGTTTTTTTGCTTCTACTCTAAGTTTTTTAATCTCAATCTCCAACTCTTGCAAACGTTCAAAGTCATGATCCTCAAGTAGCACTTCATTACCTTTACCTACCTGGAAGGTTATTGTTTCAATTTCAAGATACTTCTCTTGTAACTTATCTTTAATATCATGAGGCATTCCAAGTTGCAGTTCATAAAACTTCTCATTAAAAGGTAAATGAGCATTGTCCATCATCCATTTAATATACTTGGTATTTTCTGCTTCTCTTTCTGATTGCTTTGCTAGGTAAGCATCTTTATATTGTTGTGCTTCTGCAGTTTTAATGTTTTCATTGTACTTAATCTTAGCTTCATAAATTTCTTTATTTAACTGTCTGATTGTAGCACTAAATGATCTGTATGTATTTTCATACTCTTCACCAAAAGGTTTGGTCATATAAAGAATGTTCTTCTCTACAGGATTGCCTTCTTTATCTATACTTGTAGTTTTTCTCCACTCAGATACTCTTTCATTAAGTTGTTCAACTGACATTCTCTTTAAAAGAGAGTCTCTCTTCTGATCAAACTTTAACACAGCAAGGTTGTTTTGAATTTCCATTCTAGCCAATCCTTCAGCATTTTTTAACATCATTGTAAACGCTGCAATTTCAACACTACTATTTGAAGCAGATGCAATTGCTTTATCTAACATTAAGTTTTGTAACCAACTATTACTATTGAATGCTGTGTTAGAACCTAAATAAAGATTTGACGTTGACGTTGTTACACCAGAAATATATCTTTCTAAAGCAGCGTCATCAAAATCTAATCCACCATCAATGACAGCTTCAACTGTAAGTATTTGTTTTTCAAGCTTTTCAATCTCTAACATTAAACCTGGAGTATCATTGTTGCCATCCTTTTCTAGTTTCTCTGCAAGTTTTTGTTTGTACTCTTTACTCATAAAAGAAAGAGCAGAAGATTTAATAGACTGAAATATACTATTAGCTTTTCCAGCTTTTAAATTTTCAAGTTGTTTTTTTAAACTGATTAACTTAGCTTGTAATGCCTCTTTTATGTCAGCATTTACTTCTGCAAATACTTTGCTTCCAGGAGTTTTTAATACCTGAATGCTGTTGTGCATTGCAACCTTTGCAAAGTTTGATTGTACTCTAGCTAATGAAGACTCCATCTCAGAAAGACGTTTCATTATTTCACTGTCAACTGTAATGTTATTATCAGGATTACTTCTAGCATCATCTACAATTTCTTTGATAATGTCTACAATAATGTCTAATGATTTAGACTTTTTGTAAGCTTCAAGAATTTGTGCACCTTCTTTTGAAGTATAAGAATCTTTGTTTATTTTAAAATTTACAATTGCCTCATCTGACAATCTTGATAAAGTTTCCAAATCAACACCTACAGATTCAATAGCTAATGCTAAGTTTACTGAATACTTTACATCTTCTTCAGATTGAGGTCTTGACATAATAGCATTAAAATCATTTAATGTTTTACGTCTAGTTGCTAATATTTCTCTAAGTGCAGGATTACTTTGGTTAGAATCAAGTTCTTTAATTTGTTTGCCAATTTCATCTAACTCTGCATCTACAATTTGCTTTAACCTATTTCTTAATGTTTCATCATTTTTAGAAGTAGGTTCAAACTCCAATAGTTTTGCTTCCTTTTTTGCTTTTTCTTCTTCCTCTACATCAGATGTTGGTATTTCTTTATCTACAACATCTCTTAGACTTTTAATTAAGTCTGCGCCTCTTGTAGGATCTGCAACCCAGTGACCATTATTATTTGGAATATCTGCTGAACCTGCATAGTTGTAATAGTTATCTTCATCAAATACATGGACAGTAGCTCCAACAAACTTCTTGTTATCATCTGTTTGATACATAAGAGCAACAATAGATTGAGCGTTAACCTCAAGACCACTTTGCTGCAAGATATTTTCATACACCTTTAATTGCAATGTCCAAGTATCATATGCTGTTCTACCCTGACCTCTAAACGCAGGAGATGTTCCTTCTTTATTTGAAACAGGAAATGATTTTTCTGCAAGATCAACAAATGCTAAATCTTCATTCATTACTGGTTGACCAATTGGATCATACTCTACAAGACGTTTTACTTTCTTAGTCTTAAAGTCAAATACACTTACGCGTCCTTGAGTATCTACCAACATTAAATCCAAACGTCCAATAACTGTAGTCCCTGTTCTGGTAGTACCTGTTACTGTAATCTCTGGAAGAATCATGTATCCTCTGTCGTTGTGTATAGATACATGCATTGCTAAACGCTTTGCCATATCAAACATGGTTGACTCATCCAAGTTTTCAATAAAGAAAGGATTCTTTTTTGTGTAGTTATCATAAGCTTCTTTAAAGAAGTCTTCATCAACAATTTCAAAAATAGATTTTCCTGTATCCAAAGACTTAAGTTGCCCCAACTCTAACACCTCATGCATGAATGTTCCAAATAATTTGAACGCCTCATACTCTTTAGGATCTACATTAAAGTCAGAAGAACCAATAAAGTTAGAAACACTTACTGTTTTTATAATAGGTTGTCCATTCTTTGCAAGTTCTATGTTCTTTCTTAAGAACTCTTGATAGTTATCATTCATTGTGATAAGCTGATCAATTGTAGCTTTCTGTTTAGGATTAGCCTGGAACTTAAGTTTTTCTAAAGAAGTTCTTTGTTGTACAGCACGTTGTAGTTTAAACTCATCTGAAGATCTTGATACTTGTTCATCTTTTTCTTCAACCTTAAGTTTGCTTAATAATGCTTCAGCTTCTTCAACAGAAGGAGTGTTGTTTCCATTTAAAGTATAAGCAGTCATAGCCTGACCTTCACCTAGTTTTGCTACTAGTTCTTTCCACTCAGGACTATTTGGATTTGGACATGTGTTCATATTATAAGCACTTAATTTTATCTATAATTTGTTCATTTGACATTGTTGCTCTTAGGTTAGCAATCATACCTTGCGCTGCAGCTTTAAATACATCTGGAGCCATTCTCTTACTACTTTCTGAATATAAAGAATTAACAACCTCATCAGTTAAGTTTAAGTTGTCCATATCAATTTGCAACTGAGATTTAGTTACAGATTCTTGAGTTTGTTTTTCTGTAGATTCTGGTAGTTTTGCTACTGATTCTTCAGACTTTTTAATCTCTGGTGCAATATACTCCATTTTTTCCTTGCCAGAAACATAATCCATATATTTCTTAGTGTTCTCTTTTGTAAACCCAATAGGACTTAATGTTCCAGCTGTAAGTTGTGATGGAATCAATGCATATCTAGCAGACATACCTTTACTGATGTATTCTCCCTTCCCTACAATAGAATTGATAACTGTTTTACCAAAACTATTATTACCAATCTCATCATCAACACCTTGCAGTAAGTATTTACTTCTACCAATAGAAATCATTAATGGAAATTGATATACCTCATCAATAGGATTAAATCTAATACCCAACTTCTTGCCAATCTCATCTACAGTTTTCTTAGATGCTTGTGCAACATCTTTAGGTACATCCATGTTAATATCCAATATTTCTACTGGTTTTTTATCTATTGTGTCAACCAATCTTACACGCATAGCATCACCTTCTGTAAGTTGACCTGTAACTCTAGCTATTACTTCTCTAGCAACAGCTCTGCGTTCTCTATCTTTGGTCCCTTCTTCAAACTGAAGTGATGTCATTATGTTTGACATGTTGTTCAATGATAGTGGATCTGCAATTTTAATTTTGGTATTACCAACTTCTTTACTTGCAGCTTGAGCCATTTGAACAAACAGTTCATCAAACAAATCATAAACTTCTTTCTCAGTAACTTCTTTACCTAAAAATTCTTGAATAGCACTAATTAACTTGTAACGGTCACCCTTTGTTTCTTCAAGTTTAGAAATGAATGTTTCAATGTAACCAGATAAATCTAATTGCATTTCAGGATTCATATACTGTAAGAAAGAACCTGATTTGTATTGCATACCAGTTTTAGCAAGCTCATGATAGAATAACTTCTTCATAAACATATTCTCATTTCTCAATAAGAAATCTGCGTCATCTGATACCTCGTCTGCCAACTTACCTGAAATCTTAGATTTGTTGATCATCTTAATACTTCTTTCATTTAGATAACCACCAGACTTCAAGAATACTTTGTTATCAGATATATCAGGTCTTAGTAATTGCAAGAACTTATTCTGAGGATATCTTTTTTGCATATCCTCTAATTCTCCTGCTAAATCATTTGTAAACCAGAACTCAGGAGTAAATGATTGTATTAAGTTTTGATCATCTTCTTGTATCAAAGCATCCATTGCTGTACCTGTAATCCTGCTACCTGGCATAGACATTTGGTATTTTCTTAATGCTACAAAGCTTGTGATAATCTTAGCAATATTAGCTTGATCAGTAAATACACTTTCAAATGCTTTTTTAATTGGAGCAAAGAACTCTGTTCTTTCTAAGAATATTTTAGATGATTGCTCATTTAAGTCTTCAATAGCTTCTAACAATTGTGGCCATACTTGATTGCCTTCAAATATTTTATCACTTGTTTCTCTTGTAAAGATACTTTCACCTGCTTGTAAATTTCTAACGTTAGTTAGTAACTTATCAAAGTTTACAAAAGATGGATTAAGTTTTTTGAATAAGTCAATAAGAGAACCTGCGCGTTTAATGTCAAATGTTTGTTGAGCCTGTTCTTTATAAAGCTGTAACAAAATCATTTTTTGTTCAACCTCAGATAGTTCAACTCTGTTCAATATTTTTTCTGCAGCATTTTCTTCAGACTTAGATTCTACAATTGCAGATACTTTGTAACCAATATCTGTAGAAGATAATGTATTACTTAATACTGCTTTTGGATCTAATGCTCTTGCTTTAAAATCAATTAAGAGTTTGTCTTTATTGATAATAATGTTATAAGGATTTGATCTTGGAGATATTAAACCTGAACTGATTAAGTTGTTCAATGCATCTTTGTTATCAGCAGCTAACAATTTTATTTGTTCAGCTACCTCATTGTTTAAGAATTTATATGCAGTAGCCATAGACTCACTGATAGCATATTTTGTAGACTGAACACTTTGTACTGCTTTTTTAATCTCAGGTATAAAGTTAAATCCAATAGCAAACTCAGGTGACATACCTACACCAATCATAGCAAGTGTAACACCAGCATTTACCTCATTCATTTGCAATGCTGCAGGAATAGGTTTCTTAGCACCATCCGCAAACATACCAAGAATGTTACCAATTAATGCTATAACACGTTGATCTTCAGCATTTAATGTACCAAATTTATTCAAGTTTACTTGGTCTAAATCTGCATTTTTAAATGCCCAAATAACATTTTCAGGTTTTAATTCCAAACCATATTGAGATGCAAGAGCCAAGAACTTGTTAATGTTTGCTGTAATACCAATACCATCCTTGTTCATGGCGTTTCCTACTTTTGTGGAAACTACACCATCAGTTGTGTACATATTATATTTGGTAGAGAAATCTTTAATGTCAATACCAAATGATTCTAAGATATCTTCAAAACGTTGAGTAGAAGATCTTTCGTGAATGTACAAGAATTTGTGTACAGCCTCATTAGAAACAATGTCTAATTTAGCTTGTAAGTTTTTATTTTGGAATATAGGACGTACAGATAATGCATAGTTAGGATTTGCTTCAAATGCTTGTGCACTTGTTGGTAATCCCATCTTAGTAAACGCTTGTAATGTAGCAGCAACTTTCAGTCCTGCAAATGTAAAACGCTTAGCTCTACTTACTTCTCTACCATATTGATTTCTTTGATCACGTTTCTGTCCAAGTTCTTCATTATACTCACCTACCTCTTTGCCTAAATCAAGTCTATCTTGTAGTGCGCGTCTATCTGAAGGATTAACTTCATTTCTTCTAATAGCATCAACAAACTCTTCTTTAGCTTCATCTCTTATTTCCATCAATTCCTCAATGTCAATAACAAGATTATCATAAGATTCTTTAAGTTCTGCAAAATTCATTGCACCATTATAATCTGACTCATCAAATCCAGAATGGTATAGAATACTTAAAGCTTCTTCTGTTATTTCATAAGAACTATTTTCAAGTAGTCCTTTTGTTTCTTTTTTAATTAACGCTTTTAGATCAGCATCCTTACTCATGTACTGAACAAACTCAGCATACTTGTTTAAGTTTGTATTCTTTCCATCTTGATACTCACCATATAACTTAGGATTACCTGATAAATCAAAGTAGTGTGCAAATGTTTGACCATATAAAGCATCTACGTCAAAGTCAGAACCAGCAAGCAAATGTACAAAGTGTGGTACAATTACACCATTCAAGTTAGAACTATCAATAAAGTCAACTACTTTGATTGCTATCATTGAACGCTTATCTTCTGTAGGAATACGTACACCAAACATTTTGGTTAAGTTTTCCATGTAAAATCTTTCATGTGCAGCACTTTTAAATAAAGGCTTAGGCATGATTGTTTCTACAAAGTAAGTCTTAACACCATTTACTTCTTCAATGGTAACACCTAATGGTCTTGATCTTACTATACCAAAAGCTGTAGGATTCTTACGATATTGTTCTGTAGTGATAACATTTCCATTTTCATCTTCAAGTACATTATAACCAAAAGAAGAGATATGTATATTTTTAAAACCAGAACCTTTTTCATCTGTAACATTTTTAGAATATTGTGAAAAGAAATAATACTCAAGCATGTTGCGCACACCTGGAAGGTTTGCACTATGAACTGGCTTACCAGAAGCATCTACATCAAATAACTTTAATGTTGCTGTTGGAGCACCCTGTTCTTCTAAACTTGTACGTATAAGTGTAAATATTTTACCTACTTCAAAGTCACCATCTTTTCTCAAGATAGTTTTTAAATTAGCTAAGTTAGAAACACCAATTTCTTTTAATGTGCTTTGATAATTTTCAAGAACACTAGCAATGTTATCAATTGCTTTTTGTTCAGAATCTGTAATGTCTAATCCACTAACTCTAGCAATCTCAGCAAGATTAATTAAGTCAGCAGCAATAAGGGCCTTACTTTGTACAGAAAACTTAGCTTTATCTTTAACACCAGAAGTCTCTACTTGTAAGAACTTGAACTTATTATCTACACTCAAAGAAGACATTGCAAGATTAATATAACTATCTTTTCCTGCAATTCTTTCTGATTCTGTTGCATAATCTACAGGAAGCATTGTAGCATTTTTAGATGCAGTGGTATCCATAAGTTGATCAACTTGATGATACTCCATAGCATTTAAAATGTTATGTAAAATCTCACGGTGTGGTAATGGTTTAAAGTATGTATGAATTTCTTCTACATTCTTTATAATAGCGTTATCTATATCTGTAAGAGCGCCTAATTCACCAGCAAGAACTAAATCTTGGCGTTGTCCACGCAAGTTATAAATGTCCATGTATAAACCATGCAATGCTTCATAAGCATCATTAACCTTTTGACCAGCTTTTGGTGTAAGAACACTTACGTCATTTCTGTCAATATAGTTCTCAGATTGTTTATGATAACTATTTCTTGCAGCTGTAACAGTCTTCTTAGGATTGTTTACAACCTTACCCGCTTCCATTACGCGTATTTCTGTTTCAGAAAGCTCACGGTAATGCTTAGCAATAAGAGAGTGTAATATTTCAGGACTCAATCTACCCATGGACTCATGCATGTCAATTTGATGCATAAGGGATGATACACTTTGACCATCAAATATTTCATACATAGAAGAGCCATATTCTTTAAGAATCTTTTCTCTTACTGCATCTGACTTAATAGATTCATCTTCAATAACTTCTTGCTTAGAATAGTAAGGACCATACTGTGGATAGCTCTCATTGATGTATCCTTCAATAGTATTTAAGAAAGCTACTTTATGGTAACCTTCTTTCATTGTGCTACCTCCAGCTAATAATTTTTTATTACGTTTAAAGTAATCAGTTGCATCTTTAACGTTCATTGCAATGTCACCATCAATGATCTCATTAAATTGTAATGCGTTCATCCAGTTATTAAAGAAAGCATCAGCAACTAACCCTCTTAAATCAGTTGAAGAATCTATTTTAAATCCAGCCTCATTGTAGTTCTCTTTAGTCTTTTGGTAAAGTCCATCAATAGATACCGCAGGAGCACTGTCAACTTTTAATACAGAAGGTATAAGTGTAGAAGTATAGTAAGTAATTGCTTCTGCTTCTGGCCCACCTACTCCTCTTGTAATTACATCGCCTTTAGAGTTTCTTTGTTTTTGTATTGCTTTTTGCAGGATACCTAAATCAATAAGCTTAGTAGCATGTTTGTTTAACTGTTCTTTTGCGTAGTTCTCCAATGTATCTAGCAATGCATCTTTAACCTCTTGATCAAGATCTTCAAATGCAATTCCTTCTTTTGCAAAATCTGCTAAACCAGTTTTAGTTTCATTAGACTCTAACTCTGGATTTGCACTAAAGAAATCTGCAATCTTATTAAATTTGTAAGCTCTTAATGATGAACTATCTGTAACAGCTTTTGATTTATCATTCTTATCTAACTCACCATTATATTTATTAATGATTTTGTTAGAGTCAGCATTATCAAAGTTTGTTTTATTTTCACCACTTCTTGCCCACTCTTTTGCAATACGGTTGTATTCTTGTTTTACAACAGCCTCAAGAGTATCTACAATTTTAAGACGTTTGTCAGCATTCATAACAAGACCTTTAGAATCAGCAAATTGATTATACAATGCTGTCACTAAGAAGTTTGTTTGAGATGCTTCTAACTGAGAGAAGGAACGTACATATGTTTGTATCTTTGTAGCTACATCTTTTACTTTTCCATTTTCATCTAGTTCTTGTTTGAAACTAGCCTCAGTAGTTCTTTGTAAGAATGTAAGTATGTTTGTGATGTACAATGATTTTTCATCAATGTTTTTAAAACTTTTACCTTCTTTTTGTTTTTCTCCAATAGTTTGAGATACACCTCCAAACAATGATACTTTGAAGTTGTCCATAAACAATTTCATTTCTCTTGCTTTTTGTGTATCTAATCCTTTAAGTAAGTCACCTAACATTGCATTATCAGCATAGAAAGATTCTAAGAAATCTGCATAGAAAGGATCTTCTTTTAAAGTTTCAAGTAAACCTTTTGTACGTATAGACTGAGCAATAATAGTTGCAGGAGTATAACTTACGTATCTGTAAATTGGTTTACCCTCTGCGTTACGCACAGTACTTGGTAATTCATTAGGATCATACTTAACAATATATTCTGCAGCTTTTTTAATGATTGAGTTAAAACGATTAACTGTATCACTTTTGCTATTCTTTTCATCAAGCAATACTGCAAAGTCATTTGAAGAGATTTTGTTTACACTTATCTTTTCAAATATATTAATCACATCTGTAAAGAAATCTTTTTCTAAATACTTCTTCTCAGAAATAAATTTAGAGTGATTATTATAATGTGTTAATGGAGTTCCTGTAATATTTAAAGTTGCTTTATTATCAACTTGATCAATTGCCATAACAGACATTCTAATCAAAGACTTAGGAAACTTCATGCCTACATCTTCAAATGCTTTTTGTAGTTCAGTAGTAATACTTTCTAATTTTGCATTTTGAGATGTAACATCACTTAAAATAAAACTGCTTGTCTTAATTGTACGTGACAATTGCAACAATTTATTTACTGCAGCTAAGTACTCAGGATTATTTTTATTTTCTTTGTACATCTCAATAACAGATGTAACTAAATTTCTTTTCTTATTATTTACATCTTGTGAATGTACTTTATCAACAAGTGTAAAGTTTCTTGTATCTGTAAGAACCTCATCCCCTTCCAAGAAAGTTTGTGATGTTTTTACATCAATCATTACATAATCAATCTCAGTCTTATGTAAGACATCAACTATCATGTTATATAATTGCTTATTAGATTGAGGTGTTCCTGACTCATCCATTTTGGTGTAACGACTTAACTTGTCATAAACAGCCATTAGGTCATTTCCAGAATTAAAGTACCCATCTTCAATTTGTTGTTCTGCAACAATCTTGATGTGCTCAATAATATTTCTTGGGTCCATCTCTGCAGATACTTTAATAAGTGAACCAAACAATTGTTCACCTGCAATCATTCTTGGAACTTTAATTCCTAATGTTGGGTGAACTTGGTCATATCTTACTACTGCTAAGAACTTTCTAATTTGTCTTGGCAAAGACTCTAATGCATTTATCTCATTGAATGAAGCATCAAAATCAGATGATTCTGAAACTTCTTGTTCGTCTTCTGCATCATCATTTGCAATTGTATTTTCATTTGCACCAGCTATTTCTTTTTCAACAACATCTTTATCAGAAGTCTTTTCAGTACCATCAAGAATAGAGTTTACTTTATCAACTTGCTCTTTAACTTGTTTTTTAAGCATCTCATATGACACTTGACCCAAGTGATTATCCTGTGCTTCTTCTTCACCATATACTTTAACAGAATTGTTTTTGTTAAACCTGTTGTCATAAGATGGATTATCTGTTGTATTTAAATCATACAATGCTTCACCTTTTGCTCTAGCTCCCAACATAAATCTGTAGTTAGCATACAAAGGTCCCATTGTTTTGATTACTTTTTCCTTAAGGCCAGGGTTAGACTTAAATAACTCAGAGTTTGTTCTTAACAAAACATCCATGTTATATTCATAGTCTAATACTAACTGAGCAATTCTATCAAATTTTGTAGAGAATGCTTCTTTTTGACCATCTTCAATTACATATCCTGCAAGCATGTTTACAAGTTGATCTTGATCTGCTTTAGACAAGACACTTGTTCTTTGCCCAACACCTGCTGGGGTTGATACTACCTGCTTAAGTCCTGGTATTAATTCATAAGCTATTTGACCTTCATGTATACCAGAAGAGATTACCTCATTTCTATATTGACCGTTTTTGATTTTACCATACACGTTATCAATGTAAGCTCCTTTAGAAGCAAACATTGCCAATAACTTTTTAAGCATTGCCATAAACTGACCAAGAATACCTTTTGGTTTAGTATTCTTTAACATGTAGTTTTGGAATCCATCAGCTAGAATTTCTTCTGCCTGTAAGCGCGTCATTTCTTCTTTGTTATACACATAGTTGCGTTGACGTGCAAACTCCTTTAGAGCGCTTTCTGTGAACTTACCAGCATGCTTTTTATTATCAGAAACAGCATTGATAAGATTTTGTCTTTCTTCAGAACTCATTAAGAATCTGAATACACCGTGGAAAGCTTCATGATAAATTACACCTTGTCCTTTTAATGCATTATTTAAATAGATAACTCTATCTTTAAATGCACCAAGAACAGTACCGTCTAATTTAGTAAGATCAATAATGTCTGCTAGAGAACCATTATCAATTTCAAATTGTGGTAAAGATTGTGACAACCACTCAGATGCTGCTAATCTTTGTTCATCTGTCTCTACAATAACATTCTCATCCCCAACTAAAGAGAATACTTCAATATCAGGAATATCTGTAGTGTCATCTTCAATTGTATTTAAAGGTTCTTGTTTGTGAATCTTTTCACTTTCTACAATTGGAGTTAATACTTCTTGTGATTTTGTAACTTGTGGAGTTGCAGCTTTTGGTACTACTGTAAACTTCTTACTGTTTGCTTGTAATATTTTAAAGTTTGCAAGATCTTCACGATACTCTTTGCGTTCTGCAGGTTGTGCATATTCTATTCTAGGATATAATACACCTGATTCATCAGTGTCAGCCACTAACAATTCTGGTCTGTACACACCATTGAATGTAAAGTCTTTCTTTAATTGTTCTACAAACTCTGGGAACATTGTTGTTCTTTCAGCAAGTTTGTTTATAATATTATTAACCAAGTATTCAGCAAATTCTTTTTGAGCTTTCTCAATACTATCACTTAACTGTTTTAAAACAGGAAGTGCAGTTTCTGAATTACTTAATTTGTTTACCTGCTCATAGAATGTAACTAAGTCTTTTGTATTTGTTAAATCCAAAGTCTTCAAAGCAGGATATGCTTCTTTTACTTGATTAACTAAATTACCCTTTCCTAGTAATGCTTTAGCTAAGTTTGTTATAATAGCTTCATTAACTGGAAAGTTAAATTGATTCTTGTTTTCTGTTTCAGCAATAAAACCATAAGGACCTTGTTTGTCCATTGGTCTTATTTCTATTTGTAACTGTCCTGCTTTTGATGTTGCAAAGTTTACACGCAATGGTGCTCTATTGTCATCATTAGGTCCTTGTTTTGCTTTATTGTAAAACTTAAAACCATATGAGTTTCTATCAAAGTTTCTAATATCACCAGTTCTGTTTGCAGATGTCTGAAGAATATTAGCCAATGATACAATGAATTTTGCAAACTCTACTTGCTGAGACATTTGTAATACAGGAGCAATACTTCTATATCCAATTGTACCATCATTGTTGAAACGTAACAATATGTTTAGTTGATTACCATGCTCTGGTTTTACAATTTTACCTTGTATCTCAGAAGGATTAATACCTAACACATCACTTGCGTATACTTCTTGAGAAACAGTAGCACCATTTTCTAATTGAATAAGTTGCCCTTTTGCCAAGAATGGTTTTAAGATGTATGGGTCATTTTTTACTTTTGTATAAATGAATGGTACACTAACTACTTCTGTATTAGCAATAACTCCATCTACCATTGTAACAACTGTCAAAGGTTTAGATAAAGTAGTATCTACTTCAATCTCATTCTTTAATAATTGTTTTTTGTTTATGTCTGTTCTTTTTGAACTAGCTTCATAAGCATTAAAAAATTCACTAGTAACATCAAGTGAGTTATCAGATAAACTTGCAACCTTGTCAGAAAGACTTGCTTTAAAACCTTGGAATAATTTATTAGACTCAGACATTGCAATGATATCTGTATCAGACAATGATTTGTTTCCTTCTTTTGTGTTCTTTACAGCAAGAGACTTAACCAATTCCATATGTTCTGGATTTGTAAAGTCAACTCTTTCTGTTGTGTTATCACTACTAACAAAAACAAAGTTGTCAGAAGAATACATATAAAATTTCTCACCACTTCCAATAATCTCACCAACAAGAACAAACTGTTGTTCACTTGCTTTAGGTCTAGACACAGTCATAATCTTCTTAGAAGAAGATGATTGTAATGCTTTTATTTGTGTAGCATTTTCAAAAGTCTCATGTTCTCTATTCTCTAGAGATGAATACTTAGGATTTTGTTTTGCAGCTTCTTGTATACGTTCTACTCTTCTATCTGCTACATCGCTTAACTTGACTGCATGAATTTTAATACCAGCTTGTGGATTTTTCATGTTAGCCAATTTCTTTTCTAATTCAAATTGATCCGCTGAATCAACAGCTTTAATTGAAAAACTAGAAAGTAAAGTGTGTTCTTGAAATACTTGTTCTCCAGCATTACTTCTTGAGTTATCTGCAACACGTGCATCTTTTGCTGTAAGAATCTGTGATGCTTCTACTGTTTGTAATGAACCATCACTTGTAATAATTTTAAATTGCTCATCTTGTCTAACGCCCTCAACCATTTGACCATTTGTCAAAGTAATCAATACATTGTTCAAATCTGCTAGATTAGCAATATCTGACAATGGAATAAAACTAGAAGATTTTCTTAAAGAATTTATTGCTTCATCTACTTGCTTGATTAAGAAGTCTTTGTGAGCTTGAGGTGAATCATGTTCTGTAATTGCAGTTTTAATTGCAGTAGAAAATTCATTTAGTAATTGCTCTCTTTCTTCGTTAGTAGGAAATACTGTAACACTGAAATAGTTTTTTACAGATGTAAGTATACCTTCAGAAGAAATTAAATCTTGACGTGTGATGTTCTTCTTAGAAGATAGCTTATCAATTGCTTTAGAAATACTCTCAACTTTTAAAGCTGAAGGTTTCTTGACACCTAATATTTCACTAACACTTGACACATACTTTGATGGATCATCCATTAATACAACAGCACTAATGATACCTTCAGCATTTCCAGCATTGTAAAATTTATTATCAATACCAGCCAGGCCCTTGTAGATATATGCCATGTTATGCAATGACATCATCTTTTGCTCAGGTGTCAATGCACTGCCAAGTATAAACTTTGAAGCGTTATCAAAATTACTATATACTGAAGGGTCTAATTTAATTAAGTTAAGTACAACTGAAGTGTACTTGTCAGTTTGTATTTGACATGCCATACCTTTATATTCTTTGATTTTACGAAGATTAAGAGAAACAGTCAGTTATCTTCCTCAACTCATCTAAAATTGATTCTTCTGTGACAATTCCTCCCTCTACAAATTTACTATTTTTTTCTGATATTTGTTGTACTTCTGGTGTAGAAATTGAACCTTGGATTTTACTGTGTAATGCTTGTAAACTTTCAAGAGTTAAACTTGCAGAAGTTGCTGGTGATGTTGTTGTATCAAATAATGTTGGTTGATTCTCATCATTTGTTGTAACAACAATTGCTTTAGGTTTACCATACTTAACAGGTTGACCTGAAATGACAGAATCTCTAATACCATTTAACAACTCTTTACCTTTTGGAGTCTTGTAATATTCTTCAAGAGTTTCAAAGTTTGTCTTGTTCATGCTGTTAAATCTTTTCATTGATTTCATCGCACGATCATGCATCTCTACAATTTTACCATTGTCAGAAAGATCTTCTAACATTGGAGATATAAATTGTTTAGCAAACTCTAAGTTCAATCTTGTAGCATTTAAACTGTCAGAAAGTTCTTGAGCTTTATCTTCTGTTTCAAACTTCTCATTTGTTACTGGAGTATTGCTTTTGTCTACAACATCAAATCCTGACTCTGTAGTACCTTCAACAACAAATGGTTCTTCATTCTCTACAGGTTCAATACCAAGTAGTCCAGCAAGCATGCTAGACGCATCTTGAGCACCAACACCTTCAACACCCTCCTCAGTTGTTGTTTGTGTTTGAGCTGGTTCTACTGGAGTTAAAGTTTCTACTTCTGTTTCAATAGGTGCAGGTTCTTCTGCAACTTCACCATTTTCATCTACAAATGTAACAGGTGCTTCTTCCTCTACTTGATCACCACCATTTACAGGAACTCTATCAACTAACTCACCATCAGGGCCAATTTCAGGCAACTCTTCTTGATTTACAGGAATAATAGGTTCTTGCGCAACAGGTTGTGCAGCTTTCTGTGCTTCTGCTTCTTTGTCAAAATCTTCTTTAAACAAATCATAAACCTTTTGTTCATTAGGAAGTAAAGGTTGATTCTTTACTAACTTGTCAAGAATAACTAACTTTCTAACACTTGCATCATCTATTGTACCAGCTGCAATAATTTCATCTAATTCTTCTACTGACAAATCAGATATGCCATCAGACTTGTATTTTGCAATACCTTCTTTAACTGCAGTTTTAATGGTTTCATTTATCTGCTCTGATAATTTTTGAGCATACTCTGCGTTTTCAATACCAACATTTGGATCTACTGCCAAAGTAAGAATGTTATTGTATGCTTCACTTGACGTTACAGCAGTTCCAATATCAGCTAATAGATTTATGTACTCTTGTTGATTTAATCCAAGTTCTACTGCAGCAGACATAGCAGCGACTGAATAACGCGCTGATACTGTATCTACATAATTGATTAACTTATGTTTAAACTTACCATCAGCCATTCTAGCTAATGCTCTTTGGAAATTTTCAGGATTCATTAACACATCTACAGACCTCATATAGTCTTTAGTGTCTTGGTCTAATCTCATGTAGTCATAAACCTTTTCAAAAGAATCTCTTAGTGTTTGTTCAGATATTTCAGTATTGTTACCAGCTTGTTTATTTTTAATAGACATTAACTTTCTGAATGTGTTTATAACTTCAGGATGGTCTATACTAAATAAGTCCTGTTCCTCTTCTGATAAAATAAAGTCACCATTTTCATCTTGAGTTTCAAGTTTTCCTCTATACTTTTGGCCTACAAACAAGTCAGATTCATCTTCTGCAATATCATTGCCTTCAGAGTCTTTCCCTATTACATTTTTTCTAGTGTCCCAGAATGTTTTCCATTTGTTAACTAATGCAAGTTCTTCTTGTTTATTTGCAATCTGTTCAGCCAATGCTTTCTTTGCGTCAGGTTCAAGACCTTCTGCCTGCATGTTTGTATTTAAAATCTTAAGTTCTGCAACAATATTACCTACTTCAGCGTCAACTGATCCTGCATTTGTCAAAGTTCTTAATGCAAAATCTGCAGAAATGCCCATGTTAGGCATAGCTAGTATTTCACTTGCAACTTGTTTAGCACGATTTGCAGCCATTTCACCTTTAACACTATTCAATGCAATTACCTGAATAGCATCTTCTTGTGCTTGTCTTGTTAAACTTGTAACAAATTTACCTCTACTACCTGCAGAATAAGCCATTGGATTGGCTAATTTATTCTTAACGTGACTTGTTACATTATCAATAGTATCAGAATACTTTTTAATATCTCTAGCTACAGATTCAGAAAAGTCTTGAGCTGTAGCATATTTTGTGTTTTCTAATTTGTAACCAAATGATTTTTCAAAATCTTCAGCAGTCATTTCTACACCCATATCCTTTACAGCTTTGTAAAGCATGTCAATTGAGTGTGTACGTTTTGCACTTGCTACAGCAGATAACAATGAGTTATCTTTACCATTTTCAAAATCATATCTTGAACCCTGCGCTGCGCCTTCTGCTACTTCTTGAGCAGCATTCATTTGTGCATTAAAGTTAAATACTTTTTGTTCAAACTTACCCTCATGAGCTTGTTTAAACAATGAGTTCATTTGTGCCAAGTCCTCATCTAATTGCTTTTCAGCTTTTACAATAGGATTTGACGTTGGATCATTTTTATATTGATTACTGATAACAGCTTTATTTGCAGCATCTAAAGAACGTGATGCAACAGCTGTTGGGAGTCTGATTACAGAACCTGTTAAAGCACCCATTAAGAATGTCTTTAAACCTTGTTTTGTAAATTGTTCTTCTGCTCCTTTTCCAAATGCTTGTGATAAAGAATACTTTGTACCATTCATTTGACCAGCATAGTAGTCTCTCCATCCTGCAGCAGTTGTTTCTTGTACGTTTTCTTGAAGACCTTCTGCAATTTCAAACTTTAGGGCATCTTTAAAGAATGCTTTTCCAAATTGATATGCTGCTTCTTTTTTACCAAAGTCTTTTGCAACTTGACCTAATACACCATAAGTTCCAGTAAATCCTTTTTTGTAAAGTTTAGCAGCTGCTGCTTTTCCTTCTACTCTTAGAATTTGCTCAGCAACGTCATTAGCTAACATGTTTGCTGGCAAGAATTTACTAAACAATGTACCAAATTGTAATTGGTTTGTTGCAAGTAATACTGCCATGTTAGTATTAAAGTTAGATGAACTTGCTTTCATTGCAAGTCCTCTCATTTTTTCAAATTCTTCTGCTGTTGGAACACCACCTTCATTATCAATCTTGTACTGCTGAACCATTTTGTCAAGAGTATCACCATAAGATGTTACTGCTTCAAAACTTGCTTCAGTAGCTGCCATGTTCATTTCTTGACCAACACGTCTTACTCCCTGTAAACCTAGTCCAACTAGTTGACCAGCTGATGCACCACCTTTGGCAGCTGCAGCAACTCTTTCTCCATATCTAATTCCTGTACCAAGTAATGGAGTACCTTTTAAAAGGTTTTCTCCAAATTCACTAAATGATTTAGACTTTAAAGTTTTAAGCCAACTATAATTAAATGCTTCAAATGTTTGTGCAACTGTACTTCTTAATGGTGATGCTGATGCTCCAGCTATTGTTGCAGCTTCATCTATTTTGTTTAATACAGCAAGTTCGTCTACACTTTTAGCACCAAGTTTACCAAAACCTTGTAATACATCTCTACCAAAAGTTCTAAGTCCTCCTTTTGTAGCTTGTCTTGCAGCAGTTCTTGCAGCCTGATTAGCAGCAGTTAATGCAAATGTTTCAGCACCTGCACCTCCTGTTAAAGCAGTAATAGCAATATCAGCTGCAATTTCAATACCAAGTCCTGCAAATGTTCCTAATGCAAAACCAGCATTACCAATAAACTCAGACATTGTTCTTTTACCAAAGATACTATCCTCATTTTGAGGTTGTTCAAACACAAAGTTTTTCTTCATGTCTAACTGGTCTTGATAGTATGTTTCCATCATTGTGGTCTCATCTGGTTTCATTTTGTCCCAGTCAAGAGTAAACAATGCTTCAGCCATACGTCCATAACCTTTCCAGTAATCTGAAAAAGTATTACCAAACTTATAACCAAATGAATCAAAACCTTTATCTAATGCAGAACCCCATGTTTCTTTATCAGCAAATTTTTGATAGTTTGTAGTATCAAATGGATTAAAGTGTTTTGCTTCAAATCCTTCTTGATACATATATTGATCTGTCAAAGACTCTGGTGCATAAGCAACACCGCTAGGTCCAACAGGTCTGTTTAATTTATCTAAGATACTTTTAGGTTGGTCGCTGTAGTATATATCTTTAACACTCTGAGTATTAAGAGAATCAAAACTACTACTAAAACTACCTTTGCCTTTTTTAGGTGGATCAATAGGAGTTTCTAATGGTGAAGTTGTTTCACCAATCAAGCCTTGATCAGGTATACCTTGATTAAAATCAAATGTTATATTCTCTGCCATGTAAATGGTTTATTTCTTTATTGTCCTAATTCATGTTGAATTCTCTGATTGATGTAATTATCAAACGTAGAGTTAATAGTTTCATTTGCTTTTAGCAAACTATTTACATCACCTGGTCTAAAAGGAATATATGAAGTTTTATTTTCACGTTTTTTAGTTTGAGGATTGTAAAAATCAATGTTATAAATTAACACAGGATTACCAGATGCATCTTGAGATCCTTGCAAATTGTAATCAAAATCAAAACCTTTATAAGATTGCTCACCTTTAACAGAAGCACCAGGGTTAGTTAAGAAATCATCTAATACACCAAGTGATTGTGATGACACTGAGTTAACAGTAGCGTACTTGTTAATTCTTCCTAAAGCACTGTTTGCTCTAGCAGACTCATAAGGTAATACAAATGTTAATGTACCAGGATTTTTAATTCCTATCTTTTTACCTATATCAGATTTCTGAGAAATGTTAACTTGAATATTTGCATTGTTACCATCATAATTAACTGTTGCTTGATCACCAAACAACTCAGCTAAGTCAGATGCATTCATATTCTTTAACACACTCATATCAATAGCAGATCCATCTGATGAAGTGATTGACTTTACAGCATATGGATTCTTAACAAGAACTTCTATCTCAGCAGCGTTTAACTTACTGAATTTGTAATTAGATGTTACAGGTCTTGTTCTAGCAGCATACTCAGATGTCACTAAAGTACCTAGTCTTTGTTTTGCAGCAGCACTTGTGTTTGATAAGTCCAAATCATATGCTCCATTTGCAAGTCTTCCTCTAATTACCGCACCTTTATAAGCATCTTTAACTCTTCCGTTAGCACCAACAACTTCTTGAGAAAGTCTCAACATGTTTTGATTAAGGTTTGTTCTTTCTGATTCTAATGTTTTAAATGCATTAGATGCTCCTCTAAAACTTTGAACAAATTTTGCTGCGTCACCTGTTTTGTGTAATCTTGAATAAGCTGGTAATTTATCTGTAGCAGCTTTGTATGTATATCCTGCTAGTGCATCAACTAATCCAGTTGCTTGTGCAGCATTTCCTGGAGCTGTAATATTAATACCTAACTTGTCACCATACATTTTTAATGTAGCCTTGTCTTGAGCTGTTAATGTAACTCTCTGACCAGCACCCATTTGTTTAATCTTATTTACAGTATTGTAAACATCTGAATACTGTTTTGCGTCTTCATTCAATACAAGTAAAGCTAAACCATTCTCAGCATTAAATGCTGTAGAAAATGCTTTTTCTCTATTGATGTTCATACCTTTAGAAACAAGTTCAGCTCCACTTTGTGCAGCACCTAAACCTGAACCTAAGTATTCTTCTGATGGCACATATCCTTTACCTTTTAATTCCATCATCTTAAGTTCAGTAGTAATACCAAACTTCTCTTTATCCCAATTAAGTTTTTGTTGATCCATTGCAAGTCTTGCACCAGCAATTCTTTCGCTAGAAGCAATGTGTGCTTTTGTTGCCCACGTAGTATCTGGTCTATATTCAATAGATTGTTTTGCTGTAGCAAGCGTACCACCAAAAGTTTGAGCAGCATTTTCTCTTGCCTCTTTTGTATATAATGAGTAAAGATTAGATGCTACATATTGAGGCCCTTCTTGCTGCATTTTAGCAACTTCAGATTTAGAACCATCAAGTGTATTTTTGTAATCATCTCTTTTTTTCAAAAGTTCTTGATAGTCTTCTTTTACATGTGGTAATGTTGGAGGGAATCCATTAGGATATTTTTTCTCATAAAGAGAAATTTCATCATCTATTTTTTTAAGTTCTTTATCAGCTGTTACACCTTCTGTAGAAGTTTTTTCATTTAAAACAGGTAATAATTTTTGTGAGATTTTTTGTATTGCTTCTTCTCTTTTTATGCCATTTGTTGACATTTCATTTCTGATAGAAGATTCAGCAGCAACACGTCCCATAACCTGAAACTGTCTGTCAAATCTAGTTCCCATTGTGGCCTTTGCCCACTCAGTAAAAATAGGAGCTACACCTGCACCATTCACACGTTTAATAATATAACCATTACCATCTGGACCAGACTGTGTAATTTCTAATCCTTGTTCTTTAGCTGCTTTTCTAAGATATTCCATTGTATCTTCAAATGGAACAAACTCACGTGGCTGTACTTTTTGTACAGATCCATCTCCTCTTTTAGCACCTCTTAAATCTTCTTCTGCAAAAGCAATATCCATTTTACTGTAATCACTATACATTGCACGCATCTTAGGATCAGAACTATTTTTGTACTGCTCCATCTTTTGCTTTTGTGCTTGATGAAATCTTGTTACAGCCATATCATACGCCATATCTTGATCCTGAGAAATAGGATCAATCAAACTTTGTGCACGCATGATATTAGTAGGATTTGAAAGGTCAACATTAGAAACACTTTTCAATGCTCCTTGTAGCTTTTTAAAAGCCTCCTGTCTAAAACTTTCATTGTCAGAATTTGTCAATGCACTGTTTAGCACAGAGTTGTAAAGATTTTTGACCATGCTAAAACCACGATCATATTCAGCCTGTCTTGTACCATACACCTGAGTCAGAAACTGATAGTCAGGTTTGTACAATTGCATTGGACCAAATTGATCAGTAAGTCCTTTTATAAATGTTGCCATGTTTTATTTCTACTTTACTTTTATTAAATTATTGATCTTCCCAAGGAGTCATATTAGCTTGAGCAGGAGTAGTCATGCCACTCATATATGCTTGTTGAAAATTATTCTTCCATGTAGGAGACTGCTTAGCAGTTTGTAAATACATATTAGATACTTGAGTTGCATATTTACGTGCTTCTTCTTCTCCTCTTGTACCTACTGATTCATCATAAGCTTTTTTCCATGCTGCATTTGCAGTTTGAGTCATTGCTGAAGGATCATAACCAGTACCAACACCACCTCTTGCACCACCTCCATATGGATTTTGGTATACATCAGGAGCCATTCCAGTTCCTTCATCACCAAGTATCTCTCTACCTTGACCAGAAAAATCTACATCTCCTAAAATAGGATCTATATAAACTTGTGGGAATAAAACATTCTCCATTTGTTTTTTTCTAAACCAGTTAGTTGTACCATTATTAAATGCTGCAATCTCTCTCCATTTCTTTTGTTGTAATGAATTGTCATACTGTTGATTCAATGTTGCCATATCTTCAACATATTTTTGACGTGCATTTTCATTACCAAGTATTTCTTGGTTTTGAATTTGAGCATTTGTATTATATGCTTGATTAACAATTCCAATATTTGCAGCTTCTGTTGTATCTAATACATTTGCTGCATTAGCAAATCCTTCACCAGATGCACCAAGAGTTGTTGCTAATCCTACGTTACCATCAGCAGTATTTTGTACTTGATTTTGGTATCTTGCCATTTGCTCTTGATTAGCAGCAAGCTTTCTTGTAGGGTCTAATAAGTCATAACCTGGTGTAACTAAGTCAATCTTACCTTGTGTAGGTTCATAACGATTAACTTGATCTGTTGCAGTTCCTACAAAGTTGACAATGTCTTGTAACCACCATGGTCCTTCTTTCTTAGGTTTTTTCTCAAAAGTTTTTCCTGGAACGCCAATACATTGACCATCAACAACTCCTTTATCTTTTGAAGCTGCACCAACTGCTTTAATAGTTGTTCCAGAAGGAGCAAGTGGTTGTTCACCAGTTTTATGAGAAACAGAAACAACGTTTTTAGAACCATCTGTGTATTCAACACAGAAATATGCAACTTCTTGTCCTGGTTCTGTTTTAACAGGAGCATCAAAAAATCTAGGTACAGAGTATGTAACCTGTCCAAACTTAGAATCTCTAAAATATGGATTGGTTTCCTTATTAGAACCTAATGGTGCAAAATAAGGTACACCAAATTGCTTCATTGATTTCTCATTTACAGCATCTTGAAACCAAGCAGCTGCTTTATCACCTGTTGCTTTACTAGTTTGTAAATCTTTTTTGTATTGAGCAAATCCTCCTGTGTATTGTTTATCAATCCAGTCACCATGTCTATCTTGAAAGTCAGCCCATTCTTCAGGTGATAAATCACCACTTGTTCTAGCAGCTGCATTTCCTGAAGAAAGATAAATACCAGTACCTTTTACGTTTGGCTGATTTTTAAATGTACCAAAGTTTGTGTTTGTATATTTAACATTCTCAGCTTTAGATAAAATCTGATTAATGTTTTGAGAACCATATTGTTCATTCTGAACGTCTGTTCTAGTTGCTTGTGCTACAATTGCACCACTAGCATCTTTTAAATATTTTTGGTTTCCTTTGTAATAAGCTTTTAATACAGTACCATCTTCTAATGTAATGTTACCTGCAAATATTTCTTGATTAGGATCTACACGTTTGTTTCCTGATGCTTGTGCATCTTGTTTAGTAGCAACTGTAGTATTTAAAGTACCATTATTTGGAGGATCACCAGGACCAGGTGTAACAGTACCTGCTTCTTGATAATAACCAAAAACTGAACCACCTGACGCAAAATAGTTTAATGCTTCTTGAGCTGTCTTAGGTTTGCCTGTAGGTCTTGGAGCAGATTTAACAGGTGTTTGTTGTGTACTTGTTGTTTTAGCTGGTGCTTTAGTTTGCATGCCTGATACTTGTTTATTCAAGGTTGCTACACTTTCGTTGTTTGTAACATTTCCTCTATTACCATCAGTATCTACATAAGTCCAACCTGTTGAAGAATTAGCATCTTTGTAATAAGTATACTTATCTCTACCAGCAATCTTATATTCTTGTCCTGCAGGTTTTGTTTTTTCAGTAACACCACTGTCATAGCTATTGTATGCACCATTAACTGGTACAGATACTGGAGCAGCTTGTGCTGTTCCTTTAACATAAGCAAATGTATTATTTCTTACGCCTTGCTCAATTTTACTTGGGTCAATAGCAAAAGCATTACCAACTCTTTTTCCTGTGTTTGGATCAATTTTATAAACAGATACAGTATTAACATCTTGTTTGTATGATGAGCCAGCATTAGCCATACCTGTACCTTGATACCCTGCAGTATATCCAGTCTGTGTTGTTTTAGCATAAGCATTAGCTACTTCATATTGCTCATTGCCAATATAAAATTGCTGCCCTTGCTTTAATGTGGTTTTACCAATTGTGTTTGAGTTTGACGCGTAATAATTTCTACCACCTGGTTTACTTTCAACATAAAATCTTTTAGCTTTTGTACCATCAAATCCTGTGTCAACATATTTACCAGAGTCAACTCTTTCCATTAAGTCTTCAGAGTTTGTCTTATATGTTCTACCATTAGGTCCTTGGAATGTAATAATATCACCAGTTCCCCAACCAAAAGCATCTTCATGTGTTTTGTATTTAAATGGTTCACCATTTAAGTATATAACCATGTTAGGTGTGTAACTCAATTGAAAACCTCCATCTTGGAATTTTCTATTCATTGAACCACCATACTTCATTCCTTCTTCCTGTCCTTCCATTACTTCTTCCTGAACACTTTCACCTTTTTCCATTCCAGGTATTTGTGTTCCACCTAATCCAGCCATTACAGATTCTGCAATAGCAGGAATTCCATCAGGAAATCCTTTCATAGATTCTTGTACCAATGCAAGCATACCCAACTTTTGAGTATTCTTTTTAAGCATCTCAGCAGAAGAACGTTTTTGAATAGCATCAGTATCTTCACTTTTTAAGTCTTGAACAAACTGATTGATTTGATATTTCTTTGCAATTTCTGCAGGAGTATAACCACCTTTCTTTTCTTTTAAACCAAAGATAGATTCAAGAACTTCTTTGTCCTTAATCTTTAATTTCTTTGTGTCAGAAAATATAAATGAACCTTCAGGTATATTTACAGGCATGCCACCCTTAGAGTGACGTTTACCTACAAAAGTAAATTGTTCTAAGAAACCATCTTTGTTGATATCACCAACTACTGTTTCACCACCCTCTACTTCAATGTTAGCTTCTTCTTCAGGAACAGCACCCATAGTATTTTTAACATTACTTGTGCTTTTACCAGTGTCAGTAAAACTAACATTTCTACCAACTAAACTATAGTCTTGTTGGTCTCCAGGTTTTGGTGCTTTTTTGATTCTAATCTTTTGCATAATAAACTTATGAAGTTTAAACTTTATTATATTATAAACCTCCTACATTTAGAATTTACAAATTTAATTTGATTTTTCCAATTTTAGAAGGCTTTTTCTACATTTTTTAGTCAAGATATTCTATCTCTCCACCCATTGCAAGAATGCGTTTGATCTCATCTTCATCAGCATAAAACTCACCGCCTTCTTCATATTGTCTTGTGGCAGGAATAAAAGGAATTAATCCTCCATATTTAGCTGATGACATTTTAGTACCAAAGTCTTGTATTGGTGTATTTGCAACAAGTGCAAAATTTGATGCAGGACCTGCGTTCAATGTATAGTTACCAAATGGATTGACAGCGTTCTGAGGATTATATCTATTCATAGTATTACCCATTTCTCTCAAACGTTGATTATATTCTTTTTCATAATCACCTGCACCAAGTACTTCATTAACCATTCCTAATCCAGCAAGTGCATTGTTTGCTGCAATAACACCAACGTTATCACCTTTAAAAGTTTGAGTTGATTGTTTTGCCACATCTGATTTGTCAGTAGGTTGTGCAGCACCACCAGGAGTTTGAGCTACTTCAGTACCTCCAACACTTGTTGCTACAGCAGGTTGAAATGATGAAAGGTATTGTTGATAATCATTCATATCTCTACCTTCTTCACCCATTAAACCTCTATTATTTTCAGCAAGCCACTCATCATATGTTAAAGGTTTGCTTTGACCGCCAACTTGATATTCTTGCATTGCACCACCGTACTTAGCCATCATTCCAACATTAGGATTATTTGGTATTGTACCATCATTCATCCATGGTTGCATCATTGGGTCAGCTGGTAACATATTTTGTTTTCTATTCATTTCATCTTTAGGAGCTTCTTGGTACATGCTAGGTTGAGAGTATTGTTTCATTAGCTTATCTTGATCTTCTTTTCTTTTTGCAAGTACGTCAGATAATTTTCCAGATTCTTTTGTATCATTGTTTACAACATACTCAGTTGTCTTTGGTTTACTAAACAATTTTTCATATCCTAAAATAGCACCAGATAAACCAGCAGCTGCACCAGCAATGCCTTTTACTGTTCCAAGTATTCCCTTATTAGGTAGTGCCCAAATCATTGATCTAGGATCTCCTAATGTATTAGCTGTAGCTAATCCTCTATTCCAAGCATTATTTTCTAATGAACTTATTGTATTTGATTCAGTCTTGTTTGTTCTTTGATCTCCAACTTTATAGTTTTCATAGTCATACATTGAAGTAGATTCTCCACCATCTTGCCAAGTACCAAAACGCTTATGCCAATACAAAGGTGAAAAAGGATCTTTTGCTTTTGCAGAATCTCTACCACCCATTCTATCCCAAAATCTATCTTTGCGTTTTTCAGAACCATGTTGTGTAAAGTCTTTCATTCCTTTCCATCCACCATGTACTACTTTATATTGATCACCTTTTTTTGCAAGCACCATCCATTTTTTTCCAGGACGCGTAGATTGTTTTTTAACACCCACCTTTGAGAAACCCATATTCTTATAACGATCAGGAACTGTTCCACCTGATGCCATTTCATACATTTGTCCTCCAAGTTCTTTAGCAAAGTTCCTAGCAAAGTTAGCTTTTTTTACCATCTCTGGTGAATATTCTTCTTTATTATCTAAAATGTGTTCTGCTGCTTCTTGTACAGACATGCCCATCTTAGTAGCTTGTGCTTTAAATGTTCCTTTCTTTTTAGGGTCAAGTTTAATACCACCATACTTCATCTCATCATCAGATGATAACAATTCTTCAGAATCATCTTCAATATCTTCTGTATCTACTGGCACATCTTCTTCTTCTAAATCAGATTCTACAACGTCATTTTGAGCTGACTGAATAATCTCCATACCTTGCTCTTCTGAAACACCTTGCTCAATTAACATTTGTAAAATGTCATTAGGATTTGTTCCATTTTCCAACATCATTGATATTTCACCTAATGCATCATTAATGTTTGATCCTTGTTCTTGTTGAGGTTGTTCTCCTCCTTCTTGCATTTGACCGCCACATTCCATACATCCTCCATTCTTCATTTCATAATCACCCCCATACATCATTTCAGGTACGAAACCTCCAAAGGCGTATCCATATTCATCCATTTGATCAAGATTACCTGCTGCAGCAAAACGTGCGCGTGCAATATCAGCTGGCATTTTTTCACCACCTTCTGCCATATTGTTCATTATTTTTTGTTGAACATAATCAGGTAAAGCATTAAATCCAGCATTGTTTGGTGTGCCGCCATCACCCATTACTTCCATACCAAATTCAGCTTTTCTCCAACCACCACCTTTTGACTTATACCATTTTGATGCAAAACCATTTGCGTATGCTGATGGATAAACGTCATACTTAGCTTTTGCTGCTGCCTTAGCTCTTGACCATAAAGCAGGATTAGTAGGAACGTTGCCTCCTTTTGCCATCATTTCTAATTTGTTATAATCTTCCATTGTAAAGTTTTTTTCAAATATGTTTTGTCCACCAAACTCATTTTTTTTGTGATTGTAATCAATGCGTTTGCTTGATGTTTTTGATCTTTTAAATTTATCTTTTTCAGACTGACTAAGTTCAGAAGCTGTTTTTGGTGTTTCACTACTAATTCTTTTAGAAGGTCTACATGCAGGATAACCATCACGCTTTTCACCTTTCTGTCTACCACATGGTTTGCCAGTTTTGACATCAACCCATTTCTCAGCAAACCATCTATCTAAACCACCATGTTGGCCACCATTTTTCATTTGAACCTCTGCATTTTCAGCTCCACATTTATGACATGTGTAAGGATCTGATCCTCCATTAGAAACTTTCCAAGACCAACCACAATTGCCACATTTAATATCTGCATCTTTTTCACCACCTTGTTTTTTCATTGGTGTTTCAATAACATAATCGCCACCAAATAGATATTCACCACCTGGCATCATTAATTGTGAGTTGCCTAAATTATCAATTCCTTGTACTGGAAAATCTACATCCTTCATTGTAATTCTATTTGAAGGAATTACATTAATAGGATTGTTAACATCAGGGCTACTATTTTTGTAACCCTGTGTGCTAATAAATTTCATCAATACATTATTTGTATCCTTCATTATCTTGAACTATTAAGATGTTTTGAATTTGTTAGTTTTAAAATCATTTTCTTGTCACCACTTACATTTTTGCGTAAGATCACTTTGTTTCCATAGTGTCTGAATTTTTTATGTTCAGTTGGTGTCTTAAAGTAGTTTACATAATTAGGATTAATTGATCTTTCATAACCTGAACATTTTGTAATCCACATTGGTGTATCATTACCTGTAAACTCACCTCTATCTTTTGTAATATCCCAAAATTGATTAAATCTAAATTTGTTTTCTTCTTTAGAGAATAGTATGTCAATACCATTAGCTGTTGCTTGTGGGTAATTGACCAATTCTAAAGGATTGTTTTTACCTTTAATTTTAAGTTTCAACAAACCAGACATTTGCTCTGAGTTATGTATAATAGCTCTGTCAAAGTTTTCATCAAGTACATGATTGAAATCTTTACCATCATTGAAGAACTTATATACATCTAGTGTATATTCTATACTTCTAAGAGTTGTTACGCTATTAGGTGTTGTCACAGGATATTCTACTTCCCATGGATAATCTACTCCATAGTAATTTGCAAAACTATCCCATCTATCATTGTGTTTCCAAAATCCTCTGCCTTTAATTGTAAAGAAGTGCTCATGTGAAGGCATTAATAAACTAGGTTTCCAATCATGAAAACTTATCCATAATTTTTGCTTTGGATCATAACTGATTGTCCAACCACATGGAGTAAAACATTTAGGATCATCATATGCGCATGGACACTGAATTATTTCTGGTTGAACTACAATAACTTCTAATTCACAAATATTTGTTACATCACCTTTAGTACTTATCAATTGATAAATAGTGTTTACAACTGGTGATACTGTCAATGAACCTGTTGCGTTTACCACAACATTATTTGGCATTAATACTACAGATTCTGGTGTACCAAGTACAGACCATGTCAACGTTATTGATTGTCCTAAATTTATAGTATATGGATTAGATTCAAAAGTACATTCTAATGGTACTTCTGGACATGGTACATTTAAAATAGAATCACCAATTATATCTGCTACAATTCCAGTAAGTGATTGACTTGCAACACCTCCTGTAGTATTTGCATAAATGTCATGCAATGGTAAAATAGTAGATGCATATTGACCACTAACTCCATAACCTGTTGCAATAGGGAATATTAAAACATCCTGAGCTAATGCTTGATTTGAAACATTTTGAACATTTACATCATCAACACCTACAACATAAGCATCATCAGTACCAGATGGTCTAGCATCTGTAACCATAATAATCATTTTGATAGCATTTGATCTGAAAACTCCTGCTTGTCCATCTAATACCATCTTAACACCTATGTCTGTAGGTTCTGGTTCACCGCCACCACTTCCCAATGTAACAACTTGTAATGCAGTGTTAAATGTTGCAACATTATTTGCAGACATTACTTCTCTTACAACGTTAAGAACACTACCAGATTGATTCACAGTTATTAATCCAAATCTATAATCATTATTTGATTTTGTCACAGCATCAGTAGCAATATTAGCAACACTTGTTTTAATGTTATTTAAAACAGTTCCCATACTTCCTGTAATGTCAATAACAAAAACTAAATCTAATGGTGCTTTACATGGTGCATCTGGATCTTCAGCAAGTGTTGTTGGAGTTTCCAACATACTTGTTGAGACTATTTCAGATGGTATGTCAATATCACCAGTAGTTCCACAAATATAATATGGTACACCAGAAGGGTCATCAAAGTGTAAATCTGATCTCAAAGGAATATAGTCTTTCTTTGTAAAGTATACTAATTCATATTGAGGATCATAAATTGCTTGTACTCCAATACCTGCTACTGGATTATCATATAATGGATAGTCTGGATATTGACGTAATAGTTCTGAAGGTAAATTTTCAGCAAACCAAAACTTCAATCCATTTCTTGATATCTCATCAATGCCACCAGAATAATGCATAATTTTACCTGACTTCTGAGAAGCATAAAATAAACCATGTGGTGTATTTACTGCAGATCTTGAAGAAATGCATGCTCCATACTCCAACGCATCATCTGCATTTACAAGACTTTGCATGTTTTGTTGAAACAATCCTCCATCACCAATTGTGATTTTTACACCACCTTTAGTCTGCAATTGATCAACACCTACAAATTGTGTAGGTTCAGCATCTTCAAAAAGTATTATAGCACCTGTTCCATTCAGTGACTTTATTGTGTTGATTTTTCCTCCAAAATCTTTATAGTTAAGAGGTAAGAAGTTTCTCCAGTTATCGCGTTTAAGACCTGACTGCTGTTGGAGAGAGTACACTCCACGTTTAGGGTAGTACTCAAAGCATGTGTTGTATATGGCTGGGTCATAGTCCCTAGGGAGAATTTGTCCCCATGTCGCGAAGTTGTTAAACAACTTGGATGTGCTAAGTGATAAGTCATATTTGTTATATATTGGTTTAGTTATCAAATCTGATCTAAACATAGTAGCCTCATCATTAAATGAGTTACCATATACATCATAGAACTTTTGAAAATCTTCTTCACCATAGTCTCTAAACGCCATGTTAAGTTCAGATTCTGTATAAAAGTCTCTAATACCGTTATGGAAAAGATATGCAAAGCAGTTTCTCAAAGTCCATGTACCAGTACTACCTGCTCTATCCATTCTATGGAAGTCACTAGGCGTTGTAAAACTTACACCATTTGACAAACTTATATTAACATCAAAATCTGTGACATCAAATTTATCAAAGTTTATCCAATATCTTGGAACAGGACCATTTACATAATTTTTGTAATCATATTCTGTACCAGTTGGCATATCATACATCCATGTGTTAAAGAACATGTATGGATTCTTTTCAGTGTATCTATTAATATAGATGTCTCCACCAAATATTGTTGATGTAGTATAAAGAGTTGTAAGTTGTGGTTCAGTTGCGTATATGCAAGAATCTGTAGGTAATTGAACAACTGATGTTAATTGACCATACTGATTTTCAAAATCTACTTTTAATGCACCATAATATGCAACTGTTGTTGTACTAATTGATTCTTTTGTAGGATTAGAACGATCTATTCCACCATCTTGAATTCTATGTTTTGTATTATCTATTGTTGATGATACATCTGGTAAATCAGAAGTTAATTTAATAGCTACATATTTGTTTCTATTAAGATTGTTAATTCTATATGTAGCATCTAAATCATGAATCCCAGAACCAATATATTTTGCTCCTGAATCAGCAATCTTTCTTCTAAATGCTTTTGGTAATCCTGAAGGTACTGCAGAGTTAGATACGCCTGAATATGAATGATAGAATCCATGACTATTGTATTGAAGCATGTATTGTCTATCCTTACCAAGTTTTCTAAATATATCCAAAACTTGATCAGTAGCTTGTCCCCAATAATAAGTACCACTAACAATCATTACTGCAACAGATGCAATAGCAGCTGCGGCATTTCCTGCACCAAATCCTGAAAGACCTGATGTAATACCATATGTTGTTAAATCACCAATAATAGATGCTGGTGCTGATTCTTTACTTACTTGTGTTCCACCATAATAAAATCCAGTACCTAAAGCTAAAGCCCATGGAGCAACTTCTGATGTCAATGTTGTTTTACCAACAGCTTGTACAAGTGCAATTCCTAAACCAACAATACCTGCTGTTACAAACGCACCATCAGTTAAAATTACATGTTTAGGATGTTTATGTGGAAACTCATACTTACCTGTTACAGTTCCTCTTTCTTCTGTATATACTTTTACGTAGTTAGAACCAATATATGGTTTAACAAAATTTGTTTCTACAGCATGAAAAGATAAATAGTTTCTTTTGTGAGTGTCAAGTTTAGATGCTGACTCAACACCAGATTGACTTCCTCTACCAGAATCAAGAACTGAAAAATCGTTTGTTAAGAAGTTATCTGGTCTAATATCATTGTAAGGATAATTCTGGAACAAACCTTTTCTTCCAGTACTTCCTTGAATATTAAACTCAAACATGTTGTTAAATAAACCTTTCGCAACAATAGTTCTGTTTCCTTCTCTAGATCCTCTTAATATCTCATATCCTACAATATCTTTAATTGGAGTAAGTGTCTCATCTACAGGATGTTGAATATTTGAAAACTCAACACCTAAATTATAAATATAATCTCCTCCTTGACTATGGATATGTATAGTTTCATTTGAAGGCATTTTGTGATGTCTAATTGGTTTACCACATAGTGTACCCCAAACATCTGGTTTGTCATCAGGATATTTTTCTGTTGATTCCCAGTATGCCATGTCTCCTTTAGCAATGATAACACCACCATCTTTGGTAGTACCAGATGCTAAATATTTTGTTGCAGTATCATATACTTGCCACACTTTAGTTTCTGTAGGATAAATAACGTCAGGTGTTGATACAGGGTTTGTGTCAACTCCTGTAGACAACCTACCAGGAATATGAAAAGAAGCACTTCTTGCTCCTGTTTTATAAACCCATCTAATGAAAAAGGCATACACCTCATCACGCATGTATCCTGTAACATTACCTCCATTATGGTAATAATCTGTAGGATATTGTGCAGCAACCCACTGCACTTTTATATCATTTGCTTGTTTTTGATAATTAAAGTATGGTTGTGTAGTAACTCCTGTTCTGATAAGATAGTTATTTACAGAGTGCATTTTTTCACTCTTTTCATAAACTATTGATTTTAAAGGTATTACTGCAAGTTCAACAGTTTCTAAACTTTGATTGTACAAGTCAAGATGTACTGATGTTTGCCTAGTTGAATAATAACCAACCTTTTTTGCTATAGTTTGTTGATTAATTACAGCAATAACAACAAGTTCATACTCATCATAGTCTTTGTCTAGATTGTCAATAGTAATATCCAAAGATCCACCAATTCCAGTATGATCCCACAATGCTTGTGGTTGACTAGGTAGTGAGTAATCTGTAAGTCTTATTCCGTTTTCAGAATAAGCTACAACTGCCATATAACTACCATTATTTAATTGGCCAGCTCCTTGTGCTTTTTTTACATTTACACATGGTTGTGTTACAAGAGGATGTAATCTTAGTGCATCACAATCTAAGTCAGTTGTGTATTCAGGAATAAAACAATCTGGATCCTGAGACAAGTTGTTTCCTGTTGTTTTATAAGGAACTCTGTCTAAGTTTAAAACTCTATCAGGATTTAAGTTATCCTGAAAATATGTTGAATGTGTGCAGTCATAGTTTTCTTTTGTAACTGCTGTGATCAAGTTTGTTTTCTTAAAACCAAGGCATGGATCATTTACAATTACTGTATATGAGCAATCTCTTTCATCAAAAATACCAATCTCAGAAGAAACATCATCTGTAGAAAATACAACCCAAGAAGTTTTAGTTTTGTGAGAAATACCAATAACATCATAAGTTGCGTTTGCACAAAACTTATTAGATGGCTCATTGCCAATAGAGCCTGTCTCACCATAGTGAGCATTGTTTATAGCATTTACTGCATTAGTCCAAAGACCTTCTGAAATGTAAATATCAGTATAGTCTTTAACCATACCTTTGTTGAAGGCATTAGTTTTGGCAGCACTTGTATTTGTAAAATTTTCGCTCATTAGTCTTTGATGTTGTAATTTTTCTGACGTAATACTTTATATATTGTTTCTGTCAAGTAACCTACTAACCATGCAGTTGATTCCTCATCTGTTATGTTTATGTTTGTTAAAATTCTAATAGCTAAATGATATACCTCATGAGAGATTAAATTTATAGTAAGTTTATCTTTTTCATAAACAATATAATATTCCAATCCTTTTGCACCAGGTAAATCAAAAACACATCCATAACTATCTGTAACATCTACTAAAGATTTAGTTTTTTTGTCAAGATACTCTTGCATGTCTTGCATACTTTCTACAACGCGTAAGTTTACTACAGCTTCATAGATAGCAAGATTTATTTTTTTTTTAAATATTTTAGCAGCCATTAGATTCTACTCTTAAACATGTTATAGTAATTGTGATACTGTGCTTTTCTATTCATTTCCCATGTCTGCTTTAATTCTCTAAAGTCAGGTGTATTCACAAAAGACAAAGCATTGTTTCTTGATGCTCTAAGTTTTTGTTCTACTAACTGTAAATAGTTAAGTACATTCTCTCCAGACATATACAAGTTTTCATATATTCTCTGTTTCAAAGCATACTCATAGTATTCATTTACCAATGGATGTTCCATTACCAATAAGTTTCCTTTGTCGTCTTCCATTAAACTTTGGTAGTTAATGTAAACAACACCCTCATCAAAGTTTGTTACTAGAAATCCATTCTTTATATACGCTACATTAGGATCATGACTGTTTAAATTAAAACAATCAGCTGATACTGATTTGCTTTTTTCAATTCTTAATGGTATCAAATGAGAATGCTCATATCTTCTACCATTTAAGTTATATGCTACAACTTTTTTACCTTGTGAATCACTAACAATTTCAGCACTTGTTCCACCACTTGTAGTTGCAATTGTGTTACCACCCATTACAACCAATCTTACTTCTGTGATAATTTCACTAGATTCTGATATTAATTCAAAACTATTATTATCTAAATGATGAATTTCAAATGAAAGCAGATTGCCATCAATGCTCAAAGCTTGAACTAAAATATTTGCAGTACCAATGTTGTGATTTATAACATTGATTCCTGGTAGAATATTTCTTATAACACTATATTGTCTTACATTACTACCACCTGTAAGTTTAAACATTTTTTGAGCAAGCAGGACTCCCTCTAGCATTCCTTCTGTATAAGTTTTTGCTCTTTCTTGTAGGTAGTATGAATTATGACCTTCACATACAAGTGCAAAGTTTAACACATAAAAGTCTTGAGGTAACTTACCTTTACCTTTATGAATTTCTATAGCTTTTGAACGTGATGGGTTTACTTTAAGACCTAGCTCATAGTTAACCTTCATGGCAACTTTAATTAGTTGCTGAGGATCTATTGAACTTTCTAAGTCATAAGTTCTCATATCTATCTTGACACTCTCAAGTAGTTCATCAAATTCTTTATATTGTACTTCAGTCAACATAGTGTTTTATATTAAAATTATCTAGCAGTGTGTTTAAGATCCTGTGCAGCATCTTGTGGAACCTGCATCATTAATCCTAAATCTCTCATAGCAAGTTGTTCTATTTCAGGGAACAAGTGTTCAGGAACATTAAATGGACTATCTTGAACATATTGACAGTCATCCGCAGGATCACAATTGTATTTAGAAATATCACCTTCAAACACACCTTCAATTCTAACAGCGTCCCATTCTAAATTAGGAAAGTACAAATGACCATCTAAATACCAATAATACTTTTTCTTATTGTACTTAAATGTTTTTTGTCTTTCCATTTGTTGGTAAGTAGTAGGATATGTGCTTGTTAAGTCTTCTGATAAATCTAATGACGTAACAGCTCTAATCAATGGTCCCCAGTATCCATCATACAATTCAGGTAATTTATCTTTTGTTCTTTTAAAGTAACAACCTGTTTCAATACCATGACATTGAGCTTGTGCTCTATCTACTTCAATTAACTCTATAAAATCTAGAGTTTGAAACACTGATTGATATTTCATAATGCGATTCAAGTTGTCTTGTCTACGCATCATTAGTTTTGCATGTTTATTAACAAGAGAATACAAGAAACGGTCAGTCAGGAAAGCATCCTGCTTAACAGCTTTTACTTGGTTACGCAGCCTTGATAATACTTCACCTATTGTAATCATTTGTTATAATTCAAATTCGTTATACATTGTTATGTCTGGTTCAATCTGTTCTTTAAAAGATTCATAACCTTTAGTTCTGAACATACTTGATATTTTTATTGCAGGATCAATCTCCACATATTGTTTCCATTTTTCAGGATATGTTTTACTGACCATTCTTTTAAATGCTCTTGTAGGTTTAAATCCCCAAAGTTCATGATTCTTAAACCTATACTTTGTACCATAGGTTGTATAAAAAATCTTTGCCAAATGTTGATCACTTTCCCAGTTGCGAAATTCTATGACTTTCATATATTCAGCACTAGTCTTGTAGTCAACATTTGGACTACGCCTTGGTTGACAAGTTCCTATAAAAAGATGTCCAATTTGTTCTGGAATCTCAACACCATCTCTATTTTCAATCACAGTAGACCAAAGGTTTGTGTTGAATGTGTGAATTATTTTCTTCACATCAGCAGCACTTAAGTCTTTTGCAGAAGGGACTTTTTGTTTAAGTAACTCAATAAATTCTGAGTTTAAAGTTCCTTCAGCACTGGGTCTGAAACGAGGCGCATTAAGATTTGGTTTTCTTGCATCTTTCATATGATACCTACAATAAGAATTTACTAAATTTTTGGGACATTATAAAGAACTTCCTTGATTAATTAGACAGTATATGTAAATTCACTGATCAATCCTTTAGAAGAATCATGAATATGCATTATAGCAGAACGCGTATTTCCCACATATTTATTATGATAGTGGTAATAATCAGATGAAGTCAATGCTGGAATTATTCTTGTAACAAAACCATTTTGTTCATTTTCAGTCACAAACTGAGTTGTCTTGCGTCCATGGTAGTGTCCTGTATAAAGCATTCTATACTTAGAAACTCCCCATTCATTAGGAAACTCAACTGCATAAACCAAAGGATTATTTTTGGCAGTCACGTCACCATGCTCAAAACAAAGCATGTTCAAGCCATAAGTTACAACTTTTCTCTCAGCATAGGCTACGTTAAAATTAATATCATCCCATGTCTTAAATGCTTGAGAAACAGCGTGTAACAAATGAAAGGAACTTAACCTATCATGATTACCAGGTATAAACAATACTTCCAGCTTCTCACAAAACTGTTTAGCTGTACCTATTGCTTGACATATACCATCAAAAGCTTTTATGTAAGCCTCTGTTGCCATCTCAGAGTTCTCTACTGGAGTTCCTTTAGTGGTTGTACCACCAAATGTATCCATGTTGAGCGTATCTGGGCCTATTACAAACACTATCTTCTCCAAGACGTAGTTTCTATTAGCTTTGTCAATTAAGTAGCTTACAGAGTCATTTAAGATCTCTTTCATGTTTTCATTTCCAACTTTACCAAAATGCAAGTCTTGTAATGAAAGAACCCCGCAAACTTTTTCTTGAGAACTTGTGTTCTGCCAAAAAGCTGCAGGGTCTAGTGGTGTTATTTGTGGAACTTGATATGTTTCAAGTAACTCTAAGAATGTACTTTGTATTTTTTCTTCTTGTGGTACTCTACTAACTAAAGCAGATACTAACCATTTTGTGCCTTTCTCTTTATTCCAATATTGAGATAGTTTCCATTTCTTTGTGTCTATCTTTAATAATGCAATAATTTCTTCTGCACTACGTGGCTCTGTTGCAGACAGGCCAGTGATCTTACTGGTTCCTGATTCTAGATCTTCATGAATTTCAATTCTTTTAGAATCTTCCTCTTTGTTGTAGAATCTGTCTTTAGCATCAATGCCAAGTTGTTGTTCTAGTTCAAATAAAATTTCTTCATTTGAAACTGACTCAGATTTTTTTGTTAAATTTGCTTCTACCATTTGAATGACAACAGAATCTATTCTTGAACCTGCTTCATTTAAAACTTTAATGACTTCTTCTTTTATCTTTTGATAATAAGATACTGAAATACCTAGTCTTTGAGACTCAGCTTCTGCTGACTTCTTTCTTTTTAAACTATGGTATACTGCTGAAATAATATTCATAGGTTATTTTAATATGGTTAAACTTTAGCAAAAATAGGAAATTAATTTATAATTTCTTATAAACAATTGGTTTTTAAAAAGATACCCCCAGCTTTCGCCAGGGGCACTTCCATCAAAACAGTAGGAAAACCAACAAACCTAATGCATGACTATTATCTTTATTAGTAATTAATTATGTCAACTGTGTTGTCATGACCCATTACTTGAGCTGCACAAATAGATGCTCCTTGTGCAAAATAAGCTCCTTGATTACATGCATTTAATTGACCAGATACTTGCCCAGCTAGTACAAGAACTGTAAATGATTGAGTATTAGGACTGGCACAACTGCCACCATTTAACTGAGTCCATAAAACATTTACGTTAAAATTTGTGTCTACAGAAACTGGAGCATCTAAACTAACACTAGCACTCATATAATCATCAATTGTACCGCCAATACATGGTTCCATTGAACCATACGCACCAGTTACTGTAATTGGACCTACTGGGTCACCACATGGGCCATTAATTGTTAGATTACATTCACCAGCTATTACAACGCTACCTTCTTTTGCACAGAATGTAGTTGCGTCATATCCACTAACACCTCCTACAGTTACTTGTTGAATTTGATCCATGCAATCAATATAAGCTGAAGTTTGTCCTTGAGCTGATGATGTTGATATTGTGTAAGATACACATACTATTTCAGGAGGACATTCTAGTGCTGTAGCTACTGCAACAGCAGATGTACTTTGGTCTGATAAATATTCTCCTGGAGGGCAGTTTGTTCTTACTGTCACATCATATGCAACACCACATTCAATCCCTGAAGTTATAACAACAGGTGATGCGGAATCTTCTATACAAATAAAAGGAGTTGTTGCACCTACAGGTCTATAACAAATTTCATAACTTGATATTCCTGATACTGGTGTAAAATTTATAGTTAATGTTGCCATTTGTTTATTTTTTTTATTTTTTTGTTAAGCTGTTACTGTAGCTGATACTCCTGTTGGTGCAGGACATGCTGATTTACATGTTTCAACAACAACATTTGCTGATGATATTGGATCACAAGTTGAACGATCTGACAATTTGTAAATTATTGCAATATAAGTTCCTCCTGAAAGACCTGTAAATGTATGTGTGTATGATCCAGGATTTCCAGTAGGAATCCAATCATGAGTAAATAAAGGCACTGTTGGGTTAGATGCATTATACAATGTTACATGTAAATCTGTTGCTTCTCCATTATCTACTGCTGAAACGGTTAACGTTTCACAATTATCAGATATTGCTGTAAAGTTTGTTAAAGGGACACATGGTATTTCACAAGGTTGTGTTTCTGTCAATACAGGACATGGAGTTCCACCATTTGATGCAGGTGTAACTATTGTTCTTGTTCTAGTTTGTTCACCTTCAATACATTCAGACCATGCAGACCAATCTGAAACAACACAATCTACAGGACATCCTTGTACTAAAACAGCACTTGTTACAACTGTATCACATTTTACAGTACCAGCATCTTTGTAAATTTTTACAAAATAATTTCCTGGAGTTAATCCTGTGAAAGTATGACTATAAACAGTAGCTGATCCTAATGGAGTCCATGTTTTGGTAGATACAACTATAGTTGGTGCATTATTGTTAAATAATTCAGCATACAAAACAGTAGCGTTTCCATCATCAGTTAATGAAATTTGTAAAGTTTCACAATTGTCAGATAAAACATCTATGTCTGTTAATGGCACACATGTTGCGCAAACTTCAACTGTTACAGCAGAAGTTGTAACAACATCACAAGTTCCTGCTGCACTAGTTTTATAAACTTTTATAAGGTATGAACCAGGAGCAACAGCTGTAAATGTATGAGAATATGATGCAGCAGCGCCAGTTGTTGTGAAAGTAAATGACTGTAAAACAACAGAAGGTGCACTTGTACTAACTAATTCTGCAACTAAACTTGTTGCTGGACCTGTAGCTCCATCTGAAAATGATACTTCAATTGTTTCACAATCTAATGATCTACCAAGAATATTTGTTATTGGTTGACATGGCAATGGTAAGTTACAAGATTCTGTTTCAATTAAAACAGGACAAGCTACTCCACCACATGATGCTGGCGTAACAACAGTTCTTGTTCTTGTTCTAACATCCCCATCACAAATTGACCAATCACTCCATGCAGATACTACACAGTCAACAGGCTCACAACATGATCTTGTTTCTATTAATGGAGGACAAGCAGTACCGCCATTTTGTGGAGCTTGAATTACTGTTCTAGTTCTTGTCTGAACACCATCTATACATTCTGACCATTCTGACCATGCAGAAACTACGCAATTTACAACTGGAGGTGTTCCATCACAACAATCACAAAGTCTTGCTGCAATAATTTGTAGTACTTGACTAAGATCTGCACCTGTAGTAATTCCAAGACATGGAATTGCAGGTCCTGTATATCTTACACATGTGTCTAGAACAATTTCTTCACATGGTTCACCTATACAATCTGGTGGTGGTGGAGCTGGAACACATGGTGTTGGCTCTGTGCAAGGATGACAATATTGATTAGGATACATTATATTATATTTTATTTGTTTCTATTTAATTAACAAGTTACCTCACCACTACATGCTACAGCTCTTGTGCTTGAGATACTTCCAATACAATTGTAGGATTTAATCTTAGGAGCACATGGATCTGATGCACATTGAACATATTTTTCCATTTCATAAATATGATCTACACTAGAAACACCTGTTGCAAATGTTTTTGTAATTGATTCTGAAGTAATTAAAGCACAATCTCCATCTATGTCATAATTAATTACAGCAGTAAATGGTGCTAAAGTATTTGCTACAGGATTACCTGAAACTATATCTTTTAGTGTAAGGGTTGTTTTTCTTCTTTTTGTAACATATGAATTACCATCACATAATTGATTGATTTCATCATATGCAACATCTGTTACAGCTACACAATATAGGACAGTTGTCAAAGCAATTTTACCAATGGTAGTTGCAACAGTAGACAGATCACAAGAATATTCAGCTGTAATTTGTATTTGATAATCTTTTGCTGGATCAGGAACAAGTGTTATGTCATGAAAATTTGTTCCAAAAGGTTTGATAACACTAACAATAGGTGAACCTACTGTTGATGAACCATTCCACTCATATACTTTTAGTAAATATTGTAAAGGTGATTCTGACACAGTTCCATTATTTGGAGCAGACCAAGTTATTTTAGAACCTGTGCTTGTTACATCTGTTATTTGAATATTAGATACAGGAATTGGAATACATGGTATTGTAGTGTTCAAACTATTTACAATTGCAGATCTCATATCACATATTGTCAACCACATGTTTACTATGGTTTCTGACAAAGTTGATGGAGAAGCAACCCAACCTGCAATTTCTGACATTGTATTATCACCATTGACTAGTTGTGGAGCTGAGTCTAATCCTGCACATTCTGTACCAATCGCAGTTGATAACGCAGCATTGCTTCCAAGAATTGTTGTTAATTGGCAAAACTTACTTTCAAATGCAGAAAATGCTTGGCCAATAGGAACAACTGTTCCAGGTATAGGATTACTAGCACACTGTGCAACAACAGATATTGTTGCTCCAGTACCACCACCTCCACCAGAACTTGCTTCTAATGTAGTGACTCTATTTTGCAATGTTGCAATGGTAGAATTGATACTTGTAATATCATCTATAATTTCACAAATTTTACTTGCTAAATAAGAACTGTAATCAGTTGGAAGTAAAGATGTTATTTCATCTCCATCTTCTGTAAAATATAAACATGGAGGTAATGAAATAGGAATAGGTACTGTACTACCACCAGGTCCATCATCACAACAATTTTCTTCAAAAAAACATTGCTTATCAATAAGCAACTGTAATGCTTGAATAATTGTAGTTGGTTCAGGAATACCTGTTGGCACTAAGCATTTAAAATCTAGTGTACTAAGATCAATAACTCCAGAAGTTATTTCACACAACTTCATTGCTAACTCATAAACAACATCTGTAATTGAGTCTCCTTTGCATAATTCAATACAAGGAATATCTGGACCTTGCCAGATAACGCATGAAGATGATACTTTTGTGCATCCATCTTCAGGTTTTAATCTTAAGTTGCTGTTTATAGGTTTCATTATATTGTCTTGATTTTTTCTTCAATACTAATTTTTGAACAACCACCACCAAAAGTTAACCCACAAGTGTTCATTTCAAGAGTTCTTAAATAAAGTTCTCTCAAATCATTTGCGTATTCTGCGTCAATTGTCATCTTACAAGATTTTAAACCATAACGTGTTTTCTTGTAGGAAACAAATACTGAATCAGCAAATACTTCACTTATGCGTTCTATTGGATCCATACTATGTGTTGTTTGTTTTATTTACATCTGTAATCAAAGGGTATTTAGCCACTTGATTATCAGTTAGTGCTTTCAATCTAAGTTGATTCTCATAGTTTGCAGCACATGTGCCACATACTTCTTTACCATCTGATGCAATTCTTTTTTGACATCCACATGATAATTTTGATCCACAGTTTTGACAGTTCATCTTATAATTGGTTTTAAATAATTTGTCTTAGTGATGATGACCATGTGATCCATGAGTATAACCTCCGTGTGATCCACTGCAACTAACGCAACAGCCAGTCATATATTTTTTAAGCAATTTGTCAGCATATGCTAACATTTCAACACCTTGCTTAGGTGAATGACAATATTCTGTCTTAGCTTTTGCAGCATCAATGTACATTTTTATATAACGTAAATCATGTAGTTTTTGATGTTGCTCTGGTGAAGGTTCACAAGGTGCTAATTGTACTTTACAAAGTTCCTTGTAATACGCATTCATTATTGTTGTTGTTCTCAAATGATAATATTCAACAAATACTTTATCATTAGGAGAAACACTGTATTTGATTGTATATAAACCATCAGGCAAAGAAATCAAATGCTCTGCTTGAGGATGTTGTAAACTAAAGTCTTTAGCATTCAAATTAAGGGCAAAACCTGGAGCAATCTTTGGTTCTGTAATATATAAGGGTTCTGCAAATCCAGGAAAGAATATGTCTAACCTAGGACAGTCTACAGGTAACGTCTCAGCATAACTAGAACTATCCCAAATTTTTAGAATAGTATCACATGCTGTGTCTGGAATATCTAATGCCAGAATATGTTTTATTGCCATGGTTTGAATTTATTATAATAGAATCTCTACACTTAGAATTTACAAAAAATATCTAACAAAAACAAAAAAAGGAGGGAAGAGTTGCACCCTTCTCCTCCTTCTTTGCAATGTATGGAAAGCAAGATCAGTTATTACAACTGAACTTGAAGTTGTACATGATTACCAGAACTCAACAATAATGTGTCAAGATATGATTCAAAAGCTGCATCACGAGCGTCTACAACAATTTTCACCAAGTATTGATCAGCATCCATCATACCAGTTGGGTTGCTCTTACGAGGAACACTGTGTAAGATGTGGTAAGCAAAGTACTTAGAGTTACGAGACAACTCAGTAAGAGTAGTATCATCTAAAACTTCACGTAAACGTACGTCTTGAGTCCAAGGCTCTTGTTGGTATCTTTTAGCTAAGATCAATTCTCTAACTAAAGTTTCACCATAACCTTTTCCTTGGTAAGCTTGAGTTACTTCAGCAACGAAGAAACAAGACTCAGAACAAGGATCACCAGTTGAATCAACAGCAGATGCATAGATATAAACAGGCTCAATTTCAAAATGATCTTTAGGATCAAAAGAACAGTTACCAAATTTAGTGTCTACATAAGCACCAGTCAATTTCAATTGTACCCATTTGTCACCCAAAGCAATTGTGTTCCAGTTAGCAGGCTTTGTAGTAGTAACTACAGGAGATGCACCAGAATTGTCTGTGTATAACAATGAAGCAGCAATGAATTTACCAATGATTGGATCAGCAGCAATTGCAGCAGCCCATGCCTCATAAACGATAGCTGAATCAACTAAAGTTCCAGCAACATCACCTTCGCAACATCCTGTGAAAGCATCAACAGTTTTGTAAGCGTTGTGAGTTAAGAAACGCAAAGCAGCAGAACCTTTAACATCTACACGTAGACGGTAAGTTGTGTTACATGTAACATCACAAGGAGCAGCAGCACCAACAGTGATTACATGATTTACAGCATTTGCTGGTTCAGTTACGTAGAATGCACTAACGTACTTAGGGTTGATACCTTTTGACTTTACAGTCTCTTTGTATCCACCGTGGAAAGGACCAATCTTGTCATTAGCGTGGAAGCTACCTTGAGCAAGATAAATTAATGGTGTCGCAGCATATGTAGGTGCAACAGTTAAGTCTTGGATGATGTTATCTTGTGCAGATACAACACCAATTTCACCAGCAACCAATGCTAATGTGTTTTGCCCGTCTTTAGTAGAGAAACCATCAGTTCCTACTAAGAGTTTTTGGAAGGCGTGTGGAAAGTAAGCCATAATTTTTAAAATATTTAAAGGTTAAAAGAATTTATTTTTTTGTTTTGTTTTTACTTTAAGAATAACAATTTATACTTAATAGAGTTGATAGTACTTTTAATGTTATCTAAGTCATTTACAACTTCACTATATGGTGTTATTGTTTGTAATCCAGATACCATCTCTTTCATCTCTCTTAAATAAGATAACGCTTCTTCTACAGAATTCAAAATTCTTGGAGCAGAATCTTCATAATTTAGCAATTTTTCTGATGCTCCTTGAAATCCTTCAGCTACAGCGTCAGCATGACCTGGCAAAGAATCATATAACTCATTCAATGCTTTATGTGCAGAAAATGAACCAAGTCCTGTAACTTTCAAATGTAATTTGTGAAAGCTAACAGAGGCGTTCATTAATTCAGTAACACATGCTGCAGTTTGAGCTTCACATGACGTTGCAGCAGGATATCCTGTTGATGTTCTTTTCAAGGTTTTATATTGTCCAGCAAAGTCCATATTATTAATTGTTTATTGTTGCTTGTTGTTTTGTTCTTGAGTATTGGTTAAATAATTCAATATCTCCTGCTATAATAGAACATGCTTCATCAATAACCATTTCTACAATATCATCTTTTAATTCACATTCAACATCAACATCAGCTGTTCCTGTTGAAGGGTTAATACATCCCAAGAAAGAAATATTTCTTGGTTTTCTGTAGTAAACCAGTTTTGGCGTTGAAAGATTAAATTCACCATTTGTATAAATTCTGAATTTATTACTTTGAATTGTTGAAAATGTTTCACCCCATTTAGCACTTGGTGATCTAAAATCATCAGATAACAAAGAATCAACATCCGCAACCTGTGCTAAGTAAACAATCAATGGTCTTTCAGGACAACATTCAGTTATAGCATTTACAGATATTCTTTTATAAAACATGTAGTTTGCAGGAATAACAGCTGTTTCATAATACAAAGGAAATTGTGTAGCAGTTAAATTTTGCTCTACAAGAAGTATTTGCAAATCATCAATGTTCATGATTGTTTGCTCACTACCTTCTTTTCCTTGGTTATGACCGTGAACTTGCCTACGTACCCATTCAAGTTGAGCTTTGTTGAAAGCCTCAACAATCTGCCAACACTCAATGTTGTCATAGTCCTGAGAAGAAAGTTTATTCAATCTCTCTTTAACTTTAATTTGTAGTAGGTTATTGTTCATTAGTTATTCCAGTATTTCTCTACATTTTTTGTAATATCTACCAATGTTTCTTCGTTTAAAGGATTCTTCAAATGTTCTACAACATCAGAAGAGTTTTTACCCAATAAGCTACTGCTCTTCATGTGATAGATAAATCCATCAGCTCTGGTAGCAATAATCTTATAGAAGTTTGCATCCTTAACAAGAGATCTTAATTTCAATGTTTCCATATCCATTAAACATACATCTAGGAATCTTTCTGCAGTTTTACGTTTGTCTTTATCTACAGTTTCACCATTAATGTATTTATCCATGTTGTCATAAAGTATGTCAAGTGGTGTAGACTTTTTGTACTGCGTTGAGTTACCATCTACTACTTTACATACATAGAACAACTTGTTTGTGTTCTTATCAAATAACTTTTGTAATTCAGACAATGCCTTATTACGTAATTTTTTAACTTCAGTTCTTACAGAAGCAGTTTCTTCATACTTATCCAAGTAAAACTTAGGAGGTACAGGAGATGTTCTTGCTACTTCAAGATTCTTTACGACAGCAGAAAAACCACCAGCTTCAATAGCTTTTAGCTTAATCAAGTCATAAGGATCATTTGCAGGATCTAAATAGATTGGTTCATTACCAAATCTCATAATGATTTTACTCCAAAACTCATCATTGTCTGGTCTAAGTAATTTTACTTTGTTCCAGAAATGTTCATCAGTTGGATCTAACACATTAGATGCAAGTTCTTTTTCAAGTTGAGCAACAGTCATGCGAATCTGCTTAATTGCTGCTTCTCTTTCATCTTCATCTAATTGTTTGATCTCAGGAGCAAATTCATTCAATCCTGTTACGTATCTTTTGATACCATTGTTTTCTAAACATGCTAACTGTTCCTCATGGAACACTCCTTCAAAAAGTACCATTTCATACTTTTCAAGACCCATGTTAGAATTCATTGTGTCAATGAACGGACGTACTGCTAGAGTACTTGACCTTTTAAAGGTCTGATGTTTTTCAATCATTGTTACTTCCATAATTTGTTTTTGTTGGTTAATTATTTTCTTCTTTTTCTTTCTGTTTTTAGCAACTTCTAGTTTAAAGCTCCTGAACCACGTCAAGGTAGTTGCTTCTCAGGAGAACCTGGGAATTAACCCAGGCAAGTATTTGTCAAGTTTAACCCTGACGTGAGGAGGTGGAGTCTTGCTTTAAAAGCAGGGACCTGGGGGTTTGCGTTCCCCCAGGTTTGCTTAGTGCCTTCAAGGATCCTTAGAATGATCCTCCAGTGATAGGATTTCTCATAACAATTTTGAGAACTTTAGTAGGGTCTTTAACCCAGATAGAAGGCATAGTCTGAGTCATAAATACTCTATAACCATTGAAATTACCTGAAGATGCAAAACCTTGAGTTCTTCCCATGTAATCCATAGTTCCATTTTGGTAGAACCATTTCATTTCACTATCCCACTTCAATTTCAACAAGTAAATGTTGTCATTGGTGTTGTCAGTGATGTCAAACACGATGAAGTTATAAGAAGACAATGGGAAACCATCAATGATTGGGTTTTCAATGTCATTAGTGTGTACGTTGTCAAATGCTGGGTTCAACACAAACTTAACGTTAGCTAAGAAAGGAATAGTGTAGCTAGTGAAAGCAAATCCAAAATTCAAATCCATTGCGTTGTTACCAGAGATAGCACCTAAACCAGACTTGCTCATGTCAGCAAATAAAGAAGTACCAGATCCAGCAGTGCTGAATGCTTCTTTCTTGATTGCCTCATTCACCATCTTCATACCAGCCATACCAGTTTGAACAATGATTTGACGATTTGGATCTGGTCCTTTGAAGTCAACTTTACCATTGTAGAAGTTGAAGATCTCAGAACGGAACAACTCTAAATTGAATGAACCTTTGTTGTAGATACGTTTGAAAGAGTTATCCAACTGTGCCCAAAGACCAGTAGACAATCTGATATCATCTGGACCATCTTGCTTAATACGTCCACCTTGTCCCCACATTAAGTAGGTCTCAATGTCATTAGCAATTTTGCTCAAGTGTGCAGATTCCATTTTAGTTACAAATGAACGAGTCAATGTACCATTGTCATAAGCTTTCTTGATGTAGTCTTTACCCATTTTAGCTACCATTGCATCAATGTTAGTCAAAGATGGATCTTTTGCGATGTTAGCGTCAAATGATTTCCAGATCTCAGTTACAGGAACTGTACCATCTGCATTCATTCCACCTTTCATCATCATTTCTGCGCGAGAAGAAACTGAATAGTGTACGTGAGCTTCAGCACCACCAACATAGTTGTAGTACTCACGGAAACCTGCGCTCAATTCTCCAATGTCAGAGAAACGCTCACCATACTCACCACGAGCAGAACCTTTTCTGAAGAATTTAGTACCTGGTTTCAAGTATTTTTTGTCAAGAGCCTTAGTGTTGTCATTGTTCACTAATTGAACAGTGTACACAAAACCATCACCTGAAGGAAGAATATCTTCTGCAGTGATGTAAAGTTCAGCTCCTTTATATTTGTCATAAGTGATGATATCACCATGTCCAAATACACGCTTGTTAATTTTGATTTTGAAGGTAGTACCATCTTGACCTAGAACAGCTACGCCTGGCTCAACATCTTCTACAACGTAAGGAAGATCCTGTACGATAGGAGTTTGCCATTTGTACTCACCACGAGGGTTGTCTACAAGAATAGTGTTTTTACCACCAAAAGAAGCCATCTGATAAAGAGGCATTTCTACCTTTTGGGTCTGTGCCCATAAGTCAACTGGTCCTAAATCCATAGGGTCAGTACTCTTAAGCATGTTCACCAAATGGTAAGAATCTACGTGAGAACCAACTTTGTAGTTAGTGTCGCGTAAGAACAGTCCATTGTTTAATACGGGTGTACTCATTGTGTTTTAAATTAAAGTTTAAAGTTATAAATTATTGTTATTGTCTTTTAAAAATATTAGCAGCCTGGCGAGGTATTTTTCTAGTTGCAGGTTTGTCATCTTCCTCATCTTTTACAGTTGATGCAATCTTACGTGCTTCTTCTGTTTTGAGTTTTCTAACTGTATCCTGTGTTACCTCATTTTTTGCTTGCTTTCTGATATTTTCCTTATAATCTTCAGGATCAGATAGCAACCATAATGTTTCAGCAATCAAGTCATAACGTGGAGCTTTTCCAAACTGATGGTCTTCTAAAAGTTTACCAAGCAAGTTTGTAGGACGTCCTGTCATACTTTCATACTTAACAGTTGTCAATTCATCCCATAAGAACTTCTGACGTTTACCATCAATCTTTACACCATTTAGTTCAGCAGGTTTCAAAGTGTTGTATATGTTATCCATATACTCTTCTTTTTTCTTTTGCTGATCAGCGCGGAATTGTTCCTGCTGTGCAATTTTTGATTGAACTACTTCTTCTTGCATCTGATCCAATTTTGGTTTGAACTGTTGTGCTTTTTTTGCAATTGTACCAGATTCAACCCATTCTTGTAACTGATCTTCTAAAAGTTCATTGTCTCCATTACCAAAGTTTGTAGCTTGTAGGTATTGACGAGCAATCATTTCCTGATGCTCAGCATTTGTTGGATCCAATGACTTTACCTCTTCAGTTTGAGATAGTGCACGAAATAATCCTTTTATGTCAGTGCCACCTTTTGCAACATATTCTGCTGCATATTGTAGTTCTGATGGAAGTGATTCAAAGAACTCTTTTGGAGTTTGCTCTCTTAAAGCTTTTTCCTTCTCATCAAAGTTGGCTTGAATTAAATCTTTCCAATCCTTGATAGAGTATTCCTCCATTGGTTTTTCATCTTCAAAAGGAACTAATAGACCTTCCTCAATTAATTTTGAGAATGTTTCTACCATTCCACTTTTGTCAATCTTTTTGCGTCCTTGTTTTTTATCAGCGTCCTCTAGACCTTCTGTATCTTCCAAGTCAGCATCTAACTCAGCAATTGCTTCATTAGTTTCAGTAGACGTTACTACTTTCTTTTTATTTGGATCATCTGCAGCATCATCCTCTAAGAATGACATATCTACAGGTTTTCCTGTTGAGAATATTGTAGGTTTCTCCTCACCTTGATCTTCATCAGATGTAACAATGCTTTCAGCTCCTGGCATTGGTAGAAAGTCGTCAATACTTTCAATTGTTACATTACTAACAGATGTTTGTTGGTTGTTGTCTGTTGTACTCATACTTTTTTTTCTGTTTAGTTGGTATTATTTCTTGTTCTTCTTCATATATAATCTACAAATAAACTTTGAAGATTTACACCCTCAAAGTGTATTGGTTGCACATTTTTTGTATTATATAGCTATGACAGTTATTTTTTATCATATTTATTTTTATTTGTTTGTGCTACTTGTAATTCTTTTTGAGCAATTCTTTCTTTTGAAAGTAATTCCTGACGTTTCAACTCAAGTTTTGCTTGCTCAGATGTTTGTTTGTTTATTTCTCTTTCTCTTGATAAAGACTGATCTGCTTGTTTTGCGTTCTTCTTATCAAGATACTCAAGAGTATCAATATAATCATTCTGAGCATTTGCATCTCTATCCTGCATTGCAGTATAACCTGCAGAGCGAATTTCAGCAACCTTAACATCAGACTCTCTATCTAGAGCTTTCTGTTCTGCATTAAACTTAAGTTGAGCCTCAAGACGTTTAGTTTCACCTTCTTGTTTCATCTTCTCAGTTTCTTGCATTGCTTGCATTTCTTGTTGTTTAGATGCAGATGTTTTCTCTTCAATAGACTTCATAACATGTGTAATCTCAGCCATAGAGTCAGCTTTAATAATGTTACCTAAATCATAAATAGAAGCACCTGATGTATTATTTGAAATTGCAAGAGAACGTATCTGCTCAATAACCTGTCTTTGATTAACCTTTGTTGAGATAAAAATGTTCAAGTCTCTAGCCAATAATTCAGTACCATTAATTTCAAAGTTAACCTTTTCATCCATAGTAGTCAAGTATTGTAGTCTCAAACTTGGTTTATTTGAATGATAGTACTGTGATAAGTCTGTACGCATTTGATGTACGCGTGGCATTAGGTACTCAGAGTGTTGTGTAAAATAAGGCTCAGTTTGAGAGTAACTCATGTTTATTGCTTGCTCTATACCTTGTGCAGTTTCTTGGGCATTAACAGCACCCATACGCTGAGGTGATAGACCAATTGCTTCAAAGCACTGATTCTTAAAATAGTTAGATAACTGAATACGTGACATCAAACGATTAGTCTGCTCAAGGTTTAATACTTGATAATGATTAAAGTTTGTTGCGTTTTCTGTATTTGTTATAGAAGTATCTAAAGGTAACATTTGGAAATTCTTCATTGCCACGTACGCCTTAGAGAAATTGTTATGTCCCCAGTCTTCACCCATTGAGTGACGTGGTAATGCATTCTGATCCAACATAATAACTGTTCCTAATTCATCTACAAGAATGTCAGCTATCTGGTTATTTACCAAGTTGTAACCTACTTGATAAGGTTTCATTTTGTCTACAAGAGACATTGATTTTGTATTTCTATCAGAGAATACAGCTCCTTCAACTGGAAGTTTACAGCCATATAGTGTAAAATCTCCTTTAAATTGGAAACGTATAGGTTTTACATCAAGATACATTGGAGCAAATCCAAAGATATCATGGTTGCCATAGTAAGCTGGTCTATTAGGACCAATCTTGACACCACCCCAAGTTTCATTAATCCATATCCAATCAATGTGTTCTCCATAAACTAATGTTTCTCTATTTTTATTTTTTACAACTGTAGTGTCATAAACAGGTTTATCTGTAACTTTATAACTTTCATCTACAATCATATCTACAAGCATACCTTTCTCATCTATTCTTGATAAGTGTCCAATCATACGTTGTGACTTCCAGTATACTGTAGTAACGCGCAACATGCCCATATCTTTAAATTCCTGTAAGTCTTCTGACTCATTTAGAATTTGGAAGATAATATCATCACCAGTATTCATGTGCATTTCACTTGCACTTAAGAACTGGCGCATTCCTAAAGAAGGGCCATTTGTATTCCAGTCATGTGATCTTGTAGCATCGTAGAATGAACCATCATTCTGTACGCCTTGGATGTTATAACCAGCAGATTTTACAGGATAGATTGCCTCAAGACTATGAATCTGATCTTCATCCATCATGTAACCATACTTATCAATTACATCTGCAAGAGTAAGCAAGTCTATTCTACCAACCCAGTTAGATTGTGAGATATATCTTGCCTCTGGAGATTTGTGATAGAATGTCAATAAAGGATTCCATAATTCAATCTCATAGTCATCTTCTCCCATTTTAAAGTGCCAGAATTCTCTATCTGTAATAAGCATATCTCTGAATGCCATATTCTCTAATTCTTTCATAGAGAATCTTTCTTCATCTACATTATGTTGATGAGTTGCCCATTCTTCTACAAGAGATCTATAATCCTTTTTAAAGAATCCTTCAATCTCAGGTAAAGATTTAAGAGTTTCAGGAGCCATCATTTGTTGTGCTTGAGCTGCTTGTTTTTCATCTTCAAGATTTAGACCCATCTTTTCTATGGTCTCTTGCATTTTCTGCTCAGCTCTTGAAACAAGTACTTCTTCTACCATAGCACGTTTAGCCTCAATCATTTCATTATATGAAAGATCATCAACTGCGCGATATGTAATTTTATCATTTCTTTTTGCAAACTCTCCTGTCAAAACATTGATAACGTTTGGAACAATAGGAAAGAACTTTAATTCAAAAGCACTCTGATCTTCTTTTGTCAGAACATCAATAAGCTCTGCAACTTCATTGTCTTCTTCAACAATATAGTCTGTTTTATCAATAATACCATTTGCAAGCTTGTAGTTTTTCAACAACCTTCTTGCATTTCTACGTATTTGCTTGAGACCTTGCATTTCAAACCAGTCCAGGTTCCATGCTCCCCAAGATTCATCTTTTTCTTTTCTACGCAGAAATTGAATAGGCTGAGTTAGAGTACCCATTTTATTGTTCTCTACCTTAGCTCCATTCTTAAGCTGCATTGCGTTAACTACTGTTGGCATAACCTTATGTATTTACTTTTGTTTATCTAATGTTTTTGAAAGGATTTCTAGGCTTTCTCAACGCTGTAGATGATGAGTTCTCATTCCCCATATGGCGAAAAGGGCTCACTCTTAATTTAGCATTTTTATTTGATTTATCCAAATTAGCGTCATCTCTTTCAACACGTTTTGAGTATCCTCTATTTGATTCTTGAACTTTGGCAAATGCAACTAAAGCACAGAATGCTACAAGTCTATCCACGTTCAGTCCTTCTCTGTATGCTGCCATTTCTTTTAACAGCATGATATCAGGTATTCTTTCTATACCATATGTTTGTTTTACAATGGTTCCATCTGCCATTGTTTCTTGGTCTAATTCTTCTTCTAAAAACTGTATGGCGTATGATATAAGATTGGTTTTAAAAAGTGTACCAACGTTTCTCCAACCATATTCTTGAAAGACATTTGTATTACTAGACAATTCTTTGAGAAACAAGATCTGGCTTTTTGGAACCAGATATCTTTGCTTTCTTCTGGATATCATATATTGAATAAACAAACTTATGTTATTCTCTACAATTGTCCAAGCATTGTACCATTCTATAATCATTTCAAGACGTTCATGCGTCTTATTCAAGTCATCAAAACGTCCACACCATGCTGCAACTATTTTATCCCTTTCAATGTGCTGTTCTATTGTACCGTCAGCCTTATGCTTTGTAACTTCTTGTGCTGTTTTATAAACAAAGATAGAACACAATGAATCTGACGTTGTTGTTTTTCCTTCAGACACAGGGTCAATAGAAGCATAATATGCTCCAAACTGTGGATCCTTTGCTGGTTTTTCATAGACTACTATAACTCCTTCTTTATCAACTGTTTTAGGTGATATGGGAAATTCTGATATAGGAAGTTTGCGCGATTCTTTAGAAACAATTTTACCATGTTCATCTCTAGATAACTCTACAAACTCTCTGAAATATTCTTGATCTTCTATTCTTCTAATCTGTTTAGTTAGAAGATGTAGTGGGAATTTAGATACTTTTCTATAAGCAAAAGCTTCCTCAATGTTAACTGGTTTCTGAGAAATACGTAATTGGTAATCTTCAGGTTTAAGATTTTTCTTCCATTCTAACCTTTCTTCAACAATCATTTCTAATGCCTTCTCTACCAGTGAGTTACCAAATTCATCAATGCATGGTAGCATTGACCACTGCTCAGGAATAAATAAACCACACTCTGCAATCTGACCTTCAGCATTAACAAGATTTGTTTCTACTGCTAATACGTCTTTAGAGATAGGATTCATGATCATTTCTTTCAATGGCTCACATTGTTCCAAATCTCCCACAGATCCTGCAGCTACAAACATACCTGTGTATGTCATACCTGATTTCATAGCAGGTAACAAGTACTCAACTGTTTCATTCATCTTTGGGGCAATACCTGCCTCCTCATGATAAAACAGTGTACAAGGACCCCCTACACCATTTGTTGGATCTTTTTCAAGTGCAAGTCCAAATATTACAGACTTTAATCCAACATCACGTTTTTTTCCTCCTTGATTAACTTCAATTTTCTGTTCCCAGTTTAATACTTTATCTGGATTACAAGGTCTATACCATGCAGTATGTGTGTTCAAGAAGTTTCTATATTCTTCTAGAAAACGCCAAGTACCTTTTTCATTAATATAATCCTTCAGGGAACCAGCCATTTTGTTTATAGCACCTTCCTCAAAGTAAAATAGGTTAATCATTTTTCCTGCGTGAAAATAAGAGGATGCAATCTGACGTTTCTTTAGAATGGCTGCATGTTTAGAAGAATGCTTTGCAATCTCCTCATATAATGCCATATGGTATTGGGCGTCCCTTACATCTGCAAAAGTAAACTTTGCTACTTCCTTATTGTAAATAGGTAAGAAGTTTATCCACATGTAATAGTCTCTTGCTAAAAACCATGTGCTTTTCTTGCCTTTAAAAATTACTCCTTTTCTACATTTTTCTTTTTGGTCATCCCAATATTGTATGTAGTCTTTTGTTCTTATAGGAGCTGTACAAAATAATTTATACTTGTTAAACTTTCTAGCTTCTTTGTTAAACAATAATGATGTTTCATCAAACTCATATTTTCCAGGTTCTTTGAAAACAGACCATAAAAATTCAGTGTATGACTCTCTTGTCTCAAAGTCAGTATAAGACCATGATTCAGTTTTAGCATCATATGTTGGTATACTTAAGTACATATTTAATCTTTAGGTTCTTCTACTATCAACTTAAGAGTGCTTCCATCACTATAGTTCCAGATTCTTTGTTTGACAACATAAGTATCTCCACCAATAGATATCCAATCACCTTTTGCTGGTGTATTTTTTACAACTCTTGTTGTCAAGTATCCATCAGATACATGATGTACTTCTACTCTTGTAGTTTTATTTTTCTCCAGTTCTTCGTGTAAGCTCATTGAGTAGTGTTTTGTTACCTTCTGTTTTTTTAATAATTTCTTGCACAGTTTCAATCTTGCTTGATTTTATGATTGCAAAGGTTGATTCACCACCATTCCAATAGGCATGATAATCATCTCTATGAAATCCTGCCCAGGTAGATGTGTGTGCATTGTAATGAAAAATCCAATTGTAGGTTGTCAAGTCCATATGTAATTTTTGTTGTTTTTGTTTAGCTTTGATCGTACGCAAGGTGTTGGCCTCCACGTACCTGGCTCTTCTGCTCTTCCATGAGATCTTTATACGCCCCTTTGAACGATATACGTATCTGCTCAAACTTTGCTGCAGCATTAACCAAAGAATTGATGTTGCCATCCCTACCATGCTCAATTGTAGTCGTCTCCATGTATTTTGCCAAGCCATCAAGCATGTGTTTAATACCCATAAAAGCCCTGTATGTAGGCGTTTCATAAAGTTTTTTGCATAGTTCAACAGCTGCGACAATTGCGTCATCTTCTGTAGAAAAATCTGCATTAATCTGTGTAAGTATAATTTCTTCTTTTTCATTTTCTGGTGTATCAAAAAAGGGATTTAAATCAGGGTTAGGGCAGGTCATGTAGAACAGATAAGAATACACATTCATATAACTATCAGGATACTCTACCATGATTCTTTTTAAGTATGCTAATGTGTGACAATGTTCTGTTGGAACAAGCACACCATTTTCTAAGTCAAATAATTTTACCATTAGTGTTTCTTTTTAATTACTTTATCTGCATTGTTCTTATACCATGTCATAATTGCAAGTACCTCATCCTTTAAATAAGGTAGTTCATAAGGTACAATTTCTTTTATGATAGGTTCTCCATCTGCGTTTAGCTTAGAAATAGGATAACCAAAATCATCCTTTTCATCTTCTTCTTCAAAAGAAATATGATGTATAATTAGTTTACCAGCTTTTAAGTTTGGATTATGTTTAAGAATCATGTACATGTAAATTGACAACTGTAAATTGTAATGATTCAAGTTACAATCATCAAGATGTGACACAGGTGCATTCATTCTTTGAGAAACACCTTCCCAATTCCTAAAGGATTCTGTTTTGATTTCTTTGTTTGTTTTGTAATCTGTGATATGAACATACCCATCAGCTACTTCTACTAAATCACTTTGACCACAAATACCTGCTGATCGCATATAGACCATATGTTCTGGATATATACCATCCATAAGTTTCTGAGAAGGTGCCACTTTCAACCCATGCTCATCTTGCATTGGCTTTATTACTGGCAATACTTTCTCATAGCGAACTATGGTATCACAATTTGTGATGTCTTGTTCTCTTTGGTCATGATACCAGTTTCCTAGTGTACATGCCCTATCAGACTCTTTTCTCCACACTTCTTGTATCTGGTCAACTGTCATTCCAAACCATTTACTTTTTTTACTTGTAGATGATTTCTTTGCAATGTTTGTTGAATCAAAGGGTTGTTTTAAAGCGCCAATTAAGGTTGTTACACTAATCCATCGTGTTTTATCAGAAGGATCTACTGATGTGTAACTGTGGGTTTTTGGTTCAAATACTAAACTCATACTTAGTTTCTTTTGTTAATACTCTGTCTAATCAAGTCTTCTTCTTGTTGTGTTGTTACAGCTTGCCAGAATCCTTTTGGACATTCTGAAGACAAAGATCTTGTCTTTAGTTTTAATGAACATCCACATTCAGAACAACATGGTTGTGTACCAATGACAGCACAATTGTCTCCTTTAACATCTATGTGAGGACACTTTACGCAAACTTCATTTCTAGAGAAAGCAATCTCTTCAATGTGTTCCTTTTTAAATATGTTATTTCTAACACCTTCAAAAATCTTGTTACGTTCTTTCCAGATTTTAATTGTATTATTCAACATTGTCTAAATAGTTTTCTTTTAGTTTGTTTACTTCTTTTCTTCTTTGTTGCTCTAGATCCATTTTCTCTAAAATTGCTGTATAATTTTCAACATCATTCTTTACTTGCAGTGATGTTTCATACATTCTAATAGATTCAGAAGGATCTATTTTATTTAGAAAAGCGGTGTACTTTTCAAGCTTCTTCTCAACACGCTTCCTCATAAGCACAAAAGTTCCCATATTAGGAACATTGATAGAAGGAGCATTCATTGAACTTAATTTCTTTTGTGTAGTTCTATAAAAGAATGCTACCACATCATCCACAATAAGATGATCTAAACCTAAAGACTCTGCGGTCTTCTTGGTTATTTCCTTACGCTTTATTGGATTCAAGTGCTAATATATTATAGTCTAACAATACATTTCCTTTGCCATAAATGTTTAATGTTGGGGATAACTGAATTTGTCTTTTTCCATCATTAATTTTTTGCACAATGCCACGTTTTTCTAGCTTAGCCATTCTGTTACGTACGTTTTGTGCACGTACAGAAAACTCTTCCATTTCAATGTTCTTGTACAATCTTTTGGCAGCAGCATTACAGAATTTACCTAGTTCAATAGGCCCCCATAATGCAAGTAGTGTTAATAGTTCAATATCAGATGGAATCAAATGTTCTTTCTTAAAGAAAATCAATTCTGTAATAATCTGATATTTAACCAGTTCATAAGAGCTTACTCTAATCTTTTTTTGAACTCTGTTTACTTCCATGGTTTTTAATATTTTAATTTTTTTGTACCATTCACTCAGGATTTTCACCTGAACAACCCTCTCAGTCCAGACTTGTGAGTCTCTTTTGATCTGTTCCACCAAACAGAATGGGTATGCTTTTTTTACACTTACATCAGTGCGGTACTGGCGACTCCTGCATGGCATGCACCTTTTGTTGCGGGGGTAGGATTTGAACCTACGTTGTTTGGCTTATGAGACCAAGCTGGGACCAACTCCAGTCTACCCCGCCATACCTTTAATCCAAAATACTTTGGATCTTTGAAATTGTCTTATCAGTACTAGATAATATTTTCTTTGTACGTTCTGACTCATCCATTAATGTGTTGACTTTCTCATTGATGTTGTCAATGTGTTTTTCTTGCTCTGCTCTCAAAGATTGCAAGTTTGATAATGTACTTGTAAATCCTGCAAGAATTGCATCTTTTCTTTCTTGAAATAAAAAAGAAGACGCTGAAGTACCTGTTAGTTTGTTAATGATGGTTTTTAACATAATGATAAGTTTTAAAGGTTACCAGATAATTGCAATATCTCTTTCTGCAATCATAAGTTTTAAGTCATCTCCAATTGAAACAACTCCTGCATTCTGCAAAGAATAAGTTTCAACAAAAACTTTATCTCCTGGTTGGACAGTTGTTACTTCATTTCCTACAGCATATACTTCTAATGCTGTCCATTTCAGCATCATCTCTGCTTCCATTTGGGCTTCAGCAGCAGGATCTAACATAATTTTAGATTCTGGCTTTTGTGGTTTTGTAAGCAACACTCTGGTTCCTACCAATGTTCTAAATTGTTCCATTCTTTTTTTGTTTGTTAGTTATTAAAAATTTGAGCCTTCTGTAGGAGTTGAACCCACAACCTGCTGAGTACAAATCAGCTGCTCTACCAATTGAGCTAAGAAGGCATTCATTGATTTGTTATTTGATGGGAATCCTGACTACCCACAAGTCCAACACACGCCCCTTTTCACCCATAGTCCAAGCAAATGATCAGTTCACTTGTTATTAACTAGCTGGATTGACTACCAGCACCTGCTGCGGAGATCAGTTATGTATATCTTCACAGGACCTCAGAGCTTATTAGTTACGCTACCTTTAAGATGAGTGGTTTTAACTCACGTGCTTGACAGCGTTTCTCTCAAAACTTTTCAGAATTGGAAAAACCACATTAACCCCTCTCAAGAGTTTATTCTGCCACAAACACAAATCAAATGTCAAAGAACAATGTAAGTCAGTTTAAACTTACAAGGTTTAGTTTTTTTCTGAAGGTTCAGCTCCACCTGGTCCGTCAGTTGGCTCTCCATTTTCAGGAGCAGTCATGTTAGCTATCATAATTGTAGCTTGAATACGCTTAGCTTCTTCAGTTACAGCCTTAGCTTGTAGCTCAGCAAGCTGTGCGCGTAGAGAAGCAAGTTCAATCTGGCTGTTATACCAGGCAATAACCTCTTCTCTAGTTGGTTCTTTGGTTTCTTCTGTTGCCATTTTTTAATTTTTAAAGTTTAGTTTAATAGTAACCTCAATACAAATATACTTCAAAAGTTTAACTTTTACAAATTTTTTTGTATTTTTGTTGAATGGAAGGAATGCAACTGATTACAACCCACCCTATAAAGAAGTCAGATCTAGGATTTCATGGTAATCTTTTTGGTGGTAAATTATTAGCATGGATGGATGCAGCGGCAGCTGGATTTGCCATGGAAGTATGTGACACACCACGCATGGTTACGGTTCTGATAGACAAGTGCGTCTTCAAGAAACCTGCAAGGGAAGGACAACTTGTTAAGATATACGGTAAAGTCTTGCTCATAGGTAATACTTCTGTAACATTGTACATGGAAGCACGCGCTCACAATGTGTATTCAGGATCACAATCTGTGATCTTACACACAAACATGAGATTTGTCAGAATAGATGAGGCAGGTGACCCACTTCCTATAGGAGATAGAACAAGAAATAAATATAATAACAATGGAGAAAGCAATCTTTAAATTCAACGGAGGCCAAGGAGCATTATTATGTTCCAAGTGTAGAGGAATTATTAAAACTGGTGCTACTATGTCACAGTTTGAAAAAGACGCAATGTTAGGCAAACAGGAGATGGTTGCTCAAGAATGCATTGTGTGTAGATTTGGCATCAAATATTCTTTAATGAGAGTGGAAGATGGTAAATTTATTACAGGAAAATCTATAAGATGGGTTAAATGGAAAGAAGATGGAAGAGCTGAAAAACTTTATAGACGACCCCAGGTTGGGTTTTCCTGTATAGTAGACTCTGAGTATGGTGCTTCTTATACATGGTTAACTACTCAGGTTCAAAGTTTTGAAAGAATATCTGCAAATGAGCTACGTTTCAAGACTAAAAATTCAACCTATATATTAAACAAAATTAAAGTCAAACCCTCTAAACTAGATTACGATGATGAACCTTTCCAAGATTAAACTAACAGCAACAGGTATTATTCAAGTTTACTTTGTAGCCATAAACACATGCTTCCTAGCCAAAGACATATATCTTGGGGTTATGTTTGCAGCATTTGCCATTTCCATGGTATGGTCCTATAACATAAAGAAGATTGTGTTTGGAACACTTTCTGACAGAATCTTTTATTCTACAGGAGCAACAATTGGTAGCTTGCTGGGTTTATATACAAGTCATTTCCTGATGAACTTCTTTAGCAACTTATAGCATGCATATAAATAATCAATTTGAGCTAGGAGAGATTGTTTATCTCAAGACTGAAGTAGAACAATTACCTCGTATAATCATAGGCATTCAGATATGTGCTGATGGTGGGTTGATTTATAAATGTAGTCAGGGAACGGAAGTTGACTGGCACTATGAGATTGAAATGTCAGATACACTAGACATCCTCCTTAAAACTTCCAATTAAAAAGAAACCCAGGCTATTGACCTGGGTTCTTTATTTTAGGCTAATTTTTCTTTTAGTCAAGTACAAAGTTGATACCGCAGTTCATGATTGTACCAATCTGACTTCTTACTATAAAAATATTACCAACGCTATCAGCTGTAAACTCAAGGATGCCATTAAGTTCTGTGTTGATGCTTTTGATAAACTTTTTAATTGTCAAGCGTGAACCAGTGTATACCCATCCAATTTGGTAAGGGACCTGACGACCAGTTTCTGACATAGCAGTGATAAACACTTGATAGCTGTCTGTATCTTCAATAGACTGTGCTCCATTTATGAAGCCAAATTCACATGTAATAGAAGATTCACCTCCTAAGTAAACAGGAACACTTTTACCACCACGTGGCTTCTTACCTTGTAAAGGACTTCCTAGTACAGGTTTACCATTTTTTGTAAATGCATAATAATTTGCCATAGTATATATTTTTTAATGTTGAACAATCTTACATATATAATATAGGAAATTCTGCTGACTTTATCGCTCACATATGTAACAAATGTAGATCAAATTTGTGACAATCTGAGCTATAAACAGTTTGCCCTTGAGCTATAACTATGTCTACTGGAACTAGCCCCCATGTGTGTAGTAGAGAGTGAGTACCCCCTACCACAACAGCCCCCCGCCTCACACGCCAACACCTATACCCCCATGTGATCCAGCACATTAAATTTAATCTTATGTATCATTGGTATTTAATTTCTGGACATCAAATCCTTGCTAAGTCTCTACGTGAAGCATACAAATACTTCATGGAGTACTGCAGAGAAGACAGACACTGAACAAGTGTCACCAGAGCAGACCCAACACAGAGATATTCTACACGAGTGTCTCTGTGTTTATTATATATAAGACTATTACCAACAGCTAAACCCCTTAACTAATCAGTATTTATTAATCACTCTAAATAAACAATCAAATGAGACATCTTAAAAGAATGGTATTGCCTGTACAAATCATTGCGCTATTCACATTGCCAATGATTATGATTACAATTATCACAGCTGTATTTGCTACGTGCATTTCGCTATTAACGCCTGTAACTTTCTCAGAGGTTACAACTGCTACTCCAATGTGGGTATTCAACTTCCTTGTAGGAATTGGTTCATTCATTAGTGTAGGCTCTTGGATGTGGGATGAGAAATAATCTCCCACATCCTTACAACAACTTAAATCCTTTAATAAATCAATAACAATTTAAATTAAACAATCATGAACAAAGTACAAATTAAACCAACTGAAACTGGTGCATTAGTTAGCACCTACAAGAACAATCCTGCTTACGGTTACATCACACTACAATCTGAAGAGATGAGTGTTGACGGTGGCTGGGTAAGAAACTCTGTACGCACTGCGTTACTTAGAGCTGAGACAAGCTTATTAGAAAAGTTTGTTAATGCATTTGGTAAGTCTGGTAATATACCAGGACGCATTGTTGTAAAAGAATTCACTGAGTCTCAATTACCTGAGAACTACATGTCACGTCTTAACAAGAACTTAGACTATGAAGAGTCTATTGCTCCTTATGTTAAACGTGCTGGTAAAGACGGTATTGAATTGACTCTTGGTGGTGAGCGTATCTTACGTTTCACTGACTATGATGCATCTGGTGCTGACCAAGATGTACGCATAGCACATGATAACAACTCTGCTGTATCTGCTTCACGTAATGTGAACGTTAACAGCGCTGCGTTACCTGCTTAACTTTAGAAGAACTGCTGGCTGGGGATAAACTCCTCAGCCTCAGTTTTTTCCAAATAAAAATGTTGGGGTGGTTGATGATCTGTAAGACAAAAACAACAGAACAGTTTTTTCTCAACCCTTACTCAACACCTAAATTGCCCTTGACTACAACAACACCTAAACCCCCAAATCACTTTAGTATTAACAATTAAAAATTAGAATTATGTCTCAAGTACAAATCGTTCCTAACTCAAAGACAGGTAGTGTGATCACTGCCTACAAAAACAACGCTGAATTTGGTTATGTTCAGCTTCAACAAACTGCAATCACCGTTGATGGTGGTTGGGTAAGAGAGAGCAAACGCTCTACTCTATTGCGCGCAAAGATGGACTTGTTAACCAAGTTTGTTGCCGCTTACAAAAGTCTTCAATTGCCAGGTGCAATTGTAGTAAAAGAATACCTTGAGTCTGAAGTACCTCAAGCTATTGCTGAAAAGTTCTTCAACAAAGAGTTAGCTTATGAAGATGCTATCGCTCCTTACGTAAAACGCGCAGGTGCAGATGGTGTTGAGTTAACATTAGGTGGAGAAAGAATTCTACGCTTCACAAGTTATGATGCTAACGGTTCTGATACAGACGTTAAAGTAGCACATGACAACACAGTTGCTGTGTCAGAGAGTAAAGTACAATCTGCAAGCGCTGCAATGTTAGGTTAATTAGTATATAATTGTGGTAAGTATAGGGTATAATGCCCTGTACTTGCTGCAGTTTTTTCTGATTAACCACAAGAAAACTTAGGTGTTGAATGACAAACTTACAAAGACAAACAAAACTTCTTTGTTAACTCATTGATTAATAATAATTTGTGTGCGTGAGAGTAGGTGACAGATCTACTCTCCCACATATATTAGTCAAAAAAAATCCTCTCAAAAGAGGGTTACATTGTATAATAAATAGCTATAAATAACAAGTTATGAAAAAGCAAGACAAAATAAACCTGTTAATCCTATCAGTATTCTTTGGTACAATACTCACACTTGTTATATATAACATTATGACAATTGGTATTGCAAGATATCCTTATGATGGATTCTAAATGAAGAGAGTTGTTTCTTTATTACTCTCTCTATATGTTTCTTTATCTCTTCCTATAGTATAAGAGCATCCGCTTTCTTTAAAAACCCTCAAATCAATTGATTATGAAAAAGTTTATTATCCCTACAATTCTAGTTGCAATAGTTCTTTCCTCTTGTAGTTCTCCAAAGATGATTGAATGTGATGCATATTCTCAAGTACAACATTCTTCTCAAGATTTAGCATCCAAGTAATATGAAACTTACTATAGAACTTGTGCCTAAAACTTCTTGGTATAGTAATGTTAGATCTAATGTTACTACCTCTGAGTGGGATCATATACGTCACAAGTGCTATGACAACGCTAACAACGTTTGTGAAGTCTGTGGTGACGTTGGAACCAATCAAGGTTATAGACATAAATTAGAAGCTCATGAAATATGGGCTTATGATGATGAAGTCTTAACTCAAAGTCTTACAGGTATCATAGGTCTTTGTCCTCATTGCCATACTACAAAACATCCAGGTCTTGCCCAAATGAATGGTAAGCTCAATATTGTTATTAACCAACTTAAGAAGGTTAATGGTATGACAAACGAACAAGCCATAGAATATCTTAATGAATCCTTTGCAATATGGAGAGAACGTTCTTCAAAGAACTATACTCTTGATATATCTTTTTTAGAAACCTATTAATGTATCTATCATGGAATCAATGAAGAACTTTCCTGTTCAGGTTACACTACCTGATGGTCAAGTATACAGACAATCTGTTTATGCTTGCACCAAGTGGCATGCTATTGAGCTTCTTTATACAAAGATGTCTCATTATCAGAACAACCGCTCAATGTATAAATTGTTTAAACCCTTCAAAGTAGCACAATGAAAAATATAATTGGTTTGTTCATAGTTGTGATGACCCTAGTTTCTTGCTCAAATAGTGAGGAGCTAGTGGTACATCCAACGTTTAGAAACTTAACAGCAGATGATAGTCTGTTTGTTAACAATGTCCTTAAGATGGACGGTGGTAAAAAGCACATGATCATGAAAACTGATAGTGTCATATACCTTACAATTAAACATAAAGACTATGACAACGTCTACCTTTTAGGTAATGATGGTTTTATCAAAGATCTTTTTGAAATATACCCTGATGGAAGGACTATTCAATATGGTCCTGAATCTGAATAATGCATTTTTGTGCTGAAGGAGTAATCCTATTGGTAAGCATAAGCAGTTTATTAGAGTGAGCTGCTTTCTTTTAAATTCACACACATTTGCTCTGGTTAGTAGCAAGGAGTGAGGCCAATATGGTTACAAAAAGACTTTGTTTCAGATAATGAAAAGCTCTCTTGGGAACAAAGCAAACCCTAATCAGGTTCTGACAGGATAGATAAACCGTTATTTTGAAGGTCCCTGTAATTATACTTTACATATTGTTTCACATAAATTCTCAGAAAATGATTTACAAATTCAACAAAACATCACTGAAATATGAAGGCGTGTTTCTAAAAACAAGTCTTTTTGTTATTCTTGCAATTGTGTTTGCATCATTAACCTCTTATGTCGTTGGACATTACAAAGGTTATTATGATTATAAATATGCTGTTGTTAGTCCAGAAGAACGTATGATTGTTATTCAGGAGAATGACAAGTTCTCAAAAGAAAAGTTAAAAGAGTATCTCTTACAACTTAACATTAAGTTTCCTCATATAGTATACGCTCAAGCAGTACTTGAAACAGGTAACTTTAATTCAAAGATTTTTACTGCAAACCATAACTTATTTGGTATGAAACAGGCACGTGTACGTGCAACTACAAATCTTGGAAGTGAATTAGGTCATGCTATGTATGGTCACTGGCGTGAAAGCGTTGTTGATTATGCTTTATTTCAATGTGCCTTCTTAACAAGTATCAAAACTGAAGAAGGTTATTATCAATACTTAAAAGAAAATTATGCAGAAGCTCCAAATTATGTCGCAAAAGTTAGAGAACTCTCTCAGAACTTTTAAAGATGGTGTGTCAGAGTTTATCAAATCTATTAAAGAAATTGATAATCCACCACAAACAAGATATGAAATTCTTGTATTGAACAAACAATCTCGCAATTGCAAAAGAGAAAGATTCTTTGAGATGAAAGAAGCTATGTCTTCTGTTCATCCTCAGTACTTATTTGACACAGAAAATGAATATTTTCTTATCAACACCTGTACCCCAGAACAAAAATGTATTAAACTAAATAAATTAGATACACATGGGAAGAATGAAAGAAGTCTTTATGCTCAAGCGTGAGCAAGAAGCAATTGAAAATGAGCATCTTGATGATGCTTATTGGTATCAAAGATACCTTGAAGAACAAGAAATGAATAGTCAACCTGTTGTACATGAAGATGTACAAGAATCTGTACAACAAAATCAAAAAGAACAATGTTAGTATTGCAAATTTATCTAGTATTATCCTACATAGGAGGAACAATTTTCAGCATTATGACCTTATCAGAAGCACGTATGTTAAGTGTTGCAGATATCTTAATGTTGATCTTATCACCATTCTGTGTTATGCCTATTCTAATGGTTCAACTACTATCTCAATTTGTAGATATAGATCAACCACTTATTAAACTTTAATTTAAAGGACTTGTAGAAATACAGGTCCTTTTTTATGACAATTATATCACTATTTAGTGATGGTATCCATTATTTACTCTAAAATTGACAAAAAATGAAGAATCAAATTACAGCCACAGCCCAAGGTCTATTGACCTATGACAAAAACGGTAAACCTCAACTAGAGCGTTATACTCAAAATTTTCAATCAAAATCAGACTACAAGCCAAAGCACATTGCGCAAACTAGCACAGATTTAGAAAAGATTCATTTGAACATGGTACAACGCCAAATGTTCAGACGTCTGATGTATGGATTGAAAGAGTACACGCCAGAGCAAATGGCCACATTATCTCCTTCTGCAATCAGCAAGATTGTTGAAGACTACAAAAAAGCTAAAAGAGCTTTACACATTATGAAGGCTAAAAAGTATTATTATGCTGAAACAAAGCTAATGAATGCTATTTTTCCAACATTTAACTTGGGTTCAAAAGATCATGATTGGTTTTTAGAATTACCAAAGACTGTAACTTTAAGAAGTCTTGGCATCTCTACAAAAGAAGTAATTGAAGAGTTTGTAAAACGCAAGTTACTTCCTAAAAACTTCTTTAACATCACAATCCAAAATGTCTCTCTAAATGGCTAAAACAACTCAAACAGACGAGTCCATCAAATATGGTGGACTCTCTAACTCTGAAATCATGCTTGTTTACTATCGTTTTAAAAAGTATGTAGACAAACTTGATGAAAATCTAAGTAAAAATCAAATCACAAAGACAGTTAAAACTCCAATGGGTGATGGTGTGGCAATTATGCAAGTTTCTGATGAGCATATATCAAAGTTTAAAGCCACAGAATATTATATTCTGGCAAAATCTGTTGTAGCTAAGCTAGGACCAATTGTTGAACTGTTAGAAAGCTGTGATGACACTTTTAAACAGTTATCAAATGAACTACGGTAGAGTAAACAATGTGGTGTCCTATTCTGAGTTAATTTCTTTAGAAGCAAAAGGGCTCTACGCTATTGTTTGTTCTTTATGTGGTAACAAAGATTACTGTTATCCTGCAATTTCAACTTTATGTAAGATGTCTGGTAAAAGTAAATCTACTATACAGAGACTTCTTAAAGAATTAATTCAAACAGGCGTTATACAAAGATTGTATGACCCATCTCAAAGGAAAACCATCACCTACAACTTGATGGATAAAAGTAAAAAATCTTAAATTCAAAAATCATGTCAAAAAAATCATTTTTAGCACAAATTCAAGAAATTGAAAACAAAGAATTAGAGTTCAATGACCATGTATTAATATGCATTGAAGCTGATGACAATGGCATTCCTGTTGGAAGTGCTGTAAAAGTAAAAGGTACACCTTTCCAAACACTTGGAATGTTAGATCTTGCAATTAGAAAACTTGAAGAGGCTCGTGAGTCTATTCATGAGAAGTTTGAAACTGTTGAAAATGCATCTCGTGCATTAAATGGTATGCCAAGTCACATTGTTGAGAAAATCAGAAAGTTTGAAGAAGACGCACGTGAAGCTTTAAAAAACGGAGATGTTTCTAAATTAGAGGAACTTAAAAATAGAGTTAAAAATGAACTTGGAATATCAGATGATGAAGATGACAGCTCAGATCCAGATGGTTTCAACATTAATGACTTTAAAGGAGGATTTTAAAGAGTGACGAGTGTCATGGGTGACACCCATGAAATTTCTTCGCTTTCTCTTTATATTCTTCTCTTTACTTACTATTCACTGGTGAATACCATCAAGTGTCACCAGTGAATACCTTTACTCAAAAAAAGCCTTTAAAATTAACACTTTACAATCATGGGAGTACACATTTATGGAATCAGTCCAAAGTTGACTGAAACTGCACCAGAATTACCAGATAATTATCAAGATTTATCTGAAGATCAGGTTCAAGCTTATTGGAAAATGCGTGATGAATGGGAACAATCAAACCCAGGTTTTTACTTTAGAAACAACTGGTGGCATTGGCGTCCATTACAAATGTTGATTTCAGTATTTAACAGTGCCTATGAACTTCATTTACCAGAAGAAACCCTAAAGCAATTAGGTGAAAATGGTGGTGGAGGAGTCAAAGACAAAGGTCTTTGTGAACAATTGGCTAAATGCTTTAGAGATTTTGCTGCTGACATGAAATTAAATGACAATAAGATTGTCTATTTAAATACAGGTTGGTGGAATATCAAAGACTCAAATGAGCCTTCTGTAAAAAGCTTATCATTAAAAGAAGCATTAGACGCAAAGTATCCAGGCATTTTCTTTGAACAAGCTGAACTAGATGGTGTACTCTATACTCCATCTCATGCAACAAATATTGACAACATTGAAGAGTTTGCTCTCTTCTTAGAAAACTGTAATGGTTTTGAAATTTACTAACTCACAATAAATACTAAAAAGAAATGATTTTATTACAATCAATTATCAGCGGCACAAGCTACCAAGTTAAGACTCTACCTAAACAATCTTTTGAGAAAACTTTGACACGTCACATGGATGACATGAAAATTACATCTCCAATTGCTGAGTTTGCAAAGTATCCATTGGGAACAATATTCATTACAGATGGATATGATTTTCCAGAAGATGACCATTTACACATTCGCAAAGAGAATGTAGTTGCTATGTTTTATGATAGCACAGTTTTTCCATTAGCACATCTTGAAAAAGCTCGTTTACAAGAAATGGCTGAATTTACTGTTAATTACATGATTGACAGTGAGTTATATGGCATTGAAAAAGCAAAAGCAATGGCAGAGCAATTTGCATCTTATGGTTATGAATATGACTGGGACGCAATGATAGCTCCAAAACCAACTGTTGCAGGTGAAATTCCTTCAGGAACAAACCTTAAACGTACTATTGCAGCAAATTACCCTGTACCTTCTGTTGATGACTGTGGTTTCCACATTGATCCAGACATGTGGTTCTTGCTTGTGAGAAATGTATTGAGAGGGGAAAACACTTTGCTTATAGGGCCAACAGGTTCTGGTAAAACAGAAATTGTATCTCACCTTGCACTTGCAATGGAAAGAAACATGTACATCCAAGACATGGGTACTGTTCAAGATGCTCAATCAGCATTACTTGGCGTTCACCGTTTGAACAATGAAGGTCACTCATCATTTGAGTTTGCTCCTTTTGTTAATAACATTCAAGCTGGTGGTATTATGTTGTTAGATGAGTTGAATCGTTCACCTCTTGCTGCAAATAATATCTTGTTTCCATGTTTGGATAAAAGACGTTACTTACCAGTAGATATTGCATGTGAAGATTGTGATCGTAGGATTGCTGTTAATGAGAACACTGTGTTCTTTGCAACTGCTAACCTTGGTTCTGAGTATTCAGGTACTCATTCAATTGACCGTGCATTGTTGGACAGATTTTTTCCTATAGAACTTGATTACCCAATTGAAAAAGATGAGGTAAACATTCTTAAGTTACGTACAGGAATTGATGAAAAGTTTGCAACTGCAATTGTACGTGTATCTAATGAGATACGCAAGCAGTACAAAGAGCAAGAACTTTCAACAGCTGTTTCTGTTCGTCATACACTTCAAGCTGCAAGTCTTATTGCAGATGGTTTTGATGTAGATAAAGCATTGCTTGCTACAATCATGCCTTTGTTTGAAGATGGTATTGGTGTATCTGAGCGTAGCAAAGTACTTTCTATTGTTTCTGCTTTTTAAGCATACCAAAATTATAAAGAGGGATGAAATACTCCCTCTTTTTTTAAATACATTCATATGAGCAAATTAGTAAAAGACTGGTTTAACAGAAGAGCTGAAGACGCGTATACATTCAATGATGAATCAAAGCGTTTCTTCAACTGGGATAAAGATAGGAGTTCATACTCTTCATACTTTATCAGAAATGACAACTCACTGAAGGAAGCTTCTAAAATGATTGGCTCTATGTTTAGAGTTATTGGTGTACCTAAAACATTTAAGTATTCTAATGATATCCAAACATCTAAAAGAGGTTATACAGATGCCAAAGTTCAAGTACCTTTAAGCATGCTTAGAGATGAAGATGGTAAGTACCTTGACAGAGATGAAAAGTTATTAGATGCTTTTTATGGCGCTGCTATTCAAAATGCTGCTCTTGCAACAATGCAGACAACACAAGAATATAACAAGACAATGTTATTGCGTGACACTTCAAAAGGAGTTAGTGTTAAAGACTTGATTACAAGTGTATTAAACACAGAACGTATTGACAAGAAACTTGCAGACCGTCTTCCTGGTTATTTAAAGTTTGTACAAAAATACAAAGAACATAGATTTGAAAACTATGAAGGACCTGGTGTAGAAGAACCAAAGCAAAAACGTTTACTTGATCTTGTGGTAAAAATGTTACGCTATCCAGCTAATATTTCTGAAGAAGACATGGAAGATTTTGCTGAACCTTTGAAAGCAATGGAACGTATTCTTAAGAAGCATGGTGGTATACCAAATGATTATGATAGTTGTGCTAGTATGGCAACAAGTTTATCAAACATTGTATACAAATATACTGAAAAAGAAGAAGAACCTCCTGGAGGTGGTGGATCTGGTGAAGATGAATCTGATGAAGATGACTCTGAAGGAACTGGTACGCCAAGTCCAAGCAAGCCAAAACCTGAAATGGATAAGTCTGAACTAAATGACTTTGCCAAAGAAATGATGGCTGCATTGATTAATCCTGAAGAAGGCTCTCCTGGTGGTGAAGATTTTAGTGGTGAGTTTGAAGATTTCGTAGATGATATGTCTGAAACTGCTCCAAGTCCACCAAAGTCAGATTTCAATTGGGATGATGAAGGTGAAACTTCTCAAGGAAATGTTTACTGGAAAAAAGCTGAAGTAAACACACGTTCTAAAGATAAATATAGAGATGCTATAACTAAAATTGACACAACAAAAGCTGCTGTGTTACAAAAGTTGTTTTCTCGCAAGAGTAAAAACTATGAGTTTAGCATGAAATCTATGCGTTCAGGACGTTTGGATACTAATAAGATTGCAGAAGCTGCTCAACAAGTTCCTACTATTTATGAAAGATTTGGTCAAGTAACAACAAGCAAAGTTTGCGTTGGTGTTCTTATTGATGAGTCTGGATCTATGGGAGGTTCTAAAATTCAAAAAGCAAGAGAAGCTGCAATTTTTATTAATGAAGTTTTCAAGAAAATGCCTGATGTAGAATTGTTTATCTATGGTCACACTGCTGATACAAATGGTAGAGATTCTGTTGACATGACAGTATATCGTGAAAAAGGATATATAACAGATTCTTTTTCTCTTGGTTCTGTTGAAGCACATGCAAACAATAGAGACGGTGATGCTATATTTGCTGCAGCTAGACGTATGCGTGGTCAAACAGAAAATCAAGGTTTACTTATTGTATTATCAGATGGTGCTCCAAGTGCATCTGGATATGGAGGACGTAGTGCAATTGATGATACACGTAAGAAAGTTACGCGTGCTCAGTTACTAGGTTTCCAAGTTATTCAGATTGCTATTGAAGAACATGTTCCTTCTAAAGAAATGTTTGACTACTTTATTCAGATGACAGATATCAAAAATCTTCCAAAAGATTTAGTAAATTACATGTCTAAGAAAGTTGACAAACTTATCAAAGAGAAAATAACAATCTAAAGTATGAGCACAATTCGTTTTATTGCAGATCTTCACTTTGGTCATACAAATATGGCCATTAAACGTGGATTTTCATGTGCTGAAGAGCATGATGAATTCATAATCCAACGTTGGAATAATACTGTTTCAAAACGTGATGTTACTTATATTCTTGGAGATGTATCCATGGAAAAGAAAAGCCCTTATCACTTGCTCTCACGTCTTAATGGCGTGAAGCATGTGGTTCTGGGTAATCATGATAGACACCAAGATGTAGCAGAGCTATTGAAACATGTTCACAGTGTATCAGGAATGATTAAACACAAAGGTTTTTGGTTAACACACTGTCCAGTACATCCTTTTGAACTTGAAAGAGTTTATGGAAACATACATGGGCATGTCCATGAAAATATCATTAATGAACCAAAATATTATTGCGTGTCTTGTGAGAACACTGATTACAAACCAGTAACTCATGAAGAATTAAATATCAAGATACCTAAAAAATAACAAATCATGGCAAAGGCTAAAAAAGAAGAACCCATTGAAAGTGAGTATACAATTGGTCAAATTGTAAAACACACAAAGTTTGGTACAGGGCAAGTAATTAATGTTATTCCTGGAGAAGCCATTAAAGTTCAGTTTGGTAGATCTCAAAAAATTCTTTTGTTAAAGTACAATAAAACTACACTAATATGATGGGAGCCTTTCATTGTCCACATTGTGGTACAGCAAACGCATGTAATTGTAAAACATGCTCACCTCACATAAAAGAAGGTGAATTTGTCAATAAATGGACAGATGATGGAGAGTTTCACATTTGTGGCAACTGTAACAAAATCTATAGTCCAGATCAATCTCTAGATGAAGAGATGAAACAAAGAAATTTTCCCCTGCAAGGAGGAATGGATGCGGGTAATCAGGTAGACGCTCCCCAAAACTAGTGAGGTAATGAGAGGCAAAACAATTGTCTGACACTAGCAAAATCGTGACAGCTTGGAAAGACAAGCAACACAGTCAGGTGGCGGAATTGGTTAGACGCTATGTGAGATGACAGCAGTTGCTACAAAGTTAAGGGAACATGTAGTGGACACTAGAAAACATATCAAAGCACCACCTTAATGTGTGCGTACAGGTTCGAATCCTGTCCTGACTTCTAATTTTAAAAACAAACAAATGGCAAAAGCAAAGTACATTAAGACTAAAGACAAAGAAATTATTGTTTTTGGTGAAATCATGTTACACAGTGATTTTAAACACATGAATCCAATTAGTGCAGGTTTTATTCACTTTGGATTAAATAAAGAAGGCAATCCTACATGTACATGTAGTGGTCAAAGTATCTCGCTTGGTTTATCTAGTGATGAGGATGACACAAAACTTGCTCAATTTCAATTAGGATTTATTTACTACTAACCTTTAAACAACAAGAACAATGATAAAAGAATCAAAGTACAAGTATCCTGTAGGAGACTTTTTAAGTGGATTTTCAGACGATGACACAAATCCATGTGACTATGAACTTGAATGCCAACGTATGG